AGTTTTACTAAAACTATCATTATTTTTCAAATAATATTTTACAGCAGAAATTTTATAATCTTCGGTTTTATGCTTCATTATATACTTATAATAAAATTAGAAAAATACTCAAAAATCGTCCCAATTTAAATGTTCAAAGGTGTATATGTAGTAAAATTAAAAATAGAGTGAGAATTTCCAAAAATAATGATGACATAAGTATTACGTTATAATTTGTCAAATAACATTGTCTAATCATAAAAAATAATATGGCGATAAAAACCACAGAGGCGAAATAATAATGAATTATGTGCGTTTCATCTAGATAAATGAGTCCATATAATCCAATTAGTAATACACAAATTATTATTTAGGAGTATATATCGTTTCTTTCTAATTCATACAACACCGTTCCTAATCCCATCAAAAACATAAAAAATAAAATATAATGTTTGCAATTAGTATCACATATTATATTAGATACACTATTATTACATGTATAATTATAATAAACAAACATAATTGGTAATAAATAACAAACTATCATGAATGATAATAATATATTTTTATTCATGATACATAGTCATTAGATAATTCTAAATACGGTTGGTCATTGCAGCGATTTACCATACTCTTCTAAAAAGTTGGGGTTTCCTACTCTATAATTTGGGTACAAATGGATATCCCTGATTCGCCGGCTGCACCTCATCGATGCGTTTTTGTTGTAATGTATCCAGTGTAACATTGCTCGAAACTTTGTCGGGTTGATAATTGTCCGGAGGTGTATGGATGGTTAAAATCTCATGATTGGCCGAAACATAATTATACATTTGGCGTCGACCACCCGTTCCTTTCGCACTCAATTCATCCGGTGTCAAGCTATAAAATGTATAGGGCTCAGATACAATATTTACTCCACGATTTGAGTTCATCAATCCGTCCCCAACACCCAAAGGTTCACCTTGATAATCGGGTACCGTATTCATCTGTTTCTCGATCATAGGATGGAAATGTTTAATGATATCTTCGCCAACAATGACTTGATAATTTTTTCGAATAAGCATGAGTGCAGGAACACGCTGAATATTGGGTGGCATAGGAACTTTCTGACCATTTTCTAGAATAATATGTAGCTGATTATTTAGAGGATCTACGGCGCGTCGGTCGATACAAATGAAATTCAACTTTTCTGCTAAATTTCCTTTTACCAAAAATTGGATGACGCGTTGACTATGTTTGCAATGATTACTATAATACAATGTATCCATGATAATTTGTATTATAGATAGAGAGTTGGTCGAATCAAATATACGCATTTGTTTTACTTACTTACATCTTTCCGCTACACATTGTATATAAGAGACGATTTTGGAAATAGAATATGGCGTATATCAAAGCGGGCCAGATGGCGTTATATAAAAACTCCACCCCCTTTCCGCGTTTGAGACCCATGTACAAAGAACTGACGAGCAAAAGAACCAATAACACAAAGCCAATAACGGAAAGCCAGTAAAACCAAACACAATATTTGCGGCTTAAAGGGCCAAAAAGAGCATTGAGAGTAGCATCGGTGGACATTTTTTTATATAATACGCATATATTTTATTTCTTTTTCCGAATCTTTCCTAAAGTTATTCCATGCGATGTCAATATTTTTATTTTATCCGGATAAAAACATTATGTCATAAAATAGGATAAATATATCTGTTTACAATATACCAAAATATGGATAACGCAACAATATGGAAGATTTTGGATACTTATTTCCATGATAATCCACAGGCTTTAGTCAGACATCATATTGATTCTTATAACGATTTCTATAAAAACGGTATATACCAGATTTTCAAAGAAAAAAATCCGATCCGATTATATTCGAGGCCGGATCCGAAAAATCCGGGCGAATATTTATCCGAATGTAATCTTTATATCGGCGGAAAGGGTGGCGATAAACTTTATTTTGGTAAACCAGTCATTAGTGACGATGCGAATTCACATTATATGTATCCGAACGAGGCACGTCTTCGAAACATGACCTATGGAATGACCATTCATTATGACGTAGATGTCGAAATCATTCATACACTGAGACCTGGCGAAGCGCCTAAAATGTTCGGTGGATTAGGTGATGACGACGATGATATTGATGGGTTTATTGGGGGTGGTCCGAAAAAAAGGGTTGAAATCACGCCTTCGGCTGCAAAAAAAATACGCGAAGACGTTGAAAACACAATCGGCGAAGATGGAAAACAGGTTATTCGACATACATTAAAACATATTTATCTTGGAAAATTTCCGGTGATGGTCCAATCCGATTTTTGTATTTTACAGGGACTATCGCGTGAAGTCCGATTCACGATGGGCGAATGCCGTAATGATGTGGGCGGCTATTTCATCATCGATGGGAAGGAAAAAACCATTGTGGCCCAAGAAAAATTCGCCAACAATATTTTAAATGTTCACAAGGTTGGAAACGACGACTATACCTATGTTGCCGAAATGATATCGGTTTCGGAAGACGTTTCCAAGCCAGTGCGCCGACTTTCGGTTGGTCTTTGTGCCGATAAGGCGAAATATAAGGGAGGAAATATTGTGGTCAATATTCCCAATGTCCGTAAGCCCGTTCCTCTTTTTATTGTATTTCGTGCTTTAGGTATAGTTTCTGACAAGGACATTATTTCGTATTGTCTCTTGGACATCGAACAAAATGAGGGCCTAGTCGATTTATTTATACCTTCTGTTCATGATTCGGCGACGATTCTCACACAAGAGACTGCCTTGAATTATATTCGACTACTGATTAAAAAGGCGTCCTCGACAGCACAGGTGCTACACATATTATCGGATTATTTTTTGCCTCATGTTGGAGATACCAATTATATTTCCAAAGCCTATTCGTTGGGTTGGATTGTAAATCGTCTAATAAAGGTTTCGCGTGGAATGGAGGTTCCAACTGATCGCGATAGTTTTAAATGTAAACGTATCGAATTGGTTGGCGAATTATTATCAGAACTTTTCCGCGAATATTGGAATATTCAATTGCGCGCGATTCAATTAGGATTTGAAAAGCGTCTTTATTACAATGTCGATATGTATGAAGATAATTTGTACGGCCTCATCACGGACAATTATCTCGAGATTTTTAAAGAACGTCTTTTAGAAACCGGGTTCCGAAAAGCATACAAGGGCAATTGGGGCGCTCAGTCCCATACAAAACGCATCGGCATTGTCCAAGATTTGAATCGCCTCTCTTTTAATTCAGCCCTGAATCATTTACGTAAGACAAATCTCCCCCTAGATAGTAGTGTAAAATTAGTTGGACCCCGTGTTCTACACAATTCGCAGTGGGGTTTCTTGGACCCGATCGATACGCCCGATGGTGGAAGTATTGGTTTACATAAACATCTATCCATTTCTACTTATGTAACACGCGGGGTTTCACGCGAACCTATGATCAATTGGTTACGCGAAAAATGGGGCATGAAACGTGTAGAAGAATTTTCGCCAATTATGTTATCCGCGATGACCAAAGTCATTATCAATGGATATTGGGCGGGTGTGGTCGACTCACCAATTGAATGCGTTCGGAAATTCAAATTATATCGTAGAAATGCATTATTGCCGATTTATGCCAGCGTCACATTTGAAATCGCCGCTAATACGATTTATATTTATACCGATGCGGGTCGTGTATGTCGTCCGATTTTTTACCAAGATGATGAAACGGGCCGCGCATCCTATCAAAACAAGGGTGTATTAAAATATCTTCAAACGGGTCATTTTACATGGGAACAATTGGTATCCGGGTTCAACAAAAAACGCGACAGTCTCCATTTTGACGCCACACAAATGAACATTTATGAATTGAATGAATTATATGAAGGTATTGAAACCGAAACCAACCCGACAAAGTTGGAGCGATTTATGGTTGAAAAGGCTGTATTCGATTATATAGATGCTGTCGAAAGTGATACGGCAATGATCGCTTTGAACACGGAGGATTTTGAAAAGTCAGACAGCAAATATACACACTGTGAGATTCACAATTCCCTTATTTTAGGCATGATGTGTAATATGATCATATTCCCTGAAAACAATCCCGCCACACGTAATTCTTTTTCATGTGGACAGAGTAAACAGGCGGCATCGCTTTATCATACAAATTATCAATCTCGTATGGATAAAACCGCCGTTGTATTGAATCACGGTCAAATCCCCTTAGTGAAATCACGTTTCTTGGATTTTATCACTCATGAAGAGAATTCTTATGGTGAAAATGCCATTGTGGCGATCGCTTGTTATACTGGATATAATGTAGAGGATGCAATTTTGATCAATGAGGGATCTTTGAAACGCGGTCTTTTTCGAACATCCTATTTTACGACGTATGAAGGACATGAAGAGATTTCAAGTGCGGATCGAGAAATATCCGGGTCTTCAGAAACAACGGTAAGTAAAAAATTTATGAATATCCAAAATGAGGAAATCGTTCTTGGAACAAAGCCAGGTTATGATTATAGTAAACTCGACATGCATGGTATAATCAAACAGGGGACTCTTGTGGACGACAAAACAGTATTGATTGGAATGGCAACGGTATCTACGCCTCCTGCAGGTAGCGCGATTATAGTCGAACCTTCTTATACCGATGCGTCGAAAACGCCGAAAAAGGGGCAATTGGGGGTCGTGGAACGTGCCTTTATTACAGAAAGCGAGGAAGGGAAACGAATTGCGAAGGTGCGTATAGTAGAGCAACGTATTCCTACCATTGGTGATAAAATGGCATCTCGTGCCGGACAAAAAGGTACCATCGGATTGGTGATTCCAGAACAGGATATGCCATTTACGGCAGAAGGCATACGACCGGATATGATCATTAACCCACATGCAATCCCATCGCGAATGACGATTGGCCAATTAGTAGAATGTGTTACAGGAAAAGCCTCTTTAGAAATGGGTGGATTCGGCGATTGTACTGCGTTTAATAATTTGGGATCAAAAATCCAAGTCTTTGGTGAAATTCTCCCGAAGTTTGGATACCATTCAAGTGGGAACGAAATCCTATATAATGGAATGACCGGCGAACAGATGCAGATGGAGATATTTATGGGACCCACCTATTATATGCGTTTGAAACATATGGTGAAGGATAAGATCAATTATCGCGCACTGGGGCCTCGTACGGCTTTAACAAAACAACCGGTTTCAGGACGTGCAAATGATGGAGGGCTGCGTATCGGTGAAATGGAACGCGATACGGTCATCTCACATGGAATGTCGGATTTTTTGCGTGAATCTATGATGGAGCGTGGGGATAAATCCTATTTGGCGGTTTGTAACAAAACGGGTTTAATCGCTATTTATAATGAAGAGCGGGGACTTTTTATGAGTCCGATGGCGGACGGGCCCATTCGGTTCACTTCTGCTGTCGATGGTAACCAAGATATGCGCATTGAACATATCACCAAATATGGGCGTAGTTTTAGTCTGGTTTGTATTCCTTATTCCTTTAAATTAATGATCCAAGAATTACAGACGATGAATGTTCAATTGCGCATTATTACAGAAGATAATATCGACCAAATGGAAAATATGGCCTATTCACATAATATAGATTTATTAGCCCAAGAAAAGGATGTGAATCCGAAGATGTTATTTACTACCATCAAAATGAAGATACGCTCATTAATGGAAAATAAGAAAAAACGAACGGATGTTATGTCGTCCAGTCCAAGTTTACAGCGTCATGATGATTTTTATGGGAATTTTCCGAATAATGGCTCGCCCGATTATCCTGACGTATCACCTGCCTATGTTCCCCCGTTTGAGGAACGCGAACATGCGGATGATTCCGAAACCTATTCCTTTTTAAATAGTCCTATCATACATGAAGCCAGAAGCCCGGATTTCCCGCCTCCTATGACACCAAGCAGCCCGGATTTCCCACCACCTAGAAGCCCGGATTTCCCACCCCCACGAAGCCCGGATTTCCCACCGCCTGAAATGTATGGTGGCAGCGGCACAAATAATAACAGCGATGAAGAATCGCATGAGTACGTTAAGGGGGATGTGGTTTATTTACGTAATACCGGAATGCGCCGATGGAAAATAAATCATGTAGGAGACGATTTTGTGGGAGTGGAAGCAATAGATCGCGAGGGTCTTACTGATACAACGATGGTTGTAAATAAGAATGATATTCTTGGACCCGATGAAATAAATGTTTATCATGAACCATCGATGGAATATTCACGACCACCGCAAATGCAAAATGTAATACCACAATATCACCCTAATGCAAATGTACAATATCCTTCTCTCACACCTTCGCCAGTTGTCGTGAATTTTGCCCCCAAAATATTCAATCATGGTAATGATCAATCAGTGACACCTTTGGAAAACCATGAACAAAGTATGCCTTTATCCAACATCTCGACGTTAGCACATGCCGACGAAGGAAAGGAGACCGACAACGACTCATCGGAAAAATTCAACAAACCGATGATTGTGGTTAAAAAACACGCAACATAAAGAATAAAAAAATTGATTTCAAGTAAAAAGATATAACAACAGCGATATATATTTAGCAAAACCTAGAATGTCATTCATTAGCAATCGAATCATTCATATTTATAAATCACGTAATGTGATTTTGGAACAACTCAATTCGCGTGGGTATGTAACCGACGACTATGCAAATTTTAGCATCAATGAAATCGACGTCATGTTATCCAATTCACAGCTGGATATGTTGATTCAGCATAAAACGAATGGAACCAAAGTCTATATCAAATATTATTTTACGGTGAAACAAACAACAAAACAGATCAATAAAAAAAACCTAGATGAAGTGGTTGAAGATCTCTATACCATCGACGAGGTGTTGACCAAAAAAGATACATTGATCATTATCATCGACGACGAACCTAATGATGGTATTTTAGAAAAAATGCGATATTTATATGATCATGACGGGATTTTCGTGATTATTCATAATATTATGCGATTACAGACCAATATTTTGAATCATTTTATGGTTCCGTCAATGGAGGTTCTTAGTGATTCTGATATTGAATCCTTGTTTAAAACCTATAATCTCAGCAATAAAAACCAACTGCCAGAGATATCACGGTTCGACCCACAGGCATTGGTGGTAGGAATGCGACCCGGACAAATCTGTCGCATCCAACGTAATAGTGCAACGGCTATGTTTTATGATTATTATAGAGTCTGTGTATAAAGTATATATATATATGAATCCAATTCCACAACAGATAAACATACCTCTCGAATTTACCCCCCCCGATTTTTTTTATTTGTCTCCAACTAGTGGTTATAATCCCGTGCAATGTAGTGCATTTTCAATATCACCCGAAAACATTCCAGTATGTGGCGCCGATTCTTCTGATGATGAATACCAACAATGTTACCAGTATGAATTGTGTCGAAACCAAGAAATGGCCAATATTCTCTATCAAAAACGCGATAAACATTATGGCGCTGAACAAAAATACACGGATTTTGAATTACAATATAAATTTAGTTATATTACAACAATCAATTTATGTATGGGCATTATTGCCGGTATAGCATATATTCACTATGTTCGCTAATTCATGATGTAAACATTATATAATAGTATTATAGTATCATATAATGGAACCATTCAACGGGTATTATAATCCCGTCACACCGACCGGACCCCCTTCTGCAAATCCAATAAGCCTGACTGACCCAAATGATTTATTTAGCATGCAAAATAGTATTTCGAACCATTTAAATAAGTTTCAACTCCAATATGGTCGTTATTTGAGATGTCAAGATCCAAATACGTTTACGGATGTAAAAGATCCGCCATGCAATGTAGATACGATAGATAGTTTCGATTCACTTTATACATCCTATCATTCCTTATTGGATTCGATACGAGATTTTAGCAATGCCATCCCCGCACAAACGCATTTAGACGGAATTACGCCGAAACAATCAGAAGAAAATCTTGGAAAAATAAAGAATGAATACGCCGACATCTTGGCTTTACGTAAAGAATTGGATCAAAAACTACAGCTACTTAATGAATCACGCGAAAATGCTGAAAATACGCCGACTAAACTCTTGGAATCGGCCGCTTTTGCAAATACTTTATGGGCCATCTTGGCGTCCTGTTTGATATATTATGTGGTGATAGAATTGTAAAAAAAACCGTAGGTTTCTTTTAGATAAACTCTATAAATATAATAAGTAGATGAGTAATTTCCAAGACACGACATTATTTACATATGACCGTTTAAGCCAATTTGTCAAAAATTATCAAACCGAAATCAACCATTTGATAAAAAAGGCAGATGAAACTGATGGTTTATATAAATATTATCATTTCGACTATTCGCCACGTGGCATTCATTTAACAGATTTGAAACGTATTCCAGCAGAGATTCTAATAAATTGTTCACCCAATTGGCGATCTTATTCACAATTAAATAGTGTCGATGCATGGAAGATGAATTTAGGACAAATGTATGTACAAATAAAATCGACCGAATGGGTCTATTTAAAGTCGCTTTCCAAGACGCCTGGATTAGAATATAGATTCGTATCCCTTCCTGAAAATATGAATTCTGAAGAAATGATAAATGCCGCATCCATCGGATTAGAAGCAGGCACCAAGGAGAAGATAGCGGAAGGGACTTTATCATCGAATTTATATGACCCGATTCAAAAAAACGCCGAGCCCCTTTCTATAATAAAGGGGGCTGTTGCATTCGAATGGTTTGGGTATTTTTTTCCAATAAAGGGTCTTGGAAATTATACAATCGAAATCACCAATGCCAATAATAAATATTTGCATGTATGGTTTGGTTCAAAAGCTATTTGCGAGTATATTTCCAGCAATTCTGATATACCCAATGGAACCAGTAATAAATGCACAGTGAATACAACGGAGCAAACATATTATCCAATCAGGATTCAATTATTTAGCAATACAGGTTCCATTCCTGGTTCTATAAATATCATTATTAAAAAAGATACGGCCAATCAAATACCTAATGAATCTTGTTTATCCGTCATACGAAACATGAACGGAACAACCTATTTACCTAAACTTATGTATTGTGCTTTTGTGTCTCCGTCGAAAGTAGATCTAATGGCGGGAAAATTCCGGTGTTTTTATTATGATATTGCACAACAGCAGATACCTTCGGTTGATTTCTATTCCACAATAAACAAATATAAATTTGATATGCAAATGGGTATATTTGATATCATGGATGGGGTAAACCTGGACTATGGTGAAATTCCTGATATAGACAAGACGAAATACACCCCTGTGAGTGGAAATCTCAAAAATGGATTGCCCGACCCCGAATCACTACCTAGCGCATTTTCGCTCTATCGACTCGATGTGGATATACGAATGGGAAATACATTTCAAATCAATGCTACGGTAGATACAAACCAACAATATGATATGCGCAAAATGGATCCCTCTTTGTTGAACTGGGCATCTAATTATGAAGAATTGCCGAATTATTATCCAGGAGATAACTCTGTACCAATGAGTGGTATTGTCGGTGGCGAATCTTGCAAAACTGCTTGCAATGATATTTCAAACTGTAGCTATTATTTTACCTATCTAACTGCGGATGGAACTGAAAAATGTGTGATCGATAGTGAGAGTACTATGAAAGCCCCTGCCATTCCTAATTTTAACCAAATCCCACCAAAAGACCCGACGGATTCATCCAAGACATATACAAACGGGGCACTTTTTATGAGAAATCGACAATTTATAGAGCCTACCTGTTTTGGCCAAAATATCACAGCAAATGGTACATTTCGAAATCCCGATGTTATCTCATTAACATCTGTTGCCAATACGGATCAATATGATACATCATTCAAATATGCGAACTATAATTGGAACCAGAACGATTTGATGAAACAACCGGATGATATAGGAATCTGCGGAGATCCAACCTATGGGTTTAAAAAACACAACGATGAAGCAAAAGAGATACTGTTTGATAATGCGCTTTATAAAAATTATGGCGCTGCGTGGACAACAGACCCAAATACAATTGCGGATAATAAAAACAGAGTAGAAAGAGTCAATATTAAAATAACGGAAGGAATGTCAACCCCCGATGTCAAAATAAACATCAAAACAACAGCCAAGATCGGAAATGACGGAACAAGGGTGACAAACGCGGTTGATGACACCGCAAATAATGTAAACGCAGGACTCTATAATCAAGAGCAATATGCTCATCTGATGGAGAATATAAATACAAATTATCAGCATCTATCCAAATCGGAAATACCACAATATTTAAACACACGAGCATTTTTAGAAGCGAATCCTGATGCGGACTATAACGGGAATACACTATTATATTATAATAGTCAGTCGATCCCAACGGCAAAACAACAAAAAGTAATAGATATGAACGAAGGCATTGCTAAGCAAAATTTATTGTATTTAATGGGGGGTGTAACGGCAGCCACCTTATTAGTTTTAGCGATAATCATCGGCAATAAATAGAAATATATTTTGATAATATAACCAATAGAATTATCAAAATGTCAAATGTAGGCCATTTCGATATATCAGGCGTTTTTAACGTAGAACAAAATTATCTATTTGATATGTCGAATTCTTACCCGTCGGTGAATAACGCAGCCACAGTGGCGACCTATGTTCATAATTTACAGGACCACATGAAAGAACTAAATACGCGATTTGGTGAAGCAAATACATCAGGTCAGGCCGTATTAGAACAACAGAATGAAATGATACAAATAATCAATGCCGAACAAACACGACTCAACGAAAAAAAGGGGTTATTGAACGAGGCCGAGATACAGAATGAAAGAATAGCGCTCTTGAACGATACATATCGTAAAGAATATGGTCAATATACCAAAATATTGATCGTGGTTATCATAGGTTTAGTCGTACATATCATTTTACGATTGTTATCGACGCTTTTGCCTTTTGGACTATTATTGGTTTTACATATTATTAATGCAGTGGTTTGTTTGATTGTCATTCTCAATATTTATGCCGTATTAAAAAGCAGATCACAGATTAATTATGATGAGTTGGTATTACCCCCTCCCGGTGGAATCAACGGGAATAATGCCGGTACAGATGGTTCTGGTAATAATCCTTATAATGAATTGTGTTTTGATAAATCATGTTGCGGTGCTGGGACAACTTGGGATCCGGTAACCGGATTATGTATTATATCAAATTCAACGCCGTCTTCGAGTACTCCATCTTCCGAAGGTTTTGTCACAAATCCACTTTTGCCTTTGCTCAATTCGCATAATAAAAACCCGGTGGATTCTGTCTTGCCAATGACACCATGTGAATCTTGGACGATATTGTAAAAATAATCCGGATATAGTATAAGAATGTCTTACCAAGAATTATATAATTCCGTAAAATGGCAAAATGATATCATGGAAAACCAAAACGCCAAAATGCGAGATGCATATTCAACTGATCAGCGCAAAGTCGATTTTTTAATTTCCAATATCGCCTTTTATACAAAAATCAATTTCATTTTGTGGATTTTTTTCTATTTAGTCGTTTTAGTGGCAATTTATTTCGCGTTTTATGGTGAAAAACGCGATATTTTATCGAATCGCTTTAAAATATTCTTGATCATTTTATTTTTGCTTTATCCAATGGTTATTACACCCGTCGAATTATCGATCTACTATTTAGTTGATCGCATATATACACTCATATTTGGCATGCCATTTACCGGCTATTTCAAAAATGTACCCGAATTTTCTTTGCTCTCTGCATTGCCGCCCTAAAAAAAGTTTTCTCCACATCATACTGTTATTATGATATGGAATACATGTTTGTACTATGAGAGAAGTACACCCTAAATTTCATTCAGCTCGATCTCTTCTCCCATATCATCCTCTACATTATAGTTCGTAGTAGAACCGGAAGCCACACTCGAATTTTGTATATAATCATCTTCATCCTCTCCACGCATTTTCAATTTGACGCCAGACCATACACCCGAACGTTGTTTACCGAATTGTCGATCCATGTATTCATGTAGATCCTTCGGACTCGGATTCTTCGTACCGAAATTAATATTGAACCACACCTTGAACTCTTCGGAAAGTTGAGATTTGCGAATCGTTGCACCTACACATCGCACCACCTTATCCGCAATAAATTCGGCCAAATAATCCTGACGTTTTCTATATTCGTCACTGGCCGCAAGAACACGCGGACAATCTTCTACAACTCCCTTTGTATCATAAGCTCTGTCCACCAACATAGCAGCGAAGGTTTCTCGCCAAACAGGAAACCGATCCTTCAAATGTTTATCCAATTTGTATTGATGAGGCTTATCCTCATCGTTTTGCACAGGATTTTCGGTAAAGAGAGATTCGAACGGAACCACACGAATACGTCTCCATGTTCCATGATCCTGTGCCTTGATTACCAGAAATTCATTCGCACATACAATCAATTTAAACTGTGGAATAAATGTTACAGGTTCGTGCATATAAAGACCACGCGCCGAGATGGGTTCAACGCCACTGACCAATTCTTTCATTGGTCCCTCGTTGATGACATCACCCTTTGATGGTTCTTGCATGACGACGTATCGCGCACCTTTTAATTGAACAATTTCTGGCGCCAATCCACCGATTTTGATACGCTGTTGTGTTATCAGAGAAATCGGGGCGGATACTTTATATGTGCCCAATACCTGGCTCATCAAGTCCGTCAGCACGGATTTTCCATTTTGACCGGCGCCGATATAGTTATTGAAGGTTTGATTTACGGAGGCGGTTCCGATCAAAACGGATGACAGATGATCCCACATATATTTCCGAACATCAGGGTCGGGAAATAGTTTGGTCATGAAATCGATAATTTCCGCTTTTACATCGGCATGCTTGGAAGTCGAAATCGGTACATAGTCGATCTCTGTACATTTGGTCAAATAGTCTTCCGGTCGACCATCGCGGAAAATCAACCCCTTTTCGGGTGATTCGAAATCAATGACACCATTCTTGAAACACAACAAATAGGGATTGCTATCCAATTTGTTCAGGAACTCGGTTTCGTTGAATAGATCTTTCGCCTCTTGCATAATGTTTTTCTTGTCATGGGTTTGACCCAAACGCAGATAGATTTTTAGTGTCGCCTCGATTTTTGCTGACAGGATTTTATATTTATCATCATCCGGATCGAGAGATGCTTTATACGCATTCATTTCTTCGGCCCGTTTTCGATACATTTCGCGCAATTCATTCGAAATCGTCAACCGCAGCGAAGATCCATCCGCGACCATCTTCCATCTATGATTTTGGTAACGGTACCAATTATCTGAGCAATATACATATTCGTCTTTACGCATTTGATGTAATACAACCGCGATATCATAATCGCCACACCCTTTGGCATTTTTATTGGCCGCATTTAGAGAATTAATGGTGATCGTATTGATCGTCTGGTCCAAATAATAACCAATCGTATTCTCCTTTACACTCTGGAATCCTTCGGGATTTCCATGCATTGCCCAGTAAACAATCGATCGATCGGTAATACCCCCTCTCGTCTTTTTATCCCATGATGACCACCGATCGCATAAATCCGGTATCGAACTATAATCAAAAGTAGACGAACGAGCACTAAATGCGATCCATACAATCAACATGCGATTGGAGGTGTTACGCAATGCCCATCCCGTTTTCATCCATTTAGTATAAGATCCAACACCATAATACTCTTCCGGCAAGGTCATTGTATATTCGTAGGTTTCTCTTAGACGATATTCTGTGGGTGACAAAGAATCCAAGTATCGATTCAAACACATTTCCAATTCGTTCGCGTTGCGTATTCTTGAAATGGTGGCCACATCAATTTCATTACCCCATTCTTGTGTAACTTGTGGTGATGGCGTTCTACGTCGCGAATCCTTTGTGTTGTCGGATACCGCCGAAAGTGTTTGCAAAAACGCGTTTGTATAGAAATATTGTGGATGTTCATTGTATCGTACCGATAATTTATGGAAATTATCTTGGTTTAAGTAATTCGCTATATCTTCGTTGTTTGTGATCCATTCGCCGTCAATCGGGTCATAGGTAACGTTATACACCGTTGTCAATTGATAGGATTCATGACCGGGCTTTTGCGAACCATAAAGTTGCCAATTCGTATGACCATTCGTGATACCCTCATCGAATACCTCTTTCCATTGGTTTACAATAGGCAAATCTGCCCACATTTCGTCGATTTTTGAAATTATATTTTCGCGTAAAATGCGCTGTGCCTTCCGATCCATTTGAATTCCGATGATAATATGAATCCCGTCTTTTGTGATATTTTTAGATGGAACCCGATTTACCTGTGATTTTTGGAAAACAAACACAGGAAATTTGGTATCTTCATCAAATTGGTACATGTCTTTCAATGTTGCTAAATACGCAAACAATAAATCAACGATATGGTCACTGGTATATAGACGTTCTCTAACATCAATTGCAAAATGCAGATCTATATCTATGGCAACTGGTCCCGTTTTATCGTTTTCAACCCATTGTTTTTCTGTCAAGTATTCAGGTTTGCCTTTTTTAATTATGTCGTTGTAATATAACTGCATGAACGTGAACCATTCTTCATCGGGAATGTGAAATGATCCGCCAAATATACCCTTTGAATCATCACCTATGCGTGTATGTGTAGCCTGAACATTGCTGCCTTTTATTACACGATGATTATATAAGAAATCTGTGAATGGAGTCGACTTTGTTTTTACAATTGTTTTGCTTTTAGGTTTCATAATTTCTTGTTGAGAAGAATCAACGATCACGTTTTCATCCATTTATGCCAAAATATAGTTTGTAATCTACAGATATTTTTATTATCTTTCCATTTATTAATTTTCGGGGGTCAATTTTTTGTATTTGACATAAAATAATGTTACCATCAATGGTAACATTTTTAGATAAATATTTTGTTTACAAATTTGGATGATGTTATACGAATTTTGATTCTTCAAAGAACGTTGTCCAGTCCGTAGTAATTAAATTCAATAAGCCGAACAAAAAGATTAACCCAATAATATTTTCATCTAATAAATCAATTCTTGGTTTGACTGGATTAAATATCCAAATAATTAGACAGGACATGAATGCAGCGTAAATAAATTCACAACGATCTTTCCAGTATTGGATGTTTTTTTGCTTCGTTTTTATTTTTTTAATGGCCTCATTTTTTTCAAAAGACAATTTACGAATTTTTTCTTTTAAATATGCATTATAAATGGCTAAACCAATGAAACCGATTTTGAATAGTAATATGAAAATAATAAATAAGTCGAAATAATTACTCAGCTTGAATTTCATGGTTATATAATATACTTATAAAATTGACCGATAAAAATATAAAGAAATGTGTAGTACAATTATACAATGAAGTTTTGTACTATATGCAACAATATGTATTATATCGGAATCGACGAAACCGATACTAACAAACTTATCCATTACTGTCGCAATTGCGGGCACAAAGACGATTCAATGAATGGCGAAGAAAATATATGTATTCTAAATACGCAAATTCGGAAAGGTGAGCAAAAATACAACCACATCATCAATGAATACACGAAATTGGATCCCACATTGCCTCGTGTACATAATATAAATTGCCCCAATACTGCATGTAAAACAAATATGCAAGACGAATCGAAAAAAGTACCTAAAGAAGTTATTTATATACGATATGATGATGACAACATGAAATATTTATATATGTGTGCAGTATGTGATACGGTTTGGAAAACGGATGATAGTCGTTAGACAAACTAGGAAACAATTATTACAGAAAGTGATCGTCTAAAAATACTTTTTATTTAGGGATATGAATTTGTGAGGTCGAATCATGTGGATTACCGTCGTCATTATATTTTCGATGTGATTAGCATAAAATTGATTTTGATTTAACATTATAAATAATTTAGAAAGAAATTCTTGTTGTATACTATTATGACCACCCTACCCCAAAATGCGTCAAAGTCAAAAATGGATCTACAAGATGGTCCGCGTGACGCCGAAGAGGAAGATGAAGAATCTGAAATAGATTCAGACGAAGAAGACGAAACGGTAAAATCTGTAGAAAACAACGAAGACGAAGATATCGATGACGACGATGACGACGATGACGATGATGACGATGATGACTCTAGTGATATTGATATGGAAGAAAAGGATATTAAATTAAAGTCACACGAACCGAACTCACAAAAATATATAGATATTGACAGCGACAGTGATTCAACTAATGAAATGAATGATGAGGATTATGAAGATGAACATTATCTACAAAAATTGGACGACTCGTTTAAATCTAACGTTATTACAAAATATCATCCAGAATTGTTATCGATCAACAACGATGAAGTTGACATTTTAACACGCATTCTACGGGATGAAAATGGCGTTATTATAGACCCGCTCCATAAAACCCTGCCATTTATAACAAAATATGAACGCGCACGCATTTTAGGAGAACGCGCGAACCAAATTAATTCTGGTGCAACACCCTTTATTGAAGTGGGTACGGATATTTTAGATGGTTATTTAATTGCCCTTGCTGAATATGAGCAAAAAAAAATTCCCTTTGTAGTAAAACGCCCACTTCCTAATGGAGGATGTGAATACTGGAAATTGCGCGATTTGGAAATATTATGATAGATACTAACAACATCCGCTTTGCTGGTTTTCAATAACCGTTGTTTTTTTTGGATTTACGGGTGCTGGAAATACAGAGAGTGATTCACCGGAAGCGGGATCATGTATAGATTCTCTAACAAATTTGTCCTTTGGTATTGCCGGAGATTTTAATTTTATCAATTTGATACAGGCGTCTATGATATTATCACAACATAAAATCAACAATACTGCCGATGTTTCATTTTCGATTCGAACCAATTGTTCTCTTACGATAACACTTATCAAAAATTTCAATATATAGTTACAGGTATCGGCGGTCGATTCTGTGCGACTATCTATATTTAATGAAACCAATATTGTATACAAATGGGATACAATGGCAATAATATAAGGCACATCATTCGTCTCGATTTCATTGTTATTGACATTTCGAATAAACGTGCTTTCGACAATTCTGAAAAATTCGGGGTTCGTTTTGATAATCTGATCGACGATTTGTAAGCTATGGGTAGACAGTTTCGTCGAATATTTTTCTTGTAGTTCATAGGAAGCCAATATCGCCTCTATTTTTTGAATAAGACTTCGATGAGCCGTATTTCGTTTTAATCCAGAAGAAGTAATGTGATCTTTATCGTCACCAGCTTCAGACCAGGTATCCATTGTATATTGAAATATATGTTCATATTTGTTTTTGCTAAATAAATAATTATGAACGCTGAGCATTTTACAGTTATAAAAAAAAAATATAATTGTAAAATATTATGATCATTTCTTTTATCCCCAAATCGTTATGTTGTCGCCGCTGTTTCTGCTTCCGCGAGTCTACGTTGGCGTCTATCCTGTAGCTTCTTTTGCTTATTTATTTGAAACTGTTTTTCCAGATATAAAATCATTTGTAACATTTGGAGGGCTTGTATATTCAGCAAATAGGTAAGCAAATTCGTTGGACAGTCCCTCGCATCCTTCAAAATACGAAACATTTTCATAATTTTCTCGATCTGGCAGGGCTTGTTTTTGGCATAATTATTAAATGTAAATAAGTGTTTTACGGTATATTCTTTCATGCGCGTTATATCCTTCTGCTGAAAGTTTTTTTTCAGCTTTAATTTTCGGTCAGTTTGAACCCGGTAATGTAAATCATAGAATAAATTATATCCACATTCAGTGATTTTCTTGAGATAGGGCTGTGTGAACTTTTGTAGAATGGACTCCAAATTATCGATTTTATCCGAAAAACACTGTAATCGCGTCTCCGGCATTAGATAGGAATATATGTGTCTTACGACATCATATGGCAAGCCATCTATTTTAGATACATCAAATTTTTGGGCGTATTTTGCGCGCCGTTCGAAAGCTTCCACCTTCACTAGATAGTTCTTGCATGATTTTGAAAACTCATGTGTCAATAACTGGGCATATTTATTCGCATATAGAATCTGTAGTTTCACCCGTCTATATTTGTCTTCCAGCGTTTCGTCAAAGAATTCGTTGGCCGATATTTCTTGTAAAATTAACGCCGACTCTCTTGAAATATCTGGCAACAAATGTATAAATTTTTCTTGAATGCTTTTATCTTTTGCACGCGAATCGACAGTACATATATTTAAATCGGCATTTAAAACGGTCATTTTTTGATATAATTCATTTCTTTCTTCATTGAATCTCAAGCTGGAATGGACATGAGCCGGATAAGATGGGTAAAGAGGATTTTTCTTCATGGTTTCGTTTATAGACAATTGACGTATATTATATTGAATCAATTTTTTCAAGAAAACCGCAAGAAAAAAAAAGATTCAATTCATCTCTTTTCGAAAAGGATATAGGCAATCTAGGATGGACCTTAATTGTTGCATTTATGTCTTTGGATTTTATCAATGGCCCTTGATAACCGAGATTTATGTTTATCTTCATCACATTTCAATTCATGTAGCGTCGTTGCACAAATCGTTTCGCAGTTTGTTGAATAATATATCCGTTTTAAGCGATAGCCTTTATTTGCCGGTATAACCGACATTCGTTCGATACACGAACTGCATGGCTTACTATTCTGAATTTTTCCGGTTTTCGAAAAACGTACAATCAACAGACTGATATCATCTAATCTAGCCCCCCTATTGTTTAATGGTTTCAGTCGATCTAGTGCGTCATGTTCTGCATGAAACCCCTGTTTTATATCTTCATCATTCGTATATTTATTGATACCAAAAGATAATAATTTCATTTTCGTCAGATTAGCGATCTTTCCCTTTTGCTTGGAATACACAGGCTATATGATTATAGCCCATACAAATACAATCATGATTCGAATTATTTTCATAAGTATAATTCACAGGTAAGCAAAAGCGCTTGGCATACATTTTGTCCAAAAGTTGTTCCATTTTCTTTATTGTGAAACAATCATTCTATATTCTTTCCATCAATTTTTCTTTTATCGCGATAATATAATATGATCATAAAAAAGGAATCTAAGAAAGAAGGGCCAACAACAATCACAATATATCATGTTGATAAAAAGTATGACGATGCAAAAATGGAGACAAAGATGAATAAAATGTTACGACCCGTTGATATTGATTTAATAATCAATGAAGATGCTGATATTTATACGGCAGATGGAAAATTGCTCCTCAAATTTCGAAAGGGCGCCATTCGTAGCCAAGATAAAATCGAACGTTTTTATGAGAATATTATCGATTTTGCCAAACATACTTCGTCCAATCGGGGAAACGCAACAGGTAGTAAAAAGCGGGACCTCTATAACAACCCAAAAGTCATGAGTAATATCTTTGGCTATTTTGATCGCTGGAGTCCATCCCAAAAAGTATTGTTCAGAAAATCGGGCCAAAAACCCAAGATATCGGTTCGCGAATGTCGATTTAATATGGATTATCCGGACAAATATAAAGAGACTTTACCCTTTGTCCAAGAAATCGATCGTTTGTATCGGGATTTGATTCCGGACAAATATAAACTACAGCGAAAAAAGGCAAATGAAACGCCTTTTAAAATCCCCCATACGGCGTTTACCACTATCACAACCAATGTAAATTACCAAACATCTATTCATACCGATAAAGGCGACGACGTTGAGGGGTTCGGTAATTTAGCGGTAATTGATTCAGGTCAATATACCGGCGGCGAAACCTGTTTTCCACAGTATGGCATTGGCGTTAATGTTCGACGCGGGGATATTTTATTTATGGATGTTCACCAGCCACATGCCAATTTACCGATGCAGAAATCGGAGGAAGATACTATACGGCTATCAGTGGTCTGTTATTTACGTAAAAACGTGTGGCTAAATTCTCGAGGGACTTCGAAAGCGGGTTTTGAACGGCATAATAAGACGCTGAAACGAATTTCGGGTAGATAAATTTGTCGCCGTCCATTCATTGTTATAATTATTTTTTCGTTTTTCTTGTTTTTAGGGGCTTGTTTTTCTTCGATCTTTTATTAGTTTTTCGTCGTTTACCACCAAGTACACCAAGTCTCATTCTCTCAAACATACCAGACTCTTCTAATTTATCAGCTTCGTCGTTTATCATTTTCTCGGTGATTTCATCAAAAAGATCATTTTCCTTGTACATGTTCTGCATAAATTCAATATAGTGTTGTTTTATTTTTTCGGGAGACAGCTTTTCAAATTCCGGATTTTCCAAATGCGTATTTGCCCACAACATTGTAAGTTCGTTTCTATCAAGGCGTTTACGAAAGAAATCTAGCAATTCTACATATTTAGGGTTATCACAATCATAACCCGGACATAAAGCATAAGCGGAATCGCCTACTATCATGTAGAATCTTTCTAGTATTCCACCAACACAACTCATTCCGTCCTCATTTAATTCGTTTTCGTCATCAACGGGGTATGCATGATAACAATCTTTAATAAATGCGCGAATATAAAAATCAATAAATTCTTTTGGTTGGCTAAACACGAAATCGATTGTTTTTCCGACTAATCTTATGTTTCCTGGTTTCTCTGAAATTTCTCTCGCTGAAGAAAATTTATCTAAAACTGCATTTAATTTTAACAAAGATAATTGTTGTTCGTTAGGTTGGAAATGTTCTCTGATAAATGCCTCGAATTTGGGTTTTATGTATGAAACTATATCCCCATAATTTTTAGAATTGTCTTTATCCATATCAATCAATTCAACATATTTTTCCAAATTGATTTTTGCTGATTTTAGATGTATTTCAAATGCAACTGCTCGCCTATCATCATCTTCATCTTCATCTTCATCGCTTAGGTTACCAGCGTCAAACAGTAGCGCCTCTCTAAAATCGCGGTCGACACATTTCCAAGTTGTATCCCCCCATTCGCCCTCAATGTGTGTCTGAGGCCAGTCGTCACATAATGGTTCATCCCCTTCCCAGTAACCATTATAAGCGCGCCCATCTCTAAATTTTAATTCACCATAACCTTCTCGCATATTATTATCCCAATCACCACGATATGTTGAATAATTATTTGGATTACCGTCGGAATACTCCAACAATCCTTCACCTACCATTTTGTCGTTTTCCCAATTTCCAATATATTTATCACCATTCATAAATATCATCGTGCCTAATCCATGTTTTAGGCCTTTCAACCATTCACCGTCATAATTTGAATAATCATCTTCAGCATATGCATCTTCGCTGGAATTACTATCGGGGTGTGTATTCGCATATTTCATTTTTCCGGGTCCACTCATCTGCTGATCTTTCCACCACCCTTCATAAACGTTGCCGCTTACAAAAATCATTTTCCCAAGACCATTGATATTATCATTTACCCAATTGCCAGAATATTTTTTATATTCATCTTGTTCATGTAATCCTGTATCATAAAAATCCATTTCACCATATCCGTGTTTCATATCATCTTTCCAATCACCTGTATATTCAAGATATATATCATCCTGGTCTTCACTATGACGATTGTATTTCATTGTACCCTTTCCATGTTTTATACCCCCGTCGATTGTTTCGCCAAAATAAACATTACCGTTCTTGTCTTTTTTACCTTTCCCGCGTTTTGTTTTTTCCCCGCCGTATTTTTTATAGGTTCTCGATTTTTTATTGTATTTTTTATAGGTTCTCATATATATTATTTGTTATATAATTTTCATCGAAAGATTGAATTATATTTATACAATTTCGGCTAAACGTGTAGGAAAAAATTATACATATTATTATATAATATGGCAACTACTCGTAAAAACAGAAAAGATTCTAGTAAAAAATCTACAAAAAGAGTATCAAGAACACATCTATGGGCGCATAAAAGACCCTGGAGAGTGACATATCGCAATAAAGATGGCGAAAAAGTTGTAAACATACTGAAAAACGGAGCAAAAAAGAATAGCCTGTTAAAAAAAATAGAGAAAAACAATTACTACATCTATGGTATCAATAATTTAACCGATAATCAAATAGAATTTTACAAAAGAAATGGAGAATTGAAGTGAGATTATTATATATAACATTATATATAATAATGACGAATTATGTCGTAGCAATACCTTCTTATAAGCGCGAAGAAATCATATCCAAAAAATCGTTGAAAACATTGAAAGACGGCGGTGTGTCCGCATCCAAGATTTTTATTTTCGTCGCCAATGAAGAAGAACGCGACAATTATGAGGCGGCTGTTCCGAAAGATTTATATCATAAAATTGTCGTAGGCGTGAAGGGCATCACCAATCAGCGCAAATTCATTGTGAAATATTTTCCCGAGAATCAATATGTGATTTCCATCGATGATGATGTGGAGCAAATCGAAAGGATGAAGGGTCCGGAGAAATTGGTGAAAATAAAGGATGTGGATGGGTTTTTCAAGGATGCTTACCAAGATTTGAAAAAACATGGACTGAATATTTGGGGAATTTACCCGGTGAGAAACCCTTTTTTCATGAAACCGAATACATCGACGGGCCTGAAATTTATCATCGGCGTGTTGCGTGGTTTTATCAATCGCCATTCGAAAGATTTAGAACCTTCGCCATCCGCCGAAGGGAAAGAGGATTATGAACAATCCGTCTTATATTTTAAAAAGGATGGAGGTGTTGTGCGTTACAATAATATCACAACGAAAACCAAGTTTTTATCCGAAGGTGGTCTTGGAAAGGAGCGATTTGATATGAATAAAAAGGCCGCCGAGTATATGAAAAAGACTTATCCGGATTTGGTGACCGTGTTCCATCGAAAAAACGGGATGACGGAGATTAAATTGAAGAATTTGGCGAATACCAATAATACACAAAAAATGAAACCGGTTAAAAAATCCAAAACGATGAAAAATAGAATATAATTTTTCAATATCTATATTTACGGGTTGTTTTATTTTGTAAGGATTTTTTTCTTGTGTTTCGCTTTTGTTTTTGAATACGTTTGATTGTTTTGGTTGAATGGTGTCGGATTGTTTTGTTTTTTCCACCCAAAAAAAATCTTTGTTTTACGTCTCGAATAAAATCGATTGCTCCATAATATGTTTTCTTAATTCTACTCGATGTTTTAACTCCTGTATTTTGTGGTGTTATTTTATTAATAAGTTGTTCCAAACGCGTTCGTTTGGCAGCTATTTTTTGTTTTATGCTTTGTTTAAATGCGTTTACTCTAGAGATAATCGTTGTATTTGTGCGTAAATCTTGTGGTATATTCGAAACCAATGCGGACTCAATTTCTAGATCGCTTTCGTCAACACTATTTGGATTCATCGGATTGGAGTATAATTTTTCACACAACTCTTTTAATTCATCTGAAGTGAGATTACGTTTTATATTTATAATTTTTGTTAGCGCTAATTGTTCCAATTCGAAAATATTCAAATACCCGTCTATCTTGGAACCCAAAGAATAATAATTATCCAAGACATTTCTGAATAATTTATATATTTTTTGTAATTTCATTTTCACATCATTGTCGTTGGGAGGCGCGGTGGAGTATGTTTGAATATCACTCGGCGTTATATTTATTTCAGGAGATGATAAGATCTCTATCAAGAAATTTTGTTTTTCTTGGTCGTTTGTCACCAATGAAATAATATCACTCGCCAATTTTTGGTTAATGGGCCTATAATCAACGTCGCTTGGACGAATATTTGTGAATATAGCTTTTACATTTCCTAATTTTAACTTTTCCAAAAAACCCTGTTCTCTTGGTATAATTTTGTTTATTACATCATTGTCAACGGGTTTACCATTTGCATCAGTCATTGTTGAACCTATATCGCAGTTATCACTATTTCGCGTGTCTGTTAAGTCCGTATTAAAAAAATTCACAAAGCGATCCTTTAAATTTTGATAAGGTCGTATGCTACATCCATTCATTAAAAAATTCGCTTTTGCTGAAGATCCACTTTCTGCGGTCATTTCTGTACCGGTCGATACTATATTACTAGTCGATGCATACATCATACAGTCCGCTACAGTGTTTTTATCACTACTGCTTAAATATATTTTATCGATTATTTCTTGGAATTGTGATTTTAATTCAGGATTAAATTGTATAGACGATGAATAAAATACTTGAAACCAGTCTCCAAGAGCCTTTAGGCAAACAATTAAAAACCCTAGACAAGTTGGTTCCATATTTCCAGAATAGACAGAAGACAATCGTATAAAATTAGCAAAATTGCATAATCTAAACCATGAAGCATTTTGTTGTAATACTTGATCGCTTGAATTTTTCAAATACCTCTTTATAAAATCTCTATCGTTTAATAGACTTGTAATATTTTTAATAGTAGTATCACCAACCTGTAAATCCACGTATGCATTTGTAACCACGCCATATTTAACTCGAATTCCTATATATCGAAACGAATCTACGGGGGTTCCATAATTTAATTGTCGTATCTGCTCTACATAAGTTTCATCGATTTGACGCACAGTTCCGTTGGCAGTTGCGCATATAAATTTAACCGGTGCAATGTCCCAACGGTTTTTATAACTGGTTACAAGTGTCGCATCTTCAGGAATTTTCCATGCACCAGCGCCATATGTAAAATTTTTTCCGTATGCAAAACTTCCTCCGAAGAAACTGCAAAATGTATCCAATCCATCGGACATAATTTTAAGAATATGCTTATTATTCTCGTCAAAATAATTATTCAAGTCTTGACATTTTTGAAATTCGAAAAAACCGGGTATTTCATTTCTATAAAATTGTGCGATAGGAATGAGACCTGTGGTGGCGGGATCAGTCAATGAAGGGGCATTTTCAACCTTAACAATTGTTTGAGCAAATGTTATTCCGGCAGGAATATTTTGCCTACGCACTAAATAAGATAATACTTCATCGGATGTCGAATTATCGGGATATCGTACCGAGAATTGTTCATAATTGAATAATTGTGTATAGGATGGTCCGCTACCCGGTTCAGAATTTATGTCTCTTAATAAATACGTTTTATTGCCTGCCTTATCTTCTTGGCTTCTATACTTAACCATTGTAACATCATTTAACCCGTCACATCTTTCTAAATAGTATTCGAGCAGATTTTTGTAAAAGCTCCATTCACCACTTTCGTCATATAACGAACCAAATAATTTTGCCACATTATATTCATTTGAATTTGTTCGAAATTGAGATAAATATCGGTTACGCGTGGCACTTGATGAGTCGGCGCCTCCACTCATGCGATTTATATGTGCTAGATAAAATTGTCTTATGTTCGGCTCATCATTCAATGTTTTTTCATCTCCCGTAAAATCATGACTAAGTTCTTTAAATAATTTCATAACATAAACCAACGTTATAGGCGCGGCTGGATTTGTTGCCAAATTAGCAGATCTACTATTGATTATATCATTATAGTTTTCAAAACCACCTAGCCCTCCCGAAATTTTTTGTCTCTTACGTGTGTCATCATATTTTTCATAGGAATCATATATATTAAAATATTTTGTAATGATTAAAAACAATAAATATTCATCCAAACCCTCCACCTTTTCAAAAAAAAAATTATTCAATTCTTCATCTCTTATCTCATATTCTCTTAACACTCCGTCTAACGTATAGACATCTGGTTTTTTTTTTACCTTGTCGTTTTTTCTATAAGGTTGACCATGTGAAAATAGATTTGAAAATGTATTAATGGTACCAGATGCACTAGCTGGGTTAAATGTATTAATTACATCCGGCGCTGCCATATTTTTTTTATTACTATTATACTATAGTAATAAAAAATAATTATTTTCTCTTCGTGTTTCGGTGTTTTCTATTTTTCTTACTCCTTTTTTCGCGACGACGTAGTCTCTTGCTTTTGCCACCCTTCATACACACTTTTCCTCCATCCTGTGAAAAATCCTTCGCGAAATATCCTGCCGCCGGATTAAACAAAGTATTCGGATGAGGTTGTGGAATAGCATTTTCACTATATACTTGTGGAAAAACGCCAACGTTCGCCATTTTCTATATCTTCTTTGGATATATTATCAAATCAAACTACAGATATGAACAATTTTGCTGTGTGCTCGAGCAACTCGCATCGGTGTCCATTTTTTGAATTTTGTATGAAATACACATTCTATATTCATCGTTCTTTCTAAATTCACATATTTATCAGGTCGCACGTCTTCAAAATCTTCCTCATCATCGCTTTCTTCAATGAAATCTAGGTTTTTGTTTTCCTTAATATTCCTAAATAGATCATTCATAAAGACGCTGGTTTGATACCCGGCAATATAGGCTGTTCCGTAATAAACGCGATTTTGTGTCGGATCCGTCTTTGACTTACCGTACGTATACAAATGATAGATGTCTGGTTGAATATCAGCACGTGCCTCAAAGACAGTCGCCATTCGATATTGTGGTTTACTAAAATCATACTTCGGTTTATGCAAAAGGGGTGTGGCTATAATGGGTATCGTAGGATTCACATCCGGCGTTTTATTTGTCGACATAATATTATTAGAAACATTGATATAAGGTAAAAAATCAGTTAATGAACGATATTGATAATGGTGCACCGTATAGGGTATCGTCTCTTTATACTTCTCTATGGTATTATCTTTGACATTCCACATAATGGGTAAAGATACATGAAATGGTTTGTTTCCATGCGCCGATAGTCGGATACCTCCATATTGTCGGAAAAAACCATTTAAAAATCCGAGCCGCTCATTGAAGGGTAGCTTTATCAAAGAATTACCCCCACTAAATAGCATATCTTCGATCGTAAAAAAGAAATGTACATCTTCATCGTCTTTTATTTCACACATAGTGCCATATAATAGAGTACCAAAGGCTAGTTTATATGGAATGAGGCTATTTGTATTATCAACGCGCAAAACCCGGTTTATTTTTTTATCACGCCCCAATTCCATATAAAAGCATACATCTTCTTCACCCCAAAAAGTATACCATAAAAACGCCTTCTTTCCATAAGGAATAGCTAAACATACATCATATTGGTCGGAAACTTTCTTATGGGACATGATTTCATAGGAAAGTTTAAATTCAGGGAATCGTTTCATAACGTCATTGGCTTGTCGGTCTGTCAAAAATGACATGCTTTGAATATAAAGAGACGAAATTTTTATATTGTTTTTCAAATAGATAAATGCTTATCAATCAAATCACTGATATCTGCATTCATTATTTCTAAATCGGAATCCGTGAGTTCGATTAAAAGGTCTTTGTTTTCTATTTTTTGCAATAATTCTTGTTTTTCTCTCTCTTTTTGATCTTGGAGTTCATTCATGATGGATTTGTATTTTTGAATGTGAAAACCGACGACATCTTTTGTTTTTTTTACGGTAAATGTATCCTTTAAATAAGTAATTAAACAATGAATACAATAAATGAATACGGTCGATATAATAATATTTTGAATAATCCAAAACCAATACCAAACCCACATTATATACGTGATTTGGAGAATTCGTTTTGATCAACTAAACTCACCCATAAAACCGGACTCGGCGCCTACTCTTGGATTTACGAATCGTTCTGCGGCGTTTATTACGTCGAGATTTTCCGCCTGTCATTTCTGTAAGTGGCGGTAAACCGGCGGGTTTTGGTTTTACATTATCGGTCACTTCAGGTAAAGGTGCGTTTTCTGGAACGGGTTCCGCTGGTATCTCTTTTTCTTCCATTGTCTCTGTAGTTGATATTGGTACAACCGGCGCTTCCAGCGCTTCTTGGCCCCCTTCTGTGGTAGAAAATGAATCGTTATTAAATGTGGCAGAAGGTGTTGTTTCCAATTGTTGAATTAGTTTTTTTTGGTCTTCTATTAGGCGCTCTTCTGCGTCTCGTAATTGTTTTTTTAAATCTTCAATCTCCTTTTCATCGTCTCTTATCTGTTCCTTAATATCGACAAGATCGTCATCAAATAATGGTTCTGTTGCAGGTTCTTCTTTTTGGAAGAGTGGCGCGGTTACAGGTTCTTCTTCTTGGTTATCAACAGGTTCTTCTTGGTTATCAACAGGTTCTTTCTGTTTTTCTCCGAAAAAATCATTAAAAGACGTTTTCGCCGCCTCAATTGTTCCTGAAACAATACCAGGTCGTGAACTCTCTGTGGTTTCTGTCGGATTATCAGCAGCCCCACCAAGCATTTTATCTTTAATATATCGATATATTTTGCGTCGAGAAAATCTCTTTGTTCCCATCGGTTTATATATAGAATTACGATTTTCTCTTTGACTTTCCATCTATAAGATAAGGATACATTTTATCGCCGTAATATATATCAAAAACGACTTAAACAAATCGGCTAAAAGATTTTAACGGTACATGCCACAATTTATTATTATCGAAAAAAATGGTTCAGTAAAACCCCAAAATGTAAAAACTCTAAATGCGTCGGATTTATACAAAAAGGCGGGCTTCAAAACCGAAGATGGTTTCAAAAAACAAAATGTCTGGAACATTAAAAAATTTTCTATCGAGCTATATGGTAAGACGAATGGAAGGGCCGGGCAAGAAAACAAATATGATTTCCCCCCTCCTGTAGACAAGGTATTATTCTTTGGCTCTTGTCTATTGGTGAATCGTGGTAGCGATGGGTCTATTTCGGATCTCACGGTAAAAGACTGGGAAGTTATTTATGAGGACTTATTTGGTGGATTTGAAGATATCGACGATGAAGATACAGATGAAGACGAAGATTCGGATGAAGATGTTTCTAAAACAAAAGAGGGGTATGAAAAAGATGGATTTATCGTGGATGATGATGAGGAGGAGGAAGAAGATGAGGAAGAGGATGAGGAGGAAGAAGATGAGGACGAAATAGAAGTAGACGAAGAAGAAATAAAACCTAAACGTATGCCAAAAACAAGAAGTAAAACGTCCGCAAAAAAAATTAAAACTAAGTTAGAATTGCTCCCCAAGAGTGTTTTTGTCAGCGCCAGCATTCTCGATTTGAATAGCGAACTAACCGAAGAGGATTATGAATAATGTCTTTTCGAAAACGTACGACGCATTATTTGAATATGAAACAGAGTAGTCACGAACTACCCACGATTAGTGGTATGTAAATTTTTTATTAGCATAAATGCAGCTACTTTTTATTGCAGACATTTCGACCTATTTTTTAGAGGTACAATTCACCTACCGCTACCCCCGATAAATGATTTGGAGTTTACACAAAATTGATTCTCCTTTTCCGAATCGTTTGTAGAGCTAAAAAATCATAAAAAGATAAAATAGGTCCTATGGTGTAACGGTCAGCACACAACCTTTACACGGTTGAAACACGGGTTCAACTCCCGTTGGGATCAAGCCCTCCGATATGGTCTAACGGTTAGGATGCGGCCCTTTCAAGGCTGAGGCTCGGGTTCGATTCCCGGTATCGGAAAAGAGTTTTACGGGTTCTCTTCAAAAACCCGGTTGGCCACCATTGAATTTCGATTCTTTGGTGGCCAACTATAAGAGTTATGTGTGGTCTCTTCAAAACACTCATGAACGCGCCGTCGACGAAGCTCCGGCAGTTCCCTATTATTATTATTATATGGTTAGTTATGTCCTGGAGTAAGGATTAAATGCCGACAAAGAGCTTATTCATGATTGTTGAATAATGTATCTAGGCAAGGAGTTATGTGTGGTCTCTTCAAAACACTATTCGATGGAAAGTCAAGTCGGTATTTAATATATTATTAATTATATGGGGTTGTATTTAGTAAAATTAATTATAATGCCTGCGAATTGAGCACTTGTCTCAGCGGCAAGAGTTGGGTGGACCTCTTCAAAAACCCTCAGTCAAAAAGCGAACCCTAGAAAAAATAATCTAGGTAATAGCTGGGTATCCCCCGTCAATATCAATAGGTTGTGTGTAATCCGTTAACACTCTCATTTAATAAATTATTTATAATGCCTGCGAATTGAGCGCTTGTCTCAGCGGCAAGAGTTGGGTGGACCTCTTCAAAACCCTCAGTCAAAAAGCGAACCCTAGAAAAAATAATCTAGGTAATAGCTGGGTATCCCCCCTCAATATCAATAGAGTTTGTAAGCACGAATGGCCGAGTGGTCTAAGGCGGTGGACTTAAGACCCACTATCGTATGATGCGAGGGTTCGAACCCCTCTTCGTGCAAATGAGTTTGCTTGTTCTCATTAAAAACAGGATCGGTGCAAATCCTTCGGCAAGGTTTGCACTTAAAGATGGGCCTTATTGGTTGCCTGTAAACCAAAACAGGATCGGTGCAAAGTTTGCACTTAAACGAAGGGTGTATTATTGGATCGCTTATATAAGCGTAAAACCCGGTTAGCTCAGTCGGTAGAGCGCCAGCCTTTTAAAGCGGTAACGCGACGGATAGCTGGTGGTCAAGGGTTCGAGTCCCTTATCGGGTGCAAACTGGTTTCATAGTGTAGTGGTAAGCACCGCGGACTTTGAATCCGCTGTCCTGGGTTCGAAACCCAGTGGAACCAATTTTTTATTATTGTAAAAAATTGATTTAGGGACATCTCACATGGTTTATTATATCCAAACCATGCTGAAAATAAACAATCCCGATACATTTCGCGAAAGTGTTCGTTCAAAGATACAAACGGTTCTAACTACAGATTCGCTTGATCCGAAAATCTCTAGAAATCTAGAAAAGGGGATTTATAATTATGCTATCAAAGAGGCTTCACAAAAGAAGATTGTCAAGAAGTGGGAGAATCCCCTGTTCGCACAAATCTATACGGATCGTCTGCGCAGCGTTTATCTAAATATAAAGAACCCCGCTATACTTGAACAGATCAGAAATGGAGATATAACACCCCAAACAGCGGCTTTTATGACACATCAAGAATTCAGGCCCGATCGTTGGAAAGATATTATTGATCGTAAGATCAAGCGCGACGCATCCAAATACGTGGATAATACACAGGCATCTACGGATATGTTCACTTGTAAAAAATGTCGTTCGAAACGCTGTACCTATTATGAACTACAAACGCGAAGCGCGGATGAGCCAGCGACCATTTTCGTCACCTGCTTGGATTGCGGCAAACATTGGAAATCCTAAACTAGAATTTAGGAAAGTGGCCGTCTGGTAACTTTATAATTATTCGAGCATATTATATATATATTATATATAATATGCCCGAAATTGATATGAACGACCCGGAAGACCTAATATACAATTTAACTATTGGTGAAAGATATGCTTTTTTTCGCCCCAAACCCATAAGTCTTTTTCACGCACCATACGGTGAACCAGTTTATGGTACATTTGATGGATATTCTGGACAAGGCGTACCTTCTATGGAAGAACTAAATAAAGAACCACTAAAGGAACGGCACAAATGGCTTAAAAACGCTACCGTGAATCTTACCGATATTGATGATATAGAAGTAAAACCACCAAGAGATGGACGTCGAAAGATTCCTATAGGAAGTTTTGTTTGGGTGAAACACGTATACGTACCAAAAAAATCCTTCGGTGGAAGACGGAGAACTCGTCGAAATAAAAATAAGAAACAATCTCGTAAATCGCGTTTACGCTAGTGGTTACGGGATTCTACTTTATTGCTCATTCAGCTATTTTTTATATATTCGATATTGGATGAACCATTTCGGCTTGATTATTATATCCATATATATATAAATTATTGTCTATATATGCCGGCCTCAATATCTCAAGTCATTGGAGAAGGAACGTATGGTTGCGTACATGAACCGAGTTTGACATGTGCGGATAAAAAGGATATTGATTATAAAGGCAAAGTTTCTAAATTTCTACAGAATAAATATGCAAGAGCGGAATTGGACGAATATTTAGGTATTCAGCGTGTGGATCCAAAAGCCCTGTTTTTTTTAGGGGTGCCTATACATTGTAAACCGGAACAATCGACCAGTAATTATATTGCGGCGAAAAAATGTAAATTAGGCCAAACGGCAGTGAATGAAAGATATGGGACTATAGATCCAGCTTACGATCTTCTCATTATGAAGGACGGGGGTTTGAATTTGAAAGATTTTGCGAAAAACATGGAGCATCGCCCGGCGACAAAGGAAAATCAAAAGATCATGGAAAAATTCTGGATCGAATGTCATCGTTTGTTTTTAGGATTGTCCGTTTTTCTACAAGAAAATATCATGCATCATGATTTGAAAGCCCAGAATATTGTCTATAATCCCGAAACAAATCGTATCGCGTTTATCGATTTTGGACTCATGCGACCCCTGACCTATGAAAAATCGCGTATTTTACGCGGAAATCTTGCGGATAACTTAATACATTGGTCTTATCCTGTAGAAACCATGTTTTACGCATCGCCTTATAATTTCAGCAAAAAGGGAAGGGACGATCTTATAGAAAAATTGGATAAAAATTTGGATAAAATATTCCACCCCGCATTTTTGGGCAATGTTTTACCTGAAACTGCCGGAAGAGAGGCTCGATCGAATGCGATAGATTTTCTATATTTCGAATTTATCGGTCTAACAGAAGCTTTGCCAAAAATGAAATATAAAGATTTTTTGAATAAATCATTATCGACATTTGACCTATATGGCGTTTGTATGGGATTGTTATATGTATGGAATAAAACACATCATATCATGAATTCCGAAGATAGCAAAGTCAACTATCACAGTCTATTTACTCTATTGTTTTTATGTATTACACCGGATGTCAGTAAACGTATCACGGTGGACGAAATGTTGGATAATTATGAAAGGCAAATATTATCCGATATATTACGCGAAGACCATATAATATTCGTTGATCATATTCCCACAAAAATAGAACCGCCTCCGCATTTGCGTGTCCCGAAACTATCCGATGCGGCGCTAGAAAACATGATCGAGAAAAAGGACGCGAAACTGTTGGACAAAGTATGTCCTCCTGGAAAAATACTGAATCCATTGACCGGACGTTGTGTTTTGGAATGCAAGGAAGGTAAACAACGCGATGAAAAATTCCGATGTAAAACGGTCAAACAAAATAAAACCGCGAAACGAGAAAGACGAAAGCCATTGTATGAAGTCGTCTGTCCAGATGACAAAGAGCGTAATCCGAATACGAATCGATGTGTAGCTAAATGTAAGGATGGTTATCGGCGTGATGAAGAATTCAAATGTAAGAGTATGAAACGGCGAAAAAAAGAGAAGATCGAATAAAGCCACCGGCTTATCCCATAACTCGATCATTATTATTGTTATTATTTCTCTGTGTACATCTACAGATAGAACATCTTAATAGATGATGGCGAACGCTTTGAACTATACAATTGTCACATAACCTATGTCTGCAATCATAATAACATGATGTTATTATGTTTTCTTCGTCATGACAAATAACACATTGTGGCGATTCCGCGTTACTTGATGTCACAAGAGGTCGAATATAAAGAGCCAAATAATCCAAACGGTCGCCAAATTTTTCTTTTAGACTAATATCTTCGGGTAAAAGTGCGGGAGCATGTTCGGCGATTCCGAATGGCTGACCCGCTTCCACCAACTCAATATTATGCATTTGAAAGTCTTGTGAAACACATTGTTTAATTCGATCCATCATAGCCCTAACGGTAACGACTGCCGGGATATTATATCGAACATGCCGCGTAGTAAATATGACTTTGCAATAGATAGATACTGTTCTCATTGTATTTTATTGTTGACACAGAAAGATAATCTTTTTGTAAAATCAATTTTCGCGATAAACGGTTCAAATCAACCATAATGTGCCAAACTGATTATATGTAAATCGAATCATGCGAAATAAATAATAACACCATCCGATGTAAAGGAAGATATATGCGACTACACTAAAGACGCCGGATGTTGTTGCAGTCACACAATGTTTCTGGTAAAAGTTCCACAACTCCATTTGCGCGGGGAATTCATACATATTTTTATACGTAATTTGCGGGGGAACTGCACATGTATTCGACGGACTTGCGAAAAGTTGTCTTGCAATTTCGCATTTTCTACGATTCTCTTTCATAAGGGCTCGCCGATGTCCCCTATTCTTAGCATTGCGTCTTCTATTACCTACCGTTGTCACGCGGCGCGCGTAATGTCGCCCGTCAATAGTATATGCGAGGAGAAGCATGAACAAACCACAAATGGATAGTTTCATCTTGATTTTGAAATGGGTGTCTTTGTTTATCTTTTCAGGGAAAAACGAAAAAGGGTTTTCAATTTTTTATTTTGAAGGCAGCTTCAGCGGTTGCTTACATGTATATGCAATAGTAGAACCAACCAATGCAGGAGAGAAAATATACGACTACCATAAATACATCGATCTTTGTTATTGTGACCAGGCAGTTTTCCTGATAAAAGTTCCACAAGTCCACTTGTTGTGGATGATCTTCATATATTGCTGTATATGAAACTGGTTCTGTAACTACACATGTATTAGATGTATTTGCGAAGAATTTTGTTGCAAACGCGCATTTTCTCCGTTTCTCCTGTATAAGAGTGTGTTGAAATTCCCAATTCTCATCCTTGCGTTTTCTATTACCTGCCGTTATCGTGCGTACTACGTAATAACGTGCCTCAATAGTATATGCGATGAGAAGTATGAACAAACCACAGATGGATAGTTTCATCTTGATTTTCAAGCTCTCCGCAGGAATGCGGTATCTTTGTTTATCTTTTCCGGGAAAAACAAAAAGGGTTTTCAATTTTTTCTTTTCAACGAAAAAAATATACAATATGTACATTTTTTATATTTTTTCAAACTTTATCGTTATACTTACCGGTGCCTACACGGAAACCTTTCCGCCAGACTTCAACTCTGCAATCTCTGCGCGAGCCTTTGCCAGCTCCTCGCGCAACTCCACATTCTGCTTCTCCAATTTGAACTTCATATCCGCGAGTTGATGAATGTTATAAGTTCCGTCTGCCACTGGAATAGGCGCGCGGTTGATCTTGAATACTAGATACCCGTCATTGAGGAAAGCTTTTGCATATCCATGTTCGGAATAATATTCGCTGTAGCGATACAATCCCTGTGTCTCTAGCCTTGAACGAACAGCCTTTGTCTTGGCATTATCATACCAGTGTTCAAAGTGGACATACGCACTTCTATGAGGGACCTGGCGATCCTCAGGCATGACATCGAAGGGAACAAAATCGACACGTGAGACCTTTCCGATCTTGAGTTCCTTCTCAAAGATGCGGACGACGTCATCTTCGTTCCGGATGGCATATTGAGGTTGCGACGAAGAATCGGCCAAGAATAGCTCGGGAATGTTGGGAATGTAAATGCTCGTCCAGTCATCAGGAGTCAGCTGGAGAGGAGTAAGCGTCGAGGTAGGTGGCACTTGGATGTGTTCCGTCAAATATAATTTGAGGAAACGCAGCGGCATCCCATTATCAGCCACAAACGCCTTATCTGGAGGACAACACCAGCTCATACCATTGGCTCCGCATGCTTGCAAATTCTCATAGATGGATGGATCGATGTAGGTGAAACCCACAATCGCGCTTCGGTACGCGGCTCCAGTTTGCTTATTTACATGCTTCTTGATAACGACATAGGAAACATCTCCTGGTCGCATGGCATACTCGACGTACATTTGTACATCACGCATTGTCACAAGCACGCTAGGGAGACAAGCAATACGAATAGCTCCGCTATACTGCTTATCGCGTGTTTCGGTAGGAATAGTCGCGACATCGTCGAACGTCATGACAGGCTTGGGGGAAGAAGATCGGGAAAACATATTGCTTCAGTTACTGGGGGTTTGTTTGGTATCATGAATTGATATCGGAAAAAACCTTTCAATTTTGTGGAAAATCGATGTTCGGTATCAATGGTGGAAGATCACAGTAACACCAGGCGTTGACGGATACCCCTTCTTCCATATCTTCTGATGCTGTTTGCGTATAATTTCCACAGGTTTCACAAAACCGGCATTTTAGGAAAACGATATCTTCTTCCGACCATCCTTCGATTTCACCTGCCAAAAACCAATAGCGTTCTCTGTGTTCTTTTTCCGACATCCAAAAAAACATGGATTTTTCTTTCTCGACCGTAATTGCGTTGTGTATATTTTTCACGATTTCCCGTTTTTGTATTCTAGTGTCTCCCGTAACGGCATCATAAAAGCTATAGTTCTTGATTTCATTCAATACATCATTTGGCAAAGCGAGACGATTGATATGGAGTTGTTTGGTTATATCAGGCATAGGTATATTTTGATGTAAATGTCTATATATCATTTTGAAAATTGAATCTTTCGATTCTAGTAAAAAGGTATCACCATTGTGTATATTCAATGGAAATTACAAACCTGACAAAACCTCTCGATATTAGCTTTCGTGCACCCGCATTTTGGCGCCTTCTTGTTCCTCTCGAACAATGCTGCCGCAAGGCCAATAAAACTACATTATTCGACGGAACGGATGAACTATTTCAGTTTGTCGTCATGTCATTTATCTCCAATTCTAGATGGTATGGTCCGTCTTCCGATTTCTGTGATTTAGAAACCGAAGACATTCATCGTCTCATCAAAAAAGTTATCGATTGTTATCGCTATTATCCAGAACTAAAGAACGACATTGATTCGGTTGTACTCGCTGTTCCAGAATATACCGAAAAAAAACAGGCTAGGATAGCCGAATTTCTCGCGCTTTCCGATTCATTTTACGAGATCGCGCATTCACAATCGCTCCAAACGCTGGTCCAACATATTGAGATTTTCAAAATAGATGAAAATTATCAAGGCGCGAAACTTTCATTTGTCAATTGATTACATTGTATATGTATAGCAGAATGTATATTTTCGTTTCATCAATAATATTCTAAATTCATTATCATTCGATAATTTTTCATCCCATTTCGGCGTCTTTTTTTCCCAATTCCACCTTGTGCGGATATTCTCCTGTGAAATATGGCAATACTGTTGGAAATCGATTCTATGGCTTTTGTATTTTTTCGAAACCCAGAACCCCCCGTTTATATCGAGAACGATTTTACCGGAATCGAAGATGGAATCGCATTCTTTATGTGTGAATACCAGATTATCTTCGGTGTATTTACCACCATCATCGAATCTACGAATGTGTGATATTTGCGCGTCCTCGCCTTCTATAAATGGATCGCTACAATGTGCACAAATACCACAGGCTCGTTTGATGACCCTTTTTTTGACATCCTCGTCAACTAATCGTGGTTTTCTTTCACCATTACCCGTTTCATGAATTGTTAAGATTGTAGGTGGGTTTTGTAGATCATCATCATCCGATATAGACTCAAGGTCATCTACATTTTCCACTTCGGTTTCTTCATCATCATCCGATATAGACTCAAGGTCATCTACATTTTCCACTTCGGTTTCATCATCATCCGATATAGACTCAAGGTCATCGACATTTTCCACTTCAGTTTCTTCATCATCCGATATAGAATGATGGTCCTCTACATTTTCCACTTCAGTTTCATCATCATCCGATGTAGACTCAAGGTCATCGACATTTTCCACTTCGGTTTCTGGATGACAATGCTTATTGCTTGCAGATCCTACTCGACCATTGGAAATAGTAGTTGATACACACAGTTTATCTTGGGAAGCATCCGGTTTGATGGCGTCGTCAATAATTACATTCGGTGCCTGTAATTGTGTATCTTCGTTTCCAAAATGCAACCTATACTGACGTTCCCAATATTCTTTGATCGCCTTCGTCCAAAATTCACAATCATACTCGGGCGCTTTTTCAGATTCGACCAAATCGATATATTTTCTCTTATGTTCTATTTTTAGATTACGACCATGTATTTTCTCCAAATCACGAATAATCGTATCAATAGCGCTGCGATCCGATGATTCCCTGATATTTTGTAGAATCGCCAAATGTAAGGTTTGATAATATCGATCCAATTGAGATTTATGAAAGGGCCCGATTTTATTCGACTCTTCATACCCCTTTTCAATGATTTCGCTGATTTTATGTTGGATGTCATACAAAGATGTCACGTCATTAAATGAGGCGGGGATGAGAAATGTCCCACCCTTTCTCAATCTGGAAATGCTCTGTATTAATTTCGCGCTTTCTTGGCAATATAGGTCGCTATATTGATTGCTGCTCAATGGGTTTGTGGTTTTATCGGATAGTTTTCTGAAAAGGATGCCAAGATTGAATTCTACATTTTCAACATGACTAGAGATATTAAACCCGGTACATAGCATATTGATACCGATTACATATTTTGATCCATTCAGTTTCCGTTCAAAGCTGCTAGACATTCGTTCTTCTTTATTCTGACTGACAAATTCGGCACATGAAATCTCTTTTGTGAAACGATTCTTATACCAGCTCTTGAAACTTTTGATATAGGCCGTATCGGGGAATATCAACAGGATTTTTTTATCCGTTTCTCGTTCCGCTGTCTCTAAATAAGGAACCAGATTATCAAAATCCGATGTATCAATGGATTGGATCCGAACATTGGAATATAGATCCTTGATGGGATAGATATTGATGATTTTTATTTTTTTACGAATGTATTTAAGAAGCGGCATTTTGCTACAGATGATGTTATTTAGCGTGGCCGATAATCCAATGACATGTACATCGAGCATGCGTAACTGACTACATATGTTTAATGCGCTCGTGGTTTGAAACTTTTTGTACAAATTCAGGTTCGTTTTGTTTATTTCCGTGCGAATTTGTGCGCCCCCATTGATATAAGTGAACTGTTGGTCAAACTCATCGAAAATGGCCATGCTTTTGATGCCGACCTCATTCAGGTCTGTTATCAAATCGAGTAACTTTATCGTAAGTTTGTTGAAATCGCCCGTTCGATGTCCGATACCCGAAACGAAAATGGTCACCTTTTTCTTATTATTATTAGATAAAACGTGATTTAGAATTGTTGCGATGTCGACATCACTTATATCGAGCAACAATGTTTCGTTTTTCCAACGTGAATCTCGAAATACTTGTTTTGTCTGATCTTTCAATACTTGGTTGGGGGAAATAACAAAACAGCAGTCAAATGTTTTGTTATTTGCAAAATCGATCATAATCTGGGTTTTCCCCGACCCAGTTCCTGAATTGATCAACGTAATTCCGGCAGGTTTGTCGAATTTCACATGATCCGCAACAAAAGTTCGGATTTCATCCCGTGTTTGCGGGTGGAAAGAAGTATATTCTATCTGTTTGCACTCCATTTTGGTTATTGGTCATTTTATTAACAGAACATGGGGTGGTGAATCTTGGAATCAATTTTTTACGCGATTTCCAAGAAAAAACACCGAGATGCAAAATATACGCAAAACCGATGGTTATAATGACACTTTTACACTTCTTACTTTATAGTCACAATGTAATTGATAATATCGACAGGCTTCTATTTGAAATTTATTGCGATCTCCATATGAAAAGGAAAGATCGATTGTCTCTTCCACCGGAAAATCTCTTTTTTGAAAACTGACACTTTTCACTAGAATTATCCTATAAAAGCAATTATACCCGTCATCGTCGTAATAATAAACATTGCCATTCTCATCATAATATTCACCAAGATTAGGCACATCGTCTTTTTTAAAAACACACTCTATCGCGCATGGTCTTTCGGATAAAAGTTCATAAACGGGTAAGTCTTTCGGTAATCGTCGAATATACTTTCCATTTCGAAGTCTGTAATCAAGATATTCCAAAATGATATGCTCTGCTAAATCCGGCAATCGGAAACAAAAACCGTGTTTCGGTCGATTCATTATATAGTCGTTTCGTAAAATAAATCAATTGTTGGATTTTGATTTGATAATCAATTTTTTATTCAAATGTTCCAAGAGGGATCAGACATTTACCTATCGTTTTTGTGGTGTTTTTTTCATCGGAATCGTCACAGGTTATCCCTTTGGGTTCATATACACAATTCCAAGATTTCATATTTCCGCCATATCGCACACTATCCGTCGTAAGAATCCGATAATTACATTTTCTGTAGAATGTTTTGCGCTGACGAAACTGGTTCTGGAATATATCATGTTTATCCACAATATCCACGATCACTGGATTCTCGTGTTTGACTCTTAAAATACGCCCGACTGATTGAGTAATATCCGTTTTCGGTGTCGCCATCACCAGGATTGACAGCGTCTTGATATCCAATGCTTCGGCGGCCATTGCATAGGTGGCCAAGACAATCTGTTTCCCCTCTGTTTCCTGTAAATCCTTTTGTTTCATTCCCCCCACATAAAACCCACAGGTTGCAAACCCCCGATGTAGAATCGCCGCATGTAAATACGTAAGTAGCGAACGGTTATGGCATAGCAACATGATTTGCCCCTCCGGGTTTTCTTCTACCAAATCAGCCAAGATTCTCACAATGAAATCCGATCTTGGACCGAAATCCGAGAGTTTCGATATCATGGTACTATACTTCGGATTTCCTCGAAAATCATATGCGATTTCATTGAATTCGGCGTCGGATGATATATATTCAATCGCGCGAACACAGACCGGATCCCCACCCGACCGTTTTTCCGAATAAACCTTCGGACCGATGAACATATGTAGCGTCCGTGTAAGTCCATCTTTGCGATCCACTGTAGCAGAAATGCCCAACATATAGGGGGATATAATACGCAACAGGGCTCTGGAAAATTGTTCACTGCCGATGCGGTGGACCTCGTCGATGACTGTTAACCCGAAGCTGTCGAAGACCCCTTCGGGGAATTCGCGATCATATAAAGTCTGTAGCATTCCGATGACAATATCTTTGTCCTCGATGTCCAAGATGGGGCCTTGTATACGCCCGATTTTCGCAGTGGGTAAGAATTCCGCCGCACGTTCAATCCACTGATTCAACAGAAATTCTTTATGGACAATAATCAATGTCTTTTTCTTTAAAAGGGAGATGATTTTGAGTGAAATCACGGTTTTTCCGCGTCCACATGGGACTTCGAGAATGCCTCCACCGCCTTGTTCTTCGGGGTGCGCACTGCTACATATTTCTTTTTTTACCGTTTTCATATAAATATCGATGATGTTTTCTTGGTAATCACGTAGTGGTTTTTCGAATTCGACGGAAATGTCTTTACCGCGTGTAATTTCGGATCGGGGTGGTAGACCATATCGTTCAATACCATAGAAACGGGGGATGTATATTTTTTTGGTGTTTTCGCGGTAGACCGGAAAAGCGACTTCATCAGTCGGAGCGCCGTACTGTGGACCATGTGTCAAGGGTTTCATATAAAGATCGGCCTTCAGAAAAGCAATGTCATCGGCGTGTAATTGATCTAGTGGAATGGTATACCCTTTTTTTCCAAAATAAGATGCAGCGCAAATTTGGCTTTTGTATTCGTCAGTGAAATCGAACGCCCGTTTATTGTTTTCGGTGGTTTTTACAATAGTTTGGTGTATGGGATGGGTGGATTTATGAAAGGGAAATCGTCGTTTGATGGATGGTTTAAGCGGCGCAATTGTTGGTTTAGGATTTAGATTCATGAATTTTTACATGCTTTCTGCATAAATCGTTTTCTTAATTCAATTTTATTAGGAGACGCCACTCATAGGGCTAAGTAGAAATTACTCAAAAGTGTCATTCTGTAATAGTTTATCTAAGCTCTAGCTCCGCCTCCAGAGTGGAAATCAATTCCGTGAGTCGATTGATTTGCTCACGATCTGTCTGCCAGAGTCGCATATAAAGATCTATTTTCTCTATTTTTTTATTTACCTTTGTATTCAAAGCCTCAATTTCCGACAAGTATTTTTGTAGAGTTTCTTGGTACGTCTCTTCCGGCATGTAGATAAATTTGGGTGGAGTAGGAATTTCCTCGTCATCTTCGTCCGATACATAGAAACCCTCATTCATCTTGCCACTCTCGGTATCATTGTCGGCAAAAGTGGTTTGCGGAACGATGCTATCAAACAGTTCAGAATAAGACATGCGCTGGTCGTCTATGTCGTCGTCATAGACATCCACGTTTTTAGAACGACATAGCGGAGTGGGTAGCGTGGGTAGCGGCAATCCAATGTCTTCCAAACTTACGCCTTTAAGATAAGTATCAAATGCGGTCGGCACATCGGATACCAGATATGGAACGCCGTCACCTAAAAACCCCGATGTTCTTGTGTACTCGTATTCAAATTCCGCACAAGAAGCACAGTAGCCGATGAAAGAACCGCGCCACATTCCATATTCTCTGCAATTTAAGCAAGAATAGGGTCCTTTTCGGGTTGTCGAATCGGACGTTGCCCATTCTATAGGGAAGCGTTGGTCATAGACCACACCATCATACACGTAGAATTTTCCAGAATGCACGGATCCAAGTTGTTCGGTCATTCTTGATCGATCGTTTGTGTAATCATCGAACTATTGAAAACCGTCTTTCAATTTTATATTTAGATATAATATACTTTGTAAAATGAAAATGAAAATTCCTGCGGTGCTAAAATCGATATCGCTGATCGAACTTTTGGTTATCGTTGTTTTTATTGTTTACATCGCATTACCTATCCCCACGCCGAATTTTCTTGGACCCTATATTGAGTCCCCTCTCGGTTTAGTCGCCATTTTGCTAATTGCCATCGCACTCTTTTTCTATTCCAACCCGATTTTAGCCATTTTGTTTATCTTGGTCGGATACACCCTTTTGGTTCGTAGTTCCATCGTTGCAGGCCAAACCGCTTATATTCAGTATACGCCTACGAAAACCGAGAGGGAGCAAGAAATAAAAGCGGAAGTTGCACAAAACGTGAATTTGCCCCCTCTCCCTCCTAATACATTAGAAGAAGAAGTTGTCATGCAAATGGCGCCAATCGGTAAGAGCGAGATCGCCGTTTTTGTCGATACAACATATAAGCCTGTAGCCACCAATGTTAAGGGCGCATCGCCCATCTAAATTTGTCATGATATTTTACAGAATGGATACGCCTTTTGTAATTACTATGTGTAATGCATCTGATCCGCCACACCCAAATACCGAAAATTATAAAAAAACGCTGGAAACTAATGGATGGAATTATGTCATCTTGGGAAGAGGCACTGAATGGACCGGATTCGCGGGTCGACTTCGACTCTATCATTCGGAAATATCGAAAATGGACCCCGAACAATTGATCGTCGTCACCGATGCTAGAGATGTTTTATGCATCGCACCGCCGAAAAATTTTAGACAGGCATTCAACCGTTTTGGGAAAGACCTATTGGTTTCGATGGAATTATTCGCCGAAGGATTTATGACCTATTATCCCGATAAAGAATATGGCCAAGTAACGTATTTGGACAAATATTTTGCCCATTATAAAATAGACATTACCAATATTGTTCGTAAATACGTGAACGCGGGTTTGATCGCCGGAAAAGCGAAAGATGTATTGAAATTATATGAATGGTCGACGGAAAATCATTTTACCGATGATCAAAAAGCATTGGGTGCCTATATGAATGCATTTCCCGAACGGGTAGCGGCGGATTTTGACGCTGCCGTCCTACATACAAGCGTCGCATTTTTGAATGGGAGTGTCAATAATAAGTACCAAAAATTGGATTCGCCGACGTTTCGGCAATTATTAGGACTCGAATCGTTTTTCCTACATATTCCAGGTTTAGCTATTAGTAAGGGACAACATTTTGCTTACACATCTATTTCCGATTTTGTTGTCACATCTTGGAACCGGAAACGACTTTGTGATATCTATCCCGAATATTCATTCGAATCACTAAAGTTCCAAGAATATATGAAATTCGAATAATTCCATAGATTGCCTATATCAGTTGTAATTATTTTGTTAGCGTATTGCGTAATAAAATAATTTTAGAAGGACACGCGATTATTTAACTGCCATCGGCACAAATCCCTAGCCTATACACTGTTACTCTCTTTTCATATTTATGCACGAATAGAGATTAAAGTCCTTCAATAAATCCACCCGTGCTTTTTTTAGCCTGAATAATAAGGTACGAAATAAGATAAATAATGCCAATACAGATACCACTCAATAAAACATCGCTACTATTAGGCGCCGAAGAAGAGACCCCGATGCATATGAGCAAAAATCCTAAACCGCCGAGTAATCCCGATAATATATAATCTACCTGTCGGATTTTACTTTTCTTTTCGGTCGTTGTCACGTAGTTCTTTCCTATCCACAATCCAACAATGGCTAAGTAAATGTGTGGAACCAACATATAAGCAAATAAACAAATAAAACTGAATACAATAAAGAGTATAACAGTTCGAAAAGATTGGAATGTACTCGAATCTTTGAGTATTCCACTCGAAAGTGGTAGATTATAGGAAACAACTTCCTCGCTATCCAAAGGGACATATTCACATTCCATCCAACTACCTTCCATATTCGCGCTCACTATGTTATAATTTGCAGAATACATATCAAAATAAGAAAGATTGTTTTGCAGTTGAAATACGCTCGTGGATATTGATATCGGCTTCGTATATACCACTACAGTCGCGCCCTTGCTGTTATATACAACGTATTTCGAATTCGCCCCATTCGGAGATATGTCCGCATTTAGATTCACGGTCACGGCATTTGCTCCAGCGCTAACATTCGCATTCGACGCAGCATTGATAATAAGATCTACTTGCGACGTTGATGATCCGGTAAGTGTACCCATTTCAAGGATAGACGTGAGTGGATAGCACATATATAGGGTTTCTTCACCCCCGTTTATGTTGACATTGCGAATAATGAGTTCTCCGGTAATGTTTTCTAAACCTTCGATATTATGTAAAGAATAGGTTGAACCTGGTGCGGAACCTACGATCCATAATTGTACAGCTTTATACTCATATTTCATATTGTCGATCACATAGGTAACATTTGAACTTGATGTAGGCGTACAAGACCCCCCAATATAGCTGGCCGATTGAATAGCAATATCGTTTATATTTAATGAAGGGTAGGTCGTAATTAAACTGATTGCACTATTGATGGGTCTATTTGGATCAAACAATGACATACTTATAATCTATGTAGAGATTTACATAGATTATACATTTCGCGTCAAGTTACACAGGATTCGCAACAGTTTCATTATTGGGAAAACAGTTAGTATCCGGTCCTCGTAATCTATTTATGCTTTGTCCAGTAAACTCTGTGAGTGTTTCAGTAATGCATACATCGCCATTTTGTTCAATTTCGGGTTCCATTTCAGATTCCGTTTCCATTTCTGCATTTGTATTATTCATGATTGGAAGCGTCGTTTTTGCGATAACATTTTCTAATTCTATTAAAAACTCTCGGATGGTTTGCATATCAAGATCAGACATTTTTTATATATACACTACATAGAAACATTATCATAACAAGAATCAATAGCCATGCCCAATTCCATACACATAGATTGATGAAAATAGATGACCTATAACGGTCATCCATTTTTTGACTGTAAATCTTACTTACAAAAAGGGTCATGAAGATAATGGCTGCACAGAATAAGATATTTTTCACAAGAGGGAATTGTTGTAATTGTGAAATTATCTTGGACAACATTAATTTTCAATCTCTATAAAATGATCAGAATATTTCATACACCAAAAGGGGACGATGCGATTGTCTATATATTCCTTGAATAAAATGCAAGTACATGTTTTCGACATGATTTCCCGTGTTAATTGTTGTAATTCATCTGCTGTTGCTACTTCATCGTTATCTTGGACATTTGATGCAGATATATATTTCATCATCGTGGGAATAATGGTCGACGGGTATAGAGTTGTTACTCGAGTATCTAATTCGGATAAAGCCGGTAGCGTTTTTAAAACATAAAGGGGTGTTATCATAAATCCCACAAATCGTCGAATGGTTGTAGTGGGGTGTAAAGTGTCCAAGATTTCCGTTGAGAATAGAAAGAAATTGCCTAAAATAGGGTGATTGATCCGATTATCGACGATAGATATAGACGACCCTTCCGAATCGTCCTTTGTATCATATGCATTTTCCATTTTCCCGGCTTGATTTTTACATAAATACAAAACTTTGGGGTAATCGATGCGTTGGTTTTCTTGATTTTTAATATAGATGAGGTCTTGTGATTTTTGGAAAAGGGTCGTTATTTTTGGGTGAATAGGGGTTTGAAAAAGAGATCCGATGTTGAGTATTTCATCCATTATTGCCCAGTATTTTTTCAATTGACCATCTGATCGCCGCAATAGACACCCTGTAAGATCAAAAAAGGCGAATATTTCTCCGTCCTTTTCTGTGAATCCTTTATACATTTTGGCTAAATCTTGGAGATGCTCGGAATCATCAATCAATGAAAGAATCTGTTGAAAACATTCATTTTTAAAAAGGGTTTCGCGTGGATCTTGGTCGCCGTCGGTTTGAATATTGGTATAGCATTCAAATTCAAAAGTTGGAAGATGGTAGACGGTACTCTCTAATTGAAGTAAATATTGTAAAAATGGGTAAATAGGTTCATAGTTTATTTTATAGATACATAGATGCACAATATATTTTTTTGTTATGTCTCTTGTCATAGCACATAAAGTAAAATCATACTGTAAATGATCGAAAGTTTCGTCTAAATAATAATAGCTGGATTCGGATTCGGAATCCGAATCAAAATTAATGGAAACGTGGTTGTCAGTTTTGAAAGATTCCGAATCCGATTCCGATTCCGAATCCGATTCATTTTGATTGATGATGTTCTTGACAATATTTTGTTGCTGAATGAATAACGTTGACATATGTTAACATTCTATATATTATTTATTGTACAAACCCTTTTTATAATGGTTATGGTGTTAAAAATCGTGCATTTATTTTCCATTGTTCATTTTTAATAAAATTTGACCCAATTTTTGCAAATCCCATTTGCCGTTTACTGGCATACCGTATTTTTGCACATACATTGCGTACTCTGGTTTTAACGTTAATAATGGCGCAATAACAGTGGTAGATGGAATAGCCCCACGTGCAGCATCTTGAATTTTTATCCTCGAGCTCAAATCGTTAATGGACTCTTGAAGTGTAGCGATAGTTTGTGCACATGATTCATTTTTTATATGATTTGTAACGTTATCATTAATAAAAGATAATAAATTGGTAAAATTTGAGGTTACGGTTGCAACCGACGGTGAAGTTGCGGTCTGTAGTTGCGCAAGAGAAACTGCCATCGCTTGCAATTGATCATCCGTTAAATAATTATCAACTGATGCATAATCATTATTTGCGATTTGATTTATTAAATTACTTATATTTTTAACTACATTTGAATCTAATAAGTTTCGGAGATCTTTCGAATCGGCACAATTATTGTTGTTGTTGACAATATAATTGATATTGTCTTGAAATATATAATTCGGACCAGTATTGTCCGAAAACATAGATTTGGAGTTGATTCCATTATCAAAATTGTAATTGAAGTGATTCATATTATAATATTACAAAAAAATGCATTTGCATTTTCCTTAATGTCTATATATATCCGTTCTAGTGGTACGATGTATCAAACGTGATAAGAACGGATGTAGGAACATCCAAAAAGTATTTCATTCATATATGGAGACAGGAGAAAAACCTGAAAAGTATAGAAGAGAAAACAAAAATCAATAAAATATACTAACTATTATAGAAATGTAATTGTGAAATAGTATAATGCACTTGGTGGTGTAATATTGCGTTAAAATATATAAAAAAATTATTAAATTAACTATATAAATGAATAGTTTATATTTAGCAAAATACTATGTTACAAATTACAAAGAATTTTTTGGTGAAGATGGACACGAAAAATTATTAGTTGGATTAAAGAAATATACAACAAATATTGATGATACTAATTGTAAAATAGTTGGTATTGATGTTGGTTGTTGTATTGGTGATTATATACATAATATTAATGCTATTTGTATGGAAAAAAATAAAAAAATATTATGTTTTGAACCTAATCCAGTAAATATTTTAGCGTTAGAACCAAAAATAAATCAAGATAATACTTTACAATTATTTAAACATTGTATTTCAAATGAAACTACAATAACTTCTTTCTATAATTGGAAAGATAGTAATAATAATAATACAGGAAATGGAATAGCCGGACTAAGAGGAGGGGGTGAAAAAATATGCGATGTTGATGTAAAAAAATTAGATGATGTTTTAGATAACGAATTTAATAACGAAAATATTATAATTAAATTTATAAAAATAGATACTGAAGGCAATGATGGTAATGTAATCAAAGGATTTGAAAAATATTTACCAAAAACAAAATATATTATATTTGAGTGTAGTGATTGTTTAGATGATATTAGAGGTCCAGGAATAAAAAATCCTATGAAAGATATAGTAGATTTTTTATCAAAAAATGGATTTGATACCTATAGAATAGGAACAAAAAAATTATTTAAAGTAAATGATGAATATTGGAATCAAGTTTATGATGATTTAAAATTTTGGTCAAATTGTTTCTCGTTAAAGAAAGATGATAATTTAATACATAAATTAATAAATGAAAATTTTGATTACACATATTAATCTCTATAGACCTTAAATTTTTTACAACATGTAGTCGCAATTTATGCTAATAAAATTATTGAACTAGAATAATTTTATTTTAAAAAAATTCTCCAAAACGGTACAATTTACCTACCACTATACCACTAGTTGGATACATAACCAAACAAGACCAGTAGAATTTCAGTTTCAAGCATCGTGTTTCACCTGTAGAAATACCAAATAAATAATATAAACCAAAACGATTTATAGTTTAATTAATTAAACGATAAATATGGATTCTGTAAATATTACATCAAATAAATGCGAAAAAAAAACATGTGATGTCGTTGAAAGTTATAGAAATACGTTTTGCTTTTTAATCTCTACACTCGTGTCTCTAAATATTGGTTATTATTATTTCGTGGATTCAAATTCGCTTTCTTTTTCTTGGCCGTTTCTCTATCTCTATTTTTTGTTCGATTTACCATTTTCCAGCTTGGATATTAAAATTCACCATGTATTCGGGTTATGTCTTTTATCATCCATTTATTTATTACATATACCTATATGTGATTTTACTTTTATTCTTCTGCCTATTTACAAAACTGAAATGTCCACTCTTTTCTTGGTTTTCAAGTTATGGAACAAGGATAATTATTTGGTGAAACGCTTCCATTTGCCGGCCAGTTTATTTTTGATAAATAATATGCTATTTTTTACTCTTTTTGTAAAATTCAGACTCGTCGATTATTATCGACAAATAATCATTCACCCCAACACATATAGTATCGTAAATACATATAGTAAAAACAATCGGTTTGGAGGGTATCTTGCTTATTCGGGTATATTTGGATTGGTGGCGCTTAATTCATATTGGTTTTGTATCATGTGTAAAATATTATTCAAGGGCTTTATTCAAAAATATAACAAAAAATGTGTCAATCTACTCGCCGAAAAACTGTTGTCGTATACGTATTTCGCAAATATATTTATTGCCGGATATAATTATTCTTTTTCGCCACATCCATCGAATATTTATGATATGTTTGGTATACTTACATTAAGTGTTTATAGCTATAAATACCATAATCAAACATACAGATTTTTATTGAAAAATGATGATCGCGGTTCTGAAAAAATCGTCGCAGATGAAATTTTACCCTATTATATGAAAGATCAATTAGCCATCCATTTTCGTGCCTTTTTGTGTATGCTTACTAGTGGAGGATTTGATTTACAAACGCGATATATTTTACACTCTAGTGAGATTTTGTCAGCGATACTTCATTCGAGCTTTTTTCTCTCCACTTGTTTATATATTTATTATCATAAAAATAGAAGAAGTACCTCCAACGAACCTCTTGTTCTAAAAATATTGATCTCCTTGCCCATGTTATATGATACGTATATTGTTATTATGAATTCATCTGATTTCGTTTCTAGCATTTCTCTAATAACAATCACTTGGTTGATTACGTTGACTCTCAAAACTGCCCCTTTTTATGAAATGAACCATTTCGCATTTCATTTGTTACTCATGTGCCAAACATATTGTTTATCGAGATGTAATTCGGAACGGATAATAAATCCGATACCTCTTTTAATGCAATGATAGTGCGCCCAACCATTTTATCATCTATATCGCGATGTAAAACAATTCTGATTCGTTTAGGTCCCCATATGCCGACGACTATACCACGTGTTTTCATCATTTTACCAACGTCTTCCGAATTTCCATTTATTACTTCCAAGAATAAAATATTTGTATGAATTTTCTTTGTCATTAATCGAAACGCATTAAAATTCGGTATTTCCATAGCTATTCGTAGCGTTCGAATATGATCATTTTCCAGAATGCCTGATTCGAAATCATTTATACCGATCAATCCAGCCGCCGCCAAAATACCCACCTGGCGCATTCCTCCGCCAAGCGCCTTACGAATCCGACGAGCCTTTTTGATAAAATCCGTCGAACCTATGAGAATAGATCCGATCGGGCATCCAAGACCTTTGGATAAACAAACCGATAATGTGTCCACATATTTGGCGATTTCATGAGGTGCCTTTTTCGTCGCAGTTAGTGTGTTCCAAATACGCGCCCCATCCATATGGATAGGTATATCATATAACCCAGCGATAACCTGTAATCTTTCCAAAAATGGAATCGGTAATACTTTTCCACCACATGCATTATGTGTATTTTCGATACAGATGAGTTGGGTCGCCGGTTCATGTATATCATCGTCACGAATGGCCCGTCGAATATCATCCATGTCCATTGTCCCATCTGATAAATTCGGGACCGTTCTAAATGACACACCACCAAATTGGGCTGCACCGGCCTGTTCAAATAAAAACATATGACTATTATCCCCCACAATCATCTCAGATCCGCGCTTATTACAATGTACTAAAATCGCTGTTAAATTACTCATGGTTCCCGAAGGAAAAAATAGGGCCGCGTCTTTCTGGAACATCTTGGCCACACGTGATTCTAGCAATTTCACGGTGGGGTCCTCTTCGGAAACATCATCGCCAACTTCCGCAGTAATCATTGCTTTACGCATTTCTAACGTGGGTTGTGTTACTGTGTCGCTATGTAAATCTATCATTGATTATACTGATAGATTTGCATATTTTATTTATAGGTCCTACGTAATTCCATCGACGTTTTTATTTCGCGTTGTTTTTTAATATGTCCTAAAATATGATCTACATGATCTTTGCTATATATGATTTTCCCTAAAGCTTCTTCTAAAAAGGTGAATGTTAGAGGTGAATAATCTTTTTTCTCATATATATAAATTTCACCATCGGGAATGGATATTTTCTTATTCTTCATGTTGGATTCATCCAAATAGCGACAAATGGATTCTGTAAGATTTGAACGCTCATCACGTAATACTTTGGTTTTTTCATTGATGGTTTTTATATGTGTATCCAGCAAGACCCATCGTTTCACATGTTCAATAAATCGATCTTTTGACACTAGGATCAATGCTTCGTTTTCTTTTTCTATTTTGTCCATGTAAATATTATTATTATAAATAGATATGTAAAAAATGCTAAAAATACTCATTTGCGCTTACGATATGTTTTGCGATGTTTTGTGGAATGGCGTCTGCGTCCCATAGATTGATTTGCAGCAATCAAAGCTATCGGCACCGCGACATCGACAAGAGTAGACCCTCCAGTTTGCTCGGGAGATGTTCCTCGTGCGGATCTTTTTTTGCCTTTACCCTTCTTATTCTGATAACCTCCTTTTTGCATACCTAAAGAAAATCCCAGTTCTTGGAGATCTCCTGCTTTGGCCTCACTACCACCCATCGCCTTCAAATGATCCATCTGCTGTATATGAGAACCATATATTTTTCCTCCATATTCAGTCGCACCATCACCCCCCCGCATCATCATACGCTTTTGGGAATTCGATCTAGATTTTCTATGGTTTACCATTATATATATATATAAGTTAGACTTTTTATTCCGCGTTTATCTTGGAATATTGTCCAAGCAATCTCAATAACAAAAACAAATTGGCTAAAACTATGAAAATGAGAAATACATTATAAATACAAATGAACCACAAATAGGTATAAATTTCATTATAAATCATCCCAACAATTGGACGAAGAATCTCATGTAAATCGCGCTTGATATCCTCGTTTTGAAAAAAATCTATACACGTTTCACGTATTGTTTTCATAATCTATCTATTGTTTTATTAGACAATCAATTATGAGTTTTTAACGTAGTTTTTCATATTCCACTCATTCGTAGAATAAGAAAAACTAAAATATCCACTCAAAATAAACTTTGAAAACATGAACGGTATATACGAAACGAACGATACCTTTCCATTTGATAACTTGACATTGACGCCGCCTACGTCAATGCCTGGCGGAAATTATTTTATAAAATATTTAGTCAACCGGGCTCCTGTATACATCCAATCACCTAAATGTAAGACACGAGGAGGAATTTTAAAAACAGGTAAAAAAATCCACTGTGATTTAATGTTCGGAAATGAAAATGAAGATTTTATTAAATGGATGGAAGATTTAGAAGCCTTTTCATGTAAAGTCATCTATGAAAATAGGGAAAAATGGTTCGAATCAGAGTTGGAAATGTCTGATATTGAAAATTATTTTTCTTCCCCGCTTAAAATTTATAAATCCGGAAAGTTTTATCTAACGCGTGCTAATATTGCGTCACGTCTTGGAAAAATTTCACTCAAAATTTATGATGAATCGGAACAAATAATAGATTCCGAAGACGTGAATGAAAATATGAATATTATTACGATTTTGGAATTGCAAGGCATTAAATGTTCAGCACGTAGTTTTCAGATTGAAATAGAGATGAAACAAATGATGATACTGAATCCGGTTGATTTATTCGATCAATGTCTTCTACATGTTGAAATGAAAAAAGAACCAAACGATTCTCTTGTTGGTCAAGAGGTTCATGTATCATCGGATGAACCTCCTCCTAACCAAGATCCATATTCTCTGCCACAAACTACAGGAATAGATACTTCAAATCATTTAGACGAAAACGTTTCAGATAACCCGGTTTTGGATGAATACGAGGTCGAATTACATTTAGACAAAATTTCTGATTCAGATATAGTACAATTAAAGGCACGTAAAGAAGTCTATTATGAAATGTATCATCAAGCCAGAGATAAAGCAAAATTGGCTAGATCTATGGCCTTAGCTGCATATTTAGAAGCAAAGCAAATTAAAGATACTTATATGCTTGATGACGTCGAAGAGAGTGATACAGATGATGACGTTGTCCAAAAAAAAATTTCGGTTTAGGCATAAATTTTATCCGCCATTTATATAAGAACTATGTTCAAGAAATTGTCCAACATTTTTAATTCAAAGACTATTATGTGGATTGTTGTCGTTGCTGCCATTTTATTAATAGGATGGGGACTCATGTCTTATTCCAGTAGCAAGGGTGTTTTAGATAATTATACGAATGGTAGTGTTACTGCTCCGATCGCGAGTGCAAGCACATTGGTAGATAATGCCGCGCAGGTAAATCCTTCTACACAAACAACAGCAAGTGTAGCCAATCAAAACACGAAGAACGGTTATGCTCTTCAACCTGTTGCTAACCCGGCGGATCTTTTACCCAAAGATCAAAACCGCAAATGGGGTGAGATCAACCCTGTAAATATTCCCGGCGGCGGGGCCTTTCCTCCCGATCTTTTACAAGCTGGCAATTTAGTCGGAATTGATACGATTGGACAAACCTTAAAGAATGCGAATTTGGATCTTCGATCACAGCCGATCATTACCAAGCAAAACATTGGTCCTTGGAATATGAGCACCATTGAGCCAGATTTGGCTCGTGTTCCTCTTGAGTTGGGTTGTGGTGCACCTTAAGGTCTATCTGTGGTTTTGTAGCCAAATGGCTACAAAATCCTGGATTGCCTATATATCCTTTTCGGAATAACTATAGTTATTCTCGAAAAGAGATTAATTCATGTATATTTATTGCTATAAATAATAAATATATACTATAGGTTATATGACTAATTCAGAGTGGTTTATATCGATTGTGATAGTATTCATTTTAGCCGCATGTCTCTACATATATTATACATCTGATTCGTTTCAATTAAAATGTATCGTTTCCACTGTAGATGGTAATAAATACTGTGTTCGCGACCGAGAAAAAATCCAAGACGCAGCGGATCTGTTGGCGAAAGTAACAGCCAAATGTCGAAATTTAGTAGAATACGTAGGTGATAAATTTCCGAATAATGATAATGTCAAGCGTTTAGTCAAAGGATATAATCCAAAGCGCATTATGGAAACCCTCCCAACGAGTGAATATACGGCCTATAGTGAAAATAAGGGTGAAAAGATTGCCTTTTGTTTGAATAAAACGCGCGAAGGAGAAGATAATATGATTGATGAAGATACGCTTACCTTTGTAGCAATCCATGAATTGTCGCATGTAGCTACCAAATCCATTGGCCACAAAACTGAATTCTGGGACAATTTCAAATTTTTATTAGAGCAAGCCAGTGATTTGGGTATACATAATCCGATTGATTATAAAGAAGAACCTGTTGAATATTGTGGCATGAAAATTCATGATAATCCATATTATGATTTGGGAAGAATATAATACCACATAAACATCACCATCCACCATTATTGCAATAATTTATATCACGTGAATCCAAAATCTTATTTCCATTTAACGTTATAAAACTATATCTCCAATCGCCCGGACATTTTTCTGGTAATAGAAAAATAGTCTCATTCGATTTTATACAAATCTCACAAGAATGGTCATATCCCCATCCGTCCATTTTATCTAATCGAACAATGGTCAAACTGTTATCCGATATATCAAATTTAAATTTGTCATTGCATGGATTCGATGCTAGGCGAATTTCATAATCAATATCGGTGGGAAAATAGGACAAATTCACCGTTTTAATGTTAGTTTCGCTATGTCCAAAATCAATCCGTATTTTCACTTCATTTATTTCATATTTTTGTTCAGCTATAATATCCGGCAAATTTAAATTATATTGAATGCAGCTGTACATATCATATGTGGGTCCTAAATTATACGTATATGGTTTATTCAATAAAAAAGACAAAATAAATTGTAAAATAAGAGGACTTTTTGGTTTTGATGTCATCATAAATGCTTGAAAAATGCTATTTCCCAACATAGATAAACATGAATAAAATGTTACGTCATTGTCTAACATATCCATATTAATATGGGGTACCAAATCTACATCCGCATATACACCACCGTGAATATATAATTTACATAATCGCCATAAATCAGCTTTATACATTCCCGCTGGTATTGTTCGAAATAAATTAGCAACACATTTGTTGAAATGCGTCTCTAAAAAATGTATACATTCGTCGTCGAGACTTAATTCTAATTTATACTCCGGATTCAATTCACGCCATCTAGAGAAAACAATTTCGGGTACCTCTTTTTTATAGGTCATATAAATAGTTTTATTCATATTGAATAATATATATTATTAGTCAATATCTATATATTATTTACTATCTAATATCTATCCGTCCAAAAAACCCTCCGCTTTATACTTGACATATAATCTGGAAATACCACATAAACAAAATATATTCTTCAAGTAACGACAGTGCCTCGAAATCTTATCCAATTAACCCCATTATAATGATACATATTTAACGAATTATCAAATATGATTTGACCAAGTGTTCCAATTGTCGAACTGGTCGGTGCGGTATTATTGGTAGTGCTGAAAACGACATTGGAGCAATTGAAATTCCAATTTGAACTGGAATCAAATTGTGCACGTATTATTCCATCGCCCGTTCCAATTGCGATATTATTGGTGGCCCCGTATAGACTTCCTGATAAATCTACATTGGATCCAATGAATGTGTTGCCACTACCCGAATTGAGATTCAATCCACAATTTGCACCAAATGCACTATTATTCGAACCGTGTGCATTTCTAAGAAACGCGAAATGACCCATAGCAGTATTATTTGACCCGTCCTGGTTTTGATTTACACCCTTGGTAATTTAAAACGCCGTTTTTAGATAGTAAAAAATAATGTATTTTATTGAATTATACATTATTTTCTCTATTTTGTCCATTTTGTCGTGTTTTCTAAACAAGATATACACGAATTGTACTCGCTTGTTAAATATGAATATATGTTGTTAAAACATTTTTCACAATAATGGTGTTTATCGCAAGTAATTATAACTTTATTATTACTATCCTTAATACATATTCGACATATTTTTATTGCCCCCCCCCCCCATTTTAGTTTTAGCACTCATTATTATATAGTATTATAATAATATTTTTATATTTATTCGCAATATAATATAACAATGCCCTCGCATAAAAGCGAAGATTATAAAATCACAGCAGTTAAATATCATTTAGAAAATGATGGTTTATATGTAAATACGTGTAAAATATTCAAATGTAGCGAAAGAAGTTTGAAAAGATGGATTGATAAATATAATAATCAAAATAATATAACACGTAATAACAGACCAGCAGTATCCTATAAAATTACACAAGAACAAGTTAAATACGCATTACAATTGCTAAAACAAAACGAACAAATTACTATGAATGAATTACAATATCAATTACAAAAACAACACAAATCACTTGATATTTCAGCAAGACAACTTGGTAATATTCTTCGTGATAATAACAAAACGCGAAAACGAACAAGACATAGTCATTTTCCAGTTATTCGTCATAATAAACCCATTGATAAACAAAGTGAAATGAATAAGTTTTATGCAGAAATAAGTAGATATCCACTAAATAAAATTATTAGCATTGATGAAACCGCAATAAGACCAGTTATGATGAATGAATATTCACGATGTGAATTAGGTAAGCGGTGTATATTCAAGACAAACGATACGTTTATGTTTCGTAAATATACATTATTAGTTGCCATTAGTAATTCAAAATGTGTTGGTTGGACGATGTTTGAAAAAGGTGCTATGAATAAGGAAAGATTTGTTGAGTTTATGAATGAATACATATTTAGTAAATACAAAGACCATCTAATAATAATGGATAACGCTGGTGGTCATAGAAATAATTATGTATGGGATGCGATAGAGCAAAGTGGTAATAAATATTTACATTCCGTGCCCTATACACCTATTACAAATCCCATTGAAGCATGGCTCAATCAACTCAAACATTATCTCAAACAAAATAAAAGTGTATTACGTTATAATGAATTGAATAAATCAGTTGAAAATGCAATAGAAAAAATCAAACCAGAAAATTATAAAAATTATTTTAATTATGCTTTTGATAAGTCGCAATTCAAAATACCATCAAACCATTCTACGCGTAGAAGAACATTAAAAAAATATAAAAAAGTATAAACGTAATAAAAACATTATACCGTTATAGTATAACCGAATAATGCGCGAAAAACTATCAATTAAATATCATACAGAAAGAGAAGAAATATGTAATAAACTTATAAGCATATTAGAATTAGATGAAAACAATTCTATTTTATTATGTGATTTAGAAAAAGATTTAGTAAAGCAAAATAAGATATTAGATATCAAAGATGAAATTAAGAAATATTTTGCTGTAAGTTGTTTAGCACCATACAAGCCGAACGCAACTTGTAATCGTCCTTATATTAATATAGTTCGTGGAATACTACGAATGCAAAACTATACGTTTGAAGGAACATCTCTAATTACAAGTTTGAATGATGGAAAATATACTTCAACCACAAAATACAAAATATTTAGGAATAATTGAGTTATTTTATTTATAAGTCAAATAACTTAAAAATAAAATATTTAGGTAATATATAGGATGGTGAAAAAGAAAAAGGATGAAACCCAGCCGAAAGAAAAAGTTGTTAGAAATGACGTGAAACAACGTAAGGAAGATAACAAAAATACTGATTTTACGTGTATCAAAAGTTCGTGGAAATCATTTTGTAAAAATAATCTTTTAGCAGATACGATTGTTGAGGATATTTTGCCGAAGATTAACACTATCTGTTTCTTATCCTATAAATTGTTAAATTATCATTTTGTTCGGTTATTAGAAGAAAATAAACCTTTACCAGAAATAAAACAAAATCTTTTTTATCAATCTTGTTGTATGGTTTCACGACTAAAATATACAAAGGATACTACCGATACTACTACCGAATTGTATGAAAGTTTTTCACAAATGAAACAATATATAACTTATGAATTACCGGCGCGTGATTATTTATGTTTAGGATACATTACTAACTTGAATAAATTACAAATTACGATGACAAATAACCATTTGAAATTGAACTTCTATAATCGTTTTCGTAAATATTTGAAATTGCGAACTGGCGAAACTGATAACGCAGTAGTATATAACTGGTTAAAAGATATATATGAACCTAATTATGATGGAAAGAATGTATTTGTTTTGTATATGCGTAAATGGTTGAAATACATACCTACCGAAGTGAATATAGTGAAACATTCTAATCATTTTGTTAAGATTTATTATTCTATCTTGAAAGAGTTTGAAAAATACCCAGATACGAAAGGAATACGAACGTTCACATTATTACCACATAAACACGGATTTACACAATCGCACATCACAATTTGTAATGCTGGTTTAGAAAACACACTGAAATATATTGCGAATGAATTGAAACGTGCAAACAACGATAGTAATAGTGGTTTAGATGTGAAAAAGTTTGAAGAAAATAGTAATGAATATTGGAAAGAATTATTCAATATTACAAAATATGAAACAAAAAATAAAAAGTTTGGATATACGATTTTAACGGATGGTAAAAGCGTAGTATTACAAATGCGAAAACCCACACAACCAGAAAAAATAACAACAGAATACACGGAACAACATTACGATAACTTTTTAGGAATTGATCCAGGAATAAGGGCGTTGATTACTTCGTATGATACAAACAATAAGGTAATTCAAGTATCCACCAGAGAATATCGCCATAAAAGTAAAATGATTTATGCTTGTAAGAAACGTGAAAAATGGTATAAAAAGTGGGAACATTATGAAGAATGGAAACTTATACCTACTATAAAAACCAGTAAAACAATCGTAATGAAAGAATATTTCAAATATGTATTTCCACGAATGCAAACATTTACAGAGTTTCATATGGAGAAGGGATTTCGCAATTTGAACTTCACTTCCTATTGTAGAAGCAAAGCAACATTAACGAAAATATGCGAACGTATAAGTGGTGTAAGCAAAGCAACAAAAAATGTAAAAACACTAGTAGGTTTCGGCGATTATTCACAGCAACACGGATTAGTAAAATCTCATCCAACAACACCCATTTTACGATTAAAACGAGAATTACGTAGGTATTGTAAGGTGGTTGATATAGACGAATACAAAACAAGCAAAACGTGTTCTTCGTGTAATAAAGAAATTGAATTATACCGAAATCGTATTCAACGAAAAAAGAAGGGCGTTTTAGAACCCATAGCAAAAATGTCTAATATCCATAGCGTAATCCGTTGCAAACACAACGAGTGTAAATTATGCTGTATGGATAGGGACATAAATGCTTCAAAAAACATATTAGGGTTACTTCTCGGTCAATACAGAGGAGAAGAAAGACCATTATGTTTTAAACCAGAAAAAATTGCCGTGAAACCTCGTAAGAGTGATAAGCGCGCAAAGGCGTGTAATTCGCCATTACTAACTTGATTTTTTTTAATGCTGTGAAAACGGCGTTTTAAATTACCAAGGGTGTAATGAACCATTTCCAACTGCATTATTATAAGATCCCGTTGTATTCGAATATAATGCACCGCCACCTAATCCACCATTAAATGTCCCAGTAGTGTTCGAATATAATGCAGTGTATCCTATGGCAGTATTCTTAGATCCGCGTGTATTCGAATATAATGCAGTGTATCCTATGGCAGTGTTATAAGAGCCGTCTTGATTGAATTTTAATGCGTTATATCCAACTGCATTATTGTCTCCACCGATGGTATTATTTTGTAACGCGTTTGTGCCAATTGCCACATTCCCAATACCACCCGAACATGAATATAATGCATTCACACCGATAGCTACATTACTCGAATCAGCAATGGAACTATATAATGAATTGGCACCGATGGCAATATTCGAATTACCAGTGACATTGGAATCTAAAGCGGATTTGCCAAGACTAATGCTATTAGGGTCGCTGGTCGGGTTTACCACATTTCCTGCGTTTTGTTGCAATAATATGCTTACATAATCGTTCGATACGAACATTTTATATTATATAGATAGCATTTTTCAAATGACTAAATAATACAGTGTGGTCCAGATTTACAAGCTGCATTTATCGTAATAGGTTTACAATAGTATTATTGAAAAAATCGAGGCCATTTGCTATAGCCTCATCCATATTAAAGTATTTATAATTGGCCAATCTTCCTACAAAAAACACCCGATTTTCCTCTTCCTTTTTTGCAAGAACTTTGTATTTTTCATATAAATCCATATTCTTTTTATTAGGAACTGGATAATAGGGTTCACCTACATCGTTGGTTTTTTCAGAAACGATGATCGTATCTTTTGACGTTTGATTTAAAAAATGTTTATATTCTACAATTCTGGTAAACGGCACGTCTTTACTCGGATAATTTACAACTGAGTTGGGTTGAAAATAATTCATATCTTTTATCGTTTCAATGGTAAAATCAATACTTCTATATTCCAATTTTTCCAGGTTTGGAAAATAAGAATCAATGGGTCCTGTAAATATAACAATATCATATTTGGTTACATCATTTGTTTTGATAAATTCAAAATAATCTGTATTTAATTTCACCTCGATATTGTTATGATCCAATACCTTTTCGAAAAAATGCGTATATCCTTTATGCGGAAGAGCTTGATATTTATCAGCAAAATAACGGGTATCAAAGTTGCCTCGTATAGGTATTCTTTCCAGAACTGATTTATCTAATTCTTCGGGGTATTTGTTCCATTGTTTGAATGTATAGTCTCTTATTAATTTATCATACAAAGCATTTCCGATTCTTGACTTTGCCATTTCTTCGCTATTATTAATTGTCTCATATTTTACCTGATTTTTCTTCAACCATTCATTCACATCCTCTTCGGTTTGTAGATGTTCATCGCATAATTCATTTATTGTAGTGATATTTACTGGAATGGAAACAAATTTATTATCTACAGACGTCAATACTTTATGTTCCCATCTGCTCCATTTGTCGAAACGGTTGATATAATTCCAAACAGTTTCATTATTTGTGTGAAATAAATGGGCCCCATATTTGTTCATTAAAATTCCCGTGTCTTGGTCGACATAATCATAACAATTACCACCTATATGGTTTCGTTTTTCGATAATTGTGACTTTACCATTCAATTCATTGGCAATTCGTTCTGCTATTACTACACCGGAAAGACCACACCCAACGATTAAACCACTGAAGTTTTGAATCCCTTTATCTGTCATTGACACCGAAGAATGTGAATTCGCAAGTGCGGATTCAAGTATTCGGTCGTTTAAACTTGGCATATAGATATCGGGATAAATAAATGCGGCAATTTACACGCACCAAAAAGTAATTAGATACTATATAATGCCTAAAAATATATACAAGGTCCACTTATTAAATAAAAAGGGTGATTTGGATAAAATCCTGGTATTTGGTGCGACAGATGACAGTGAAATATTTAGCGACACCCAAAACGCCTATTATAAGCTACATGATATAAAAATCATTTTCTTGGACAAATGGATTCATAAAGATGATTCTATACGAACCATAAAAAAAAAGATTTTCCAAGAATTATCTAGCGAACTTAAAACCTTAGATGAAATCTATTTATTTGTTTCATCCGAAATTTCCATTGATATGGACGTCATTTACCAAGACATTACCTATAATGACACAGAACCTATGAAATCCGATGTTTTTTTACAATTTGCAGTGAATCTGAATTCATCCGCTGATTTAACCCCGTTCAATGATACGGGCAAAACCATTTCATATAAAGAATGGAAAAATCTGAAAAAGTCGGGTATGCATGAAATATTTATCCCTCTTGGAATGAAATTCCAAGAAAGTCGCGACCTTTTATTTTCAGCAAATCCATATACTATTCATATTGGAGGTGTCGATGTAATCAACCATTTCGAACAATCCAATAAAAACCCCATTCTCACATTTGACAATACTCTGTTATTAAATTATACCAATTCGACAGAATTGATAGTATGTTTAGCAAAAGATGTATTTGATTACGCCACCGAAAAAGGGATCGACCAAGATTTCATGTGTAGTATGTATTACCCATTTTTATATCAACGTGACATAAAAAATGTCGACACGCTGGATTCAATGAATCCTGACAAAGTAACGATGCCCACTGAATATTATCAAACCATCGATACATTTTATAAGATTTACAGGGGAAAAACTGTCGAACTGCCGTATAAATATCGCGGCATATCGGCCTTTTCCATCACACTAGAATCGACTGATTATAAACATAAAATCCCTCTAGATATTCTCTTTAAAAACATGCATTCTACTATAGATATGCCTATCATAAAATATAATCCGGGTAAACGCCATGAAAAATTATATCGTCTTTATTCGACCCAAATTTCGGCAAGTGGTAAAAAAATACCCGTTTTAAGTGAAATTCAAATTAATCAATTGAGACAACGCATGGGTAAAGGTAATCAACTTTCCATCTATGTCAGCCATACAGATTTCTTTATACATATCAATGAAAATTCTACGATTCAAATTATCGGCGATTTAAAAACGCCCGTTGATGCGGATGCATTAGAAACGATGATCACACAATCAATTAATCCGATTATCTCACAGTTAAATACATATTTAGAATCGGCTGGATATGAACTCCCCGTTTTTCGTAATTTTTCATCTTTGAATTCGGCCCTTTTTAACTATACACTTTCATTACCGATCACATATAAAATAGATCTTAAAAAACAGGTTTCATATATCTCTACGACATTTGATGTCATTTCAACGGATATTAAAACGGGCGCTGATCTTCGGTTCAAGCGTGTGGAAAATTTCCGCAAAATGGATGCTCAATCCGCGCTAATTACAGAAGTATATAAACAAACAGCTAATGAACGTGACGTGATTCGTTCTCTAATGGATAACTATAAAATGACCGAAGAAGAAGCGATTTTGCGATTCGGTAAATATTCTGTTGAACACGAATCGCTGAATGGTAATTATATAGAAAATCCGGGTTTTGTCACATCGATAAAGATACAACATCTCGACATTCAAGTCCAAGTGTCCAAGATTTCATTCATTGAATATATCGATGTCCTACAGGTTTATTTAGATACTATTTTACGTTTTTCACAAAACCCTGCTAGCATTACTAACATTTCAGAGGAGGAATTAAATAAATTTACAAAAACCAAAGGTGTCGACGCAGAAAAGGACATTGTGAATAATATAGTATATGCAGCTATCGCACCCGTCGCCACAAAAAAATCACGTTTTTTACAATTTGACCAAGAAGAAGCAGAACCAGAAGATGAGGATGCAGATGCAGATATAATAGGAATAAATGAAGCCGAAACAGAATATAATCCAAATGTCTTGCGTTTCGATGATGAATATGAATATGAAGAAGAGGTAGAAGAAGAGGAAGAGGGAGATTCAGAACAAATATATAGAGGGGGTGCACCCGGAAAAGAAAAAGAAAAAGAAGAGAAATACCAGGCGGACATCGACGGAATGTCAATTGCCAATCCGACGCCGTTTTTCAAACGCATGCATGAACTAGATCCTGAATTATTTATCACTGATTCTAAAACAGGATATCCAACATACGGAACGGTCTGTCAAGCCGCTGCAAAACGCCAGCCGGTTATTTTGACGGACGAAGAAAAGGCCCAAATTGATAAAACATCACCTGGTTTATATTCACATGCTCTACATTATGGTTCGGATCCCCAACATAAATATTGGTATATATGTCCAAGATATTGGTGTTTAAAAACGAATATGCCCATTTCCGAAGAAGATGTGAAGGCGGGTAAATGTGGAGCCATTATTCCAAAAGGTAAGACTGAAGTTCCGCCGGGTGCATATGTATATGAATTTTCTACCAACGATCATTATGATGAAAAAGGGAAATATATATATCATACACCCGGATTCCATAAAAAGAAGCAATTTCATCCCAAAGAGCTAGGACTCCCGTGTTGTTTTAAAAATGCTTGGAATTCGGAAGATCAAAAGAAACGACGCGCTATGTTCAATTACCAAGAAAACGATGACGCGGCGGGAGCAGATAATACACCCCTCAAAGCAACAAAGGCCAAGACACAAAATAAAGGGCAGATCGAATTGGCAAAAAATACATCGTATATTATAGGCCCCGTAACAGATGTCGATCAATACCGTTGGGGGTTTCTACCTCTATCGGTTCAGCTATTTTTTGGAATAGATAATCAATCTGTAACAGATCCACAAAACCCGTCCATCATTCGCTCAAATGAACCATGTTTATTACGTTATGGTGTTGAATATTCGAAAAACAAGTCGTTTATTGCATGTATGGCACATTTTTATGCATATAAACATGATTTAAAATCCACGCCGACCATAGAAGAAATGATAAACGTTTTATTAGAGGCCGTCACATTAGATTCATTTTTGAAATACCACAATGGCAATTTGGCGACCATTTTTCGCCCCCAAAAAATCGATCTTTCGGTGATAGACATAGACAATTACTCAAATACGGAGTTTTATAAAACCATCGATCTTGGAAATGAAAGTCAAATGGATTATTTAGAAGATACCATCGCATCTTATGAAAATTTTATCCAATTCTTGCGTGATCCTATGTCAATTATCGACCATACCTATTTATGGGATATGATGTGTAACCGTAATGACAAATTAATGCGCGATGGATTTAATATGATTATTTTGGAACTTCCTGAAGATGATATCAGAGAAAAATTAAACGTATTATGTCCTACAAATTCTATTGCGCAATTTGAGATCAACAAGGAGACAATTATACTGTTAAAAAAGGGTGAAATTTATGAACCTATACATTTATATGAGCAACACGACTCCGTGATCAATTCCGCCAGAAATGTAGTTTATGCTCTGAAGCGCGGCGAAATTGTTTCGAAAGAGGTGGGATCGAAGGGAGTTGTTATGAATATTAGTACAAAAGCGGTATCTTATAAATTAAAACAGACGGATGTTAAACATAGTGAATTTGTATTTAAAAAGGCGTTCTTGGAACATTCATCGGTAAAAATGATACAAGACGTTTTAAAAATGATTCAACGTGCCACACAAAAATATTGTCCCACTCAGCCTGGCATGCCTCGCGTTTATAAATTCAAACAAAATTTGAATGCGATAGAGATAATACGTGTATTGAAAAATCACGGATATCGTGTGGAACGCCAGGTCCTGAATTATCGTAACAAAGTGATCGGCATTCAAACAAACACACAAGACGATCAGAATTTGTTATTTGTGCCCTGTTTTCCATCCAGCCAAATAAACGATTTGAAAACGATTTATATGGATACCGACGAACTTTGGTTGGATTATATTCATACACGGGATCGTTTAATTGGTGTTTCACTTAAAACAAAAGGAGAAATATTATGTAAACCGGTTGTTAAAGTCGTAGAAGACGGTATTGTTGTGGGATTTTTAACAGAGACAAATCAATTTATACAAATCATGCCACCACAAGAAAACCTTGATCTCGATGACATAGAACAAGTCCATCATTCTAGTTATACGAATTACACCGATAAAACACTTGCACTTGAAACTGCGGAAGAAGCCACTCGCAAAGAAACTGTGCATAAGATTAACTTGGAAACGCGATTTTATAATACTTTTCGCAATTTGATTCGCGATTTATTGAATCGATATGAGAATCATAAAGCAAAACAACAGATACGCGAATGGATTGAGGATGCGGGTATGTTAGACCGAAAAAAACGCGAGGAAATCGAATCGGTATTGCGCGAACTAACTAAAGATATAGCATCTTTCCAAGAATTTGATAAATCGATCTTGGACAATTTGGACGAAATTGTACCCTGTAAATGTGATGGTTCTTCACCTTCACCAAAATATTGCGCAGTTAAAGAGGATGAGTCGGGCGATATTACATTTTGCCAAACCATTTTCCCGGCGAAACATCTGTTGAGCGGACATGATAATATTCGCATTTATTATGGCCGGGTTGCAGATGAATTGTTGCGATACAAACGAATCCAATTATTTATGCTCCATCCAAAAGCCTATCTGAATATTTCCAATATAGAGTATCACATGAATGAGGATGAAATTTTTATCTTGGAATCCCTTTTGAATAAAGAATATTTTTCAGATATGACGCCATATAATATCAATCGTTATATACGAAACATTGAATATGATACAGCCATACCGATATTTTATTCGGGAAAATCACAAAAATATTCGAATGACATTTCTTTGGAAGAACAGCGTCAATTGCGCGACACCGCGTCTATAACAGAAACTACGACCACCGGCAATTTTATTGCGGACTGTATTCATATAAATAACCCAAACGTGATTGGAAATACTAAAGTCGGATCATGGAGAAGTTATTTCCCGTCATCCTGTCGAGAATTAGAATTTAATAACAGCGTCACCTGTTCTTTTATTCCGATTATTTATATTTTGCAGGATTTATATAAAAATACTGGACTTTCTGTTCAAAATGTGAAAACAACTTTATGGAAAGCCTATAAACAAGTACTGGATTCCGATGATTCAATGCGCGATAAAATATATTCGAATATTCTGTCTCTTTTACGAAAGCAGAAAAAACATTTTTTAATGGATTTAGTAATAAATAAAAAAACCAGCCTGGAAAGTGCAATTATGAGCGATGCATATTATATCACGGATCTAGATTGGTGGGTATTGTGTAGCGCTATATCATTACCCGTTGTATTGTTTTCATCGACGACCTTGAAAACATTTGGCAAAATGAATTGGTTACTAATGGGCAGAAAAGGCACTGCTAATGAAAAAATGTATTTCGTGCGATCTCCCGCCATGAAAGAGGGTTTAGAAGGTAAAAACAAACCACCTGCATATGGGTTGGTATTACCAGCAATTTCATTTGTTGATATGAAAAATGATATGTTTTTAAATGCTGAACGTGGGGATTCGAACTATAGTGATAACATTCGGTCTTTGTCCGAATTCCTGAAAACGACACAGTTTTTGATGAAAGAGGCGCGCGCATAATTTCGGCACATATTATATGTATAGCATTTTTATTGAGTTTGTCTTGGCGGGGGTTCTTTTTTATTTATTAACGCCAAAAATACTCGGTGAGATTCCTAGTCGAGGTTCTTTCTATCTTAAAGTCGGAGTCCATTCCATTCTCTTTTCGTTGATTTTGTTATTTGGTCTTTATTTAGTCAAAACACGTTACGAAGGAATGGAACCTACAGGTCAGGTCTATTTCACATCATCCTTGCTGCCGATGGATTATAGCAATAGCGGAACCGTTACTAAACCCGCAACCATATCGAAACCATCCGTTGATAAACCCGCCGCTTCACCCACTATAAAAACGATAACGTCATCTGGACCTTCGATGGCGCCACCCACTTATCAATATATAGGATGTTTTAAAGATTCTACCACAGGAAATGATCGCGCTATACCCAACAATAACGGAACAGTAAAAAACGAATCAGAATGTCAAGCTATTGCACAAAAGAAAGGAGCTAGTGTTTATGGTTTACAGGACGGTAATCAATGTTGGACAGGAACTGATTTAAAACAGGCATTGAAATATGGTTCGGCCACTGACTGTGGTTCAAATAAAATGGGTGGTTTTGATACTAACTCGATTTATGTAACTGACACTTATTTAGGCTGTTATAAAGATTCGACGACAGGAACTGATCGCGCCATTCCGAATAATCAGGGAACGGTAAAAAATATTACCGATTGCCAGGCCATAGCTGTAAAGAATGGCGCAAATGTATATGGATTACAATCAAATGGCCAATGTTGGACCGGAACCGATATAGCACAATCCATGAAATATGGTCCAGCCACCGACTGTGGTATTTTGGGCGGATTTGATACAAATCAGGTTTATTTAGTAAAAAAATAATTATTTTATTTTAGCAAATTTCAAATAAAATAATTGTTATGCATTTTATCGACACGACAGCACAAAGACTTTCTAAAATCCCGCGTCATATCCATCGTCACATATTCCAGTTTCTGTATTGACCTTGATCTTTACAACATTATTATGAATTTGGATATTGGTTTTGCTACACATCTCTCCTGAATCTTGTGTTGCCAAACCAAATTCCGTTTCAATATCTGTTTGTTTATTGGAAACCTTTATGTCAGATACATCCAGTTTCTCCATTTCTTTCATATCCAATAGTAACTGAAATGCGCCTGTGCCATAATTTCCATGTTGACCACACATGACATTCGCGGATACACCTCGCATGTGATCAAACTCACCGTGTCGCGCGGCATCCAACAATACTTCAGTATGCACTTCAAAGGTGGCCTTTGCAATCGGTCCAACATCATCCTTTAGTAAGCCCGATCTGAATATAGGTATCATGTTTTTCGAACAGGTCATGCGATCACATAGGAGACTCAGGTGATGGTAATTAATATAGACATCGCCGCTAAATTCCATGACATCCGACAATTCATTGTAAATCATCTGACGCGCGGCTTCAATTCCTAGAACATCGAACATCTCGCGAATATCATTGCTATAGGTACGCGTGGGATCAATAAAATCTTGTGCCAAAATTTCTATCAGATTTGAACCAGTTGTATCGAGCACCCATACATCTTTTTTTACGTATTTGCCATCTTCTTTGGAAACCATGTTTTGTACCTTGCGTGCGGATACATTTGCTATGTTATTCACGCCACGCAGGACAATGTTATTTAAGAGAGAATCCTGGAAATTTTTAAGAAGATAAATCTCATCGGATTGATCAAGTGCTTCAGCAACACCTTTCTTTTTGCCCTTATTGAAAACGCCGCTATTCATGCGAATCCGGAAGATCAATTTATCGTTATTGAAATCCGAATAAACGCAATTCATATCGCCACCATATTGGCTATTCGAAATGGCAAAATGAATATCATCCATCGTAATGTTTTTATCCAGCAACGTTTCAGCATCCATTTCCATGCGAACAATCCATTTCGATTTCGATTGTGCTGTGGCTTCATCGGTAGAGGTATCATTACATTCCTTCATCATCCTCTCGAATTCATAGAATTCTTCCAACACCACGCGATCATCTGAAATGGTTGTCACTTCATCATTCGGATCAAAACAAATTTGTATGGATTTTATCACATCTACCAATCGGGTGTGTTCTAGCATTGTTGCATAGGTTGTAGCCTTTTCTTGTTGGCCTTCATCGGCCGCCTTCAAATGAACGGTTAGAGACGGGTTTTTCGGATTGGGTGTGAGTCTTAGGATCTCTTCAATGCGCGGCACACCACGCGTGACATTTGATTTACTTGAAACGCCACTCAAATGAAATGTGTTTAGGGTTAACTGTGTGGTGGGTTCGCCGATAGATTGACCAGCAATGACTCCTACCATTTCACCCGGATGAACAATAGCCTCCTTATGTTTCAGCTCAATGGTCTCTAGAAGTAGCTGTAGGGCTTTACGATGAAATCGACGTTTGATCAATAAGTCTTTTGGATTCAAATAGAAATGGTAGAGAATTTTAAACATTAATGTCAAAGGAACAAAAGCCATTCGATTCATTTTCTTCAAATGTTCATCAATCATTTCGAATGCCTCTAGTGGTGTTATATCCACCGCAGAATGAATATTGAGACCGAGTTGTCCTTCTATGTTCGCAATAATATGTTGGAACGCTACCGGAAGTCGAACAATATTATCATTTTTGTTATGAAACACTGCATCGACCACCGATTCACGCGCATCGATCATATAATCGATGAAATGCTGGCATCGATTTTTGGTTTCCTGTTTTTGCTTTTTAAGGCGCGAGGCCGCACCCTTCGTATAAATCGCGAGTTTATCCTTATCTTGATCATCATTCACTCCGATAATATCATACATCATATAAATATCCTCTATGCTCATGCCAACCAGAGGGATAATCTGATTTTCGACTTTGGTCGAATCATATCCATCATCGCCATAAGCAAACTGGATGATCTTACCCTTACTATTACGCACGGTCATATCATACTCCACCTTGATATCTTCAAGGCCCTTGATCAATCTGCGTTGAATATAACCCGTCTGTGACGTCTTTACTGCGGTATCAATGAGACCGATGCGACCACCCATTGCATGGAAGAACAGCTCGGGGGCAGTTAGACCGGAAATATAAGAATTTTCGATGAAACCTCTGGCAGTGGGACTATCGTCGAATTTATGATAGTGTGGCAGTGTACGCGAATTGAAACCATAGGGAATACGTTTTCCATCTACATTCTGTTGACCTAGACAAGAAATCATCTGTGAAATATTCACGAGCGAACCTTTGGATCCCGAATTTACGATCATCAAGAAACGATTGTTAGGGCTCAAACTCGTTCTGCCAATCTTACCCGCCTGTTCCGTCGCTTTGTTCAGAATATTATTCACACTGGTTTCGAATTCGACCATGCTACTATTGGCCGTCGAATTTTCGAAAATACCTAGATGGACCTTATTGATGACCGTTTGTACTTCGCTCTTTTGAGCATTGATAATTTTTATGATTTCGGTTTGTGTAGTTTTATCCGCAATCAAATCACTGATGCCTACGCTATAGGAACTTGTCTTCATGTATTCTGTGACAATATTCTGTAAATCGTCGTTCAAATTGGCGCAAGTCATCGGATTGAAATCGTTGAATGCGCGGTGTAGAATTCCCTTCGTTGTAGATCCTAGTACGGACTTTTCTAGTTGTCCGCGAATGTATTGTCCATTACGTATTTCCAATACGTTATTGGATGTTGCATAATCCTCTTTTTCGTCAAATAGTTTTGTTTTATATTTCAATGTAATCGGGGGCATAATTTGTGACAATACATCAAACGAACTTACTTTCTCTCCTTTATCTCGAATTGCCTGTGTATTTACTCGGGGGAACATCATCAGCAAATTCATCGCCTCTCGTGGGGTGAACACGACATTGGGTCGTGTCATACGATAGGAACCGAGAAGGGAATCCTGGAAGATTCCAATAATCGGCGAATTTCCTGCTGGACTGATGATCTGGTAGGGAATGGCGGCCAGGTGGCGCAATTCAGCCTCTGCGAGTATATTTTGCGGCATGTGCATATTCATTTCATCTCCATCAAACGGTTTGGCTGCATATATGCAGTGGTTATTTTCAATTCTTATAATATTGAGAATTTCCAGTCACATATACACAGCCAACCCTCAAGGTTTCCCAAGAGGCCGGACTGTACCTTAAGCAAACTCGGGATGGCTAGTCCTTCATTGTTCACCAACACCTCAGCAGTCTCTGAGAGGGTATCATGGTCTACCATAACGACTTTAGATACTCCACTGCGGATTGCCCATTTTGTCTGAATAGACGCATCAAACACTTTTTTACCATTGGGTTCGGCCATTAACCGAGTTCCTCCAAAGAGTTTCCAAATTGGAGTGGTAGTGTTTGCTTTAGGGGGTCCCCGTCAACAAGGTGTTTTGCAAATAAATCAATAAATTGTTGAGGTAATTTTGTTTTTTTCTCTCGGTGATAATCCTTCAAATACTGTAAATGTTGTTCAATCTGTGAAATTATTATTCTCGAATTTTTCGCAAGGTTTTCCTTTGCTGATAATGGCATTGTGTTTCTCCAATTAAATGCAATCAATTGTTCTTCTTTATCCTCCAAATTAAATCTTGATAAGGGAATCACATGGTCTATGTGCCATATAGATCCTCTATTTTCAAGAGTATATGATTCATTGTATGTCAAAATCCAGTTTAGATATTCTTGCGACGTGCAGCCTAAATATTTTACCGTTTTCATTTCTTTGTTTTTCTTCAAAGCAATGTAAATACGGCTTCGCACGTTTCGCTTGAATTTATCTAATGGTTCATCTCGTTCGCAGTTCTTGCATTTTAAACGATTATGACGGAATCTATCTTCGGGTTTTATTTCAGAACAACAACTACATTTTTTGTTTCCCTCGCCAATTTCTTCAAGTTTTTGTTTTTGTCGTTCGACCACTTTGTTATGCTTAAATTCAGACGATCTTTGAATAAGTATTTGTCGATGTTCTTCATCTTCTTTATACTTATTTTTACGCCTTTCGTTATTGCAATCTTTACAAATGTTGCGACCTTGAATAAAACATGATTTCATTTTGGCTTGGTTACATTGGTTACAAACAACTTCAGCATTAAGATCAACGACTATTTCCTTTTGCCTTTCCTTTTTTCGCGCATTACAGCAATCTTTACAGATATTCCTGTTTTTGACGATTCGGTCTAGCAGTTTTAAAACTTCACATTTTGAACAACATTTGTGAGCGACGTTAAGACGGTTTGTAGCGGTCTCCATTTAATTAATGAGAGATAATCTTTTTATATTGTTTCCTCAAACAATTTAATGATTCACTTACTAGGAGGTAAAACGCTTTTCACGCCCCCTTTTGCGGACCTTGACAGGTTGAAAATTCGATCCGCGTTGTAAGGCTTAGTTACCCCAACATTCATGCGAAAGGAGTCGCCGAGTTCCATGATCTTGACGATATGGCACATCATCGACATTCGGTGAAGACTCGGCTGTCTATTAAACAACACCGCATCTCCATCCATCATGTGACGATGTACCACGTCGCCATTTTCGAGTCGTATGGAAGTTCGATCGACATATCGCAATGAAATGTGTTCACCATTTCGCCTTTCCAAAATTTTGGCACCGGGATATATGTCCGGGCCATTTTGTACCAGTCTCATCAAGAAATCACGATTACGATCATTGACTTTGATTGGTTTTGTAATATTTTTTGCAATCTTCATAGGAACACCGAGCTGCTTGATCGACAGATTCGGATCACCAGTAATGACAGAACGTGCACTAAAATCCACACGTTTACCCATCAAATTGCCTCGAATGCGCCCGTTTTTCGAGTTTAATCGACCCATGATACACTGTAGAGGACGACCTGAACGTTGAGCCATAGGAGCCACACCTTTGATTTTATTATTGACGACCATCGCGACCGAGTGTTGCAAAACAGTGAACCAACTCTCAATCACATTCGCATGCGTTTCGGGGTTATTCATCTTTTCGCGCAATACGTTGTTTGTCTTGATGATATTGCTATAAATATGCGTCAGATCATCTTCACTTCTCTGTTGCGCATCATGCTTGACAGAAGGGCGAATGGCGGGTGGTGGAACAGGAAGAACCTGCATAATCATCCATTCGGGTCTGGACCAAACTGGACTAAATCCCATGAAAGAGACATCGTCGTCGGAAATCCTCTTAAACATCTTTAGCAAAATTTCAGGAGTTAGACGCATGTTTATTTTTTGTGCCTCACCTGCCGTCTCACCCGTGTCTATTTTTTCCCAATTCGCAATAATCGTAGCCATACCTTCCAATTTAATTTTATCGGGCTGGCGACAACCACATCCATCGTCTGTATTTTCACCACACCTCTTTATTTTTTTAGAAAGATTACTTACATAATCCCAACGCTCTGATCCGGGTTTATCTAAAATATGTTTATGTTGCGATTTATTGAGAAGCAATTTGCTACACTTAAAACAAACACATTGGCATATTTTCATGACATCCTTGATATGTTGGATCGAAAATACGGGTCTAGCGAGTTCGATATGCCCAAAATAACCAGGCGTATGAATGTAAGTGAGGCCGTCGGTAGGGCATACCGTACCTGGTTCCAAAACACCCATACGTGGATCGAAAAGTCCACCAATCACAGGTTTGTTATTAATATAAGTATCCTTTGATGTAATCTCAACTACCGAATTCTTACGAATCTCATCAGGAGACAATATGCTGAATTGAATCCCGATGATCTTTGCGGATTCTTTGAAATCCGACATGTTTGATTACTATAATATACTAACGTAGATTTTATATCCTTTCTCACTATAATATCATTATGATCAATTTTATACATTTCCTAAAAAGGGATCATATAAACTTAACAAACAAAGAAAATGTGCGTTACGTAGAAATGCTTATAATCAGAAATAGCGATTATAAGAGTTTATAAGGATTTTTTGAACGGTCAATCTACCAACCACTATATTTAGTTATTTATAATATTTATAAATATAGTGATTATGCAAGAATGACATATGTAAATATTATTTTAATGGTACAATATTTTAAAGTTAATAGTGACGATATAGAATATTGCACCAATCGACAAAAAGAGATCGACATTTGTTTACAAAAAAATTATGAAAACAAATATATCGATAAAATCATATTATTATTAGAACAAGATTGTGAGATACCTTTTTCTCAATGTAATGGCGTCAAAATTTACAAAACAATCATTGGATCCCGTTTATCATACAAGGCCGCCTTTGAATACTATAATCAAAACTATTCAAATGATATCTGTTGTTTATTGAACGCTGACATATTTTTAGATAATTCTATTGAAATATTGAAACATATTAATTTTAACGATTTCAAATTGTTTATAGCACTTAATCGTTATGAAAAAAACGAACTGAACGAAACGCCTGCGTTGTTAAATGGTTTAGAATTAGACGATTCGAGTCTATATAACGCAGGCAGTTATTTAAACAAATTCCAAGAAAATATATGGACACAGGATGCATGGATATGGAAGGGTATACTGCCAATAGACGAGAGGTTTGATTTTCATTTAGGAATAATTGGATGTGATAATTACTTGGTCTATTTAATGAAATCGAATTGCTACCATCTATTAAATGCATCGCACTTAATTTGTATCAATCATTATGATCATCTCAGCATAAACATTTGTAAGCAAGGAATATCAAAGGGAAATGTATCAAAAAAACGAGAAACTAGAATTGGCAATATTCTAACTTACGGTTTTTTAGAAAATCAGGACGATATCCCAGACAAATATACAACAAAACTAGAAACATATACTGTACGCGTTTGTCCAACCATCACTAAAATACAATTTGAAAAATCAATCGATGAAATTAACATCAATACAAGTCAAGTAATTACCTCATCGCGCAGTTTGTTTTTAAAACCCTGTGGCATTTTATTTGGCGAATCAAACTATTGGGAACCTCTTATTAATGACGTGGACCCTTACGTTCAAATAAATTTTAATAATATTTATGAAATTGCCATCATTGATATCAAGGGGAAACCTGTGGATCGAAACGATAAAGCGTCTGGATATATTACAAAATTTAAAATAACCTATTATGATTCGACAAATTGGATTATTGACGATCATCATATATATGATGCAATACAAACATCAAATGGAAATTATATCAAACGAATTTATTTAGATAAAACAATCAAATGCCTAAAATTGCGCATTTATCCTATAGAATATGTGAATAGACCCATATTTAAAATAAGGCTTTTCTCGATTCGACATCCGAGACCCAATATATTTCATTTTGTATGTAATAACAAAGAGCTAAACAAAAACTTTTTACGGGCACATTTTGACTATAAATTATTAAATGATAAAATAGCAGAAGACAAAATCATTGTATCGCCATTAAATAAGACGAAATGTACGAAAAACCTGTTAAATCATCCTATAACAGATGGAATATGTATCATCGTTGTAGTTATGAATCGTCTATCTCATATTAAAAGAAATATATATACCTGGTTAAAACAAAACATAGATCAGATTATTATTATTGATTGGAATAGCAAGATAGATTTTAGTGAATTTATATTTTCTTTAAATGATGATCGTATATTATATGTTCGCGTTAACAATGAAGAACATTTTATAAGGACCTATGCACAAAACTTGGCTGCGCGGTTATGTAAATTCAATAAAATATGTAAGATAGATGCGGACGTTATGTTATCGGAAAATTTTTTTAATGATCATCCATTAATGCCAGGAGAATTTTATGTAGGAGATTGTTGCTGCGCTAGAAATGAAAATGAAAATTATATACATGGTAATATTTATCTCCATTTGTCCGACTTTTTTTATGTAAATGGATACAACGAATATATAAAATCCTATGGATATGATGACACAGATATAACCATACGGCTATTATTGACGGGTCTTAAAAGTAAGGCTTTTAATTTGAACAAAATGTATCATATTCCACATGATGACAGTCTTCGAATTGAAAACAGTATTACAAAGACTGACCCTAAAATTATGACCATATGTCATCGACTGTATTTGCAAAGTTTGCCATTATGGAATAATAATTATTCCACACAAAATTATATGATGGACCAGAAGAATAAACAATATATAGTATGCGAACGTGTTAAAGAAAATGAATATATATTCAATGAAAATTTATATAATTATTATCTGATGACTGCCAAAAACCTTTTATCCAAATCATCGAATTCAGCTACTATGTAAAAAAGAAACTATCAAATATATATTTTTTGAAATATATATTTGTTCGATAATTATATATTTCATGGATTTGATCAATGAATACAATATATATATGTACATATATGATTGTTACAAATCCACTAACAATGACGGGTCTTTAACTGAATTTATAATAAATAACATGAGCGGATTAATGAACCAATATAATAAAAATCAAGTGGATAAAATACATTATGCGTATTATAAATTTTACGATTTACACGCCATTCATTTAATACTTAAAATATTGAATAATAAGGAAGATGTTATGGAACATCTAAAATTACATTATATTCCTCCGTATAAATTGCTTCTTTATAAAGATGAATACAAAGAATACGGAAATCATCGTTATGGGTGGAAAAATGCAATAAATAGATTTTTATCTGAAAATTATACAGAGTATATATTACAAGATACGATTCATTATGAACGGCCTAACTTTGAATGGATACATATTGCGATTCGTTATCATCTAAATACATATGAAGAGGCAAAAAATTATGTAAAAACAAATAGTATTACAGACAATGACATAAAATGTATTATATTTGACGATTGGATAGAGAAAACATATAATTGGGGCACAGAGAATCGCAATCCTTATAATCGCAACTTTATAACATTTACACATCAACCCGTTCATGCATTTAACGATTTTTGTTTTTCAATGAAATTTGAAAATTCCGACATTTATACAACTGATAATTTTAAAAAAGAAAGCACTAACTTAAAAATATTAATTTCTCTCTCGGAATATCATAAGCAACAATTGATGACAAAACCGGAGTTAAATGCCAAAAATATAATTATTGAATCATTACACCACCCGATTGAACCGTATACAAATAATATGTTTTCTATGGACGAATATAGAAACAATGAAAATAAGAACATTTTTATGCTAGGTTGGTGGTTAAGAAAATTCGACAATTTTATTCATGTCTGCGTCGGCAATCACGAAAAAAAAATTGTCGTGAAATATGCGAATGGCGATTATTTGAGTGATTATGTAATTCATGAAATCAGAAAAGGTATATTAAATTCAAATATATCCACGTCTAAAATTCAACCACCGCTTACTGAAATCGAAATTGAAACATTGAATGCATATAAAATAAAAATGATGGAACATTTAGAAGATTCGAAATATGATGCCATTTTTTCAAAAAACATAATATTTTTGGATTTTTATGCAATAAGCGCAAATAACGTTATCTTGGAATGTATCATACATAATACTCCTATATTAGTAAAATATCATCCAGGTGTGGTTTATTATTTAGGTGAAGATTATCCTTTTTATTTTCAAACTTTATCAGAGGCAAACTCAAAAATAGAAGATATAAATATAATCGAAAAAACACACGATTATTTGAAAAAAATGGACAAAACTCCGTTTTTGCATTCCACATTTAATGATAAATTAAGAAAATTGATTCAACAACAATCATCTTAAATGCATCCAAATTATCCATTTGTTTAATAATGTCAACCAAGAAGAACGACCAGTGCAAATCCTCAAAAATGACACCTTCTGAAAAGAAAACATTGAAAGGAGGAAGGGCGGACCCGGAGTCAGATTCAGAGTCTGAATCAGAGTCCTATGTTTCCGAAGAAGAATATGAAACCATTTCAGAAAACGATTCAGAAGAAGATGATGAAGAAGACGAAACCAGTGACTCCAGCTATGTCCCTCCTTCCAAAAAACAAAACCGTGTTAAAAAAACAAAGAGAACAGAATCTTATGATGAAGATGTCGACGACGAAGAAGACATTGAAGAAAGCGATGAAGACGGTTCTGAAGATAGCGACGACGAAATGTCGGCCGTAGATCCACATGAATTGCGTAAAACACTCGCTGTTCTCTTTCCGTCAAATTACATCAATACAAAGATTAAGGCAGGTGAACGTTTGAAAGAAAAGGTATCCGTGAAATCAAATAAATATGTAACCCGATCAAATGCTCGTCGTTCTGGTCGTGGAAATAAAAAGACGAAACATGATTCCGATGATGAGGAGGACGAATATGATGAAGATGATGAAGATGATGATGATGAGGAGGACGAAGATGATGAGGAAACCGAAAACAATATGAAAGATTATAACATCATCTTCACGGCGATTGGACAACAATTGGAACGAGAAAGTGAACGAGAAGCAGCGGCAGCCATTGCCGACGATGCCGATGAAGAATGTAATAGTGAGGATGAAAAAACCTTTATGAAAGAAACATATGAAACTATACCTTGTCCAGTTGAACAAAAAACGACACAAAAATCGAAATCAAAATCGAAGAATTATAAGAACAAACATAACAAAACCGTTGACTCGGAATCTAGCAACGTTGACGATTCACTCGACGTGGAATCAGAATATAAGGATTTGACGGAACTTAAAAAACATCTATCGGAAAAGTTGAACAAACGCCCCAAGAGCAAAATTCTCCTAAAATCATTGGAGGAATGTAATACGTCTATCCAAAAACTTGTGAAAAAGGCGCGTATGAAGAACGCAAAGAGATATCACAAAATCATTTCTGGAGGTGAAGAATTACATACAAATGAATTGGACTATTTTAAGAAGAAGATGTCACATAAGGAACAATTGCGTGCTATAAAAGAACTAAGCGCAATCAATGAACACATCATTATTAAAAAGCCCTACCGCATCGCACTTCTTGAGTCCGATATACCCTCAAAATATAAGGCGACGGTTATGCAAAAACTAAATATGTTGCGTTCTATGGAGCCAGGCGATCCTGAATATTATAAATTGAAAACTTGGGTCGATACCTTTATGCGCGTCCCCTTTTCCATAAACAAAAACCTTTCGGTAAATATCGGCGATGGCATTGATGCTTGTAGCCAATTTATGGAAAATGCCAAACGGATTTTGGATGATTGTGTTTATGGCCTGAATGATGCAAAGATGCAAATTATGCAAATGGTAGGTCAGTGGATTGCCAATCCAGGTGCACTTGGATCGGCTATTGCGATTAAGGGTCCACCTGGAACGGGTAAGACTTCATTGGTAAAGGAAGGTATCAGTAAAATTTTGGGGAGAGAATTCGCATTTATTGCGCTCGGCGGAACTGGCGACGCAAGTTTTCTAGAGGGACACTCCTATACATATGAGGGAAGTATTTGGGGAAAAATTGTTCAGATTTTGATCGATAGTAAGTGCATGAACCCGGTGATTTACTTTGACGAATTGGATAAAGTGAGCGATACTCCACGCGGAGAAGAAATTATTGGTGTATTGACACATCTTACAGATACAACTCAAAACAGCCAATTCCACGATAAGTACTTTTCCGAAGTCGATTTTGATTTGAGTAAATGTCTCTTCATTTTCAGTTATAATGATGAGAGTAAGGTCAACCCTATTCTGCGTGATCGTATGTATAGAATTCAGACGAAGGGATATGATGCAAAAGAAAAGGCAATTATCGCGAAGGATTTCTTATTGCCGAAAATTCGCGAACAAGTTGCATTTACAGAGTCGGATATTATGATTCCTGATGCAACACTTGATTATATCATTTCGAATAAGGGTCTTACAAAGGAAGAAGAGGGTGTTCGTAATTTAAAGAGATGCTTGGAAATTATTCATACAAAGTTGAATCTGTTCCGTCTGATGAAACCGGATCAAAACCTATTTGCTTCAGAAATGGATATGGAAGTATCGTTTCCACTCACTGTAACCAAACGGGTAGTAGACGGTTTGATTAAAAATGAAACCACGCAAAATCAAAGTTTGCTAGCAATGTATGTGTAAGTAATATATGAAGGTATATGCGTAAACTATATGAAAGGATCTTCCATTATCAATTATATAATAATAATAATAATGGAAATGGAACCAAACGATGATGACAAAGTGCTTACACAAAAAATTAGAATGATGACAAATGCACGAAGATCGTTAAATTCGGTTATTCAAACAGATGACGACGATGAGTGGAAACGCATCCTTTTTTTAATTGAGAAATATATTGAGACATACTGTCAACATTTTTTCGTAGAAGATATGATTGACATAAATTGTGAACAATCACAAAGAATTCGATATTGTATATATTGTGAAAAAACTATATAAATGGCAAACCCGGCTAATATGCAAGAAATATGAAAAACCTGCTCGTATTGTATGTTTTTCATATTTATAATGACCGAGTGAAACATTTTATCAATAATTGTATATTTTATGACGAAAATGTAGATTTCGTTATAATTTCGAATGATAAAAACAATGTATTTACTGCCCTTGAGTATGTTAAAAAATTATTTAGAGACAATATTGGTTATGATTTTGGTGGATGGAGCGACGCGCTATTGACTAACAATTTATATAAAAATTACGAGAATTTTATATTTGTGAATTCTTCCGCCATGGGTCCATACGCTGATACGGGAAAATGGACAGATTTATATCTAAATGGATTACGAAATAATATAAAGTTATTCGGAAGTACCATTAATACATGTACCCATCCACTACATATGGCACATGTTCAATCTTATATTTTCGCAATGAACAATGAAACGTTACAGTATTTAATAGAATGTGAAATTTTTAGCATTACTCGTTTCGCCAACAATTTCGATGAAGCCATAAATCATAAGGAAATATTGATGTCTAGAAAAATAATTGAAAAGGGCTGGAATATTGGTTCATTCCAAGCACACTATAAAGATATAGATTTCACCTTTTCCGACAAATCGCCTGCCGATTGCAAAATTGATTTTTTAGGTGATATTATGTTTGAAAAATTTAGAGGAACGCTTTGGACAGAACACGAACTTGTATTTATTAAGGGGAACCGTGTTCCTATTTGAATGCTGAAGTTAGTTGTTTATAAAATGGTATAATTTTGTTACGATAAATGTGTTGGAGTTATTTCAATCATTATTTTGTTCATTGAAATAACTTAAAATAGGGTACCGCTAGCTGAAGTATTATCCGATCTGTGCTTGACAAATGGTTTGATTTCCTCCGCGCGTAGTAAGCATTTTAAGTTGCTCTTCGTTCATGCAAAGATAACCCTTCGAATTTGTATATCCCGATGAAGTGACCCAACATTGTTCACTTATACTACCCGGTGCCGTAGAATAAATATCTAACGCGGTGTTTTGATCAGGAGGTCCATATAAACCACGCAATCCCCATACAGGTTGAACTGGTTGTTTAGGGGGAACAATGTCATATTGAGTTTTTTGATCAATAGGGTCATTTTTCGGATAGGTCGAATAACTCACATTACGAAATCCTTCGTATGGATATTGTTTCGAGAAAATAGATTTGTCATGTGGCATAGCTGTTGATGACGCAGAAAACATGATTATCGTCAATAACACGATGACTATAAATAATAGAACCCATAAATTCATAAATGTATGTTTCATTCTATCTTGAAATATACATTTTTATGAGATATTATTGTAACGATTTATATAATTTTTTAAGTGGGTCTGCATATTTCACAAACAAAGGATGAACGAGTGAATCACCGATCTGTTTTTTTAAAATCGCTAAATAACCCGGTATTTTGTCTAATTGTTCGGCAATCGTTTCGGATGTTTTCGATCCTGAACGTAAAACGTCTTGAATATTTCCTAAATAGTGTTCAGTGTATTGTTTTGTTAAAACCGTCAAACCCTGTATTTTTGTAATTGTGTCGTTCATAAATTCGGCATTCTTTGAAGCAATCACAGTTTTTTCATTTGTAAAATCAGTTATTCCAGACAAATTCGCACCAACATGCGCCTTATACTTCTTTAATTTATTATAATAGGCCTGTTTTGCTATCATAAATTGGGGGTTTTTCTGTATTGCATTTGATAATTCATTATTACATGATTGTCCATAATAAAATGAGGGGTCGCAAGAATTTTTAGCAATATCCGTTTCATATTTAAATACTTGAAACAAAATGACCAAAAATACGAAAAATAATATACCCACAAAAATACATCCATAAAAATGGGGTAAATTATAATGATAATAATTCAAGGGGGCATATATCTCCCTTTCCATTATATTATTGTATGGTTTTATTTTTGACTCTTGAAGCTAGTTGTAATTTATGAAATTATATATTTATATAAATAATATAAATGTCAATAACTTATGAACATGTGTTTTCGGGTAGATTAGGAAATCAAATATTCCGTAATTTAGCAGTTAGTTTTATTGCCGAAAAATTCGATCTACATGTGACATATAGCTCTCATGATAAAATCGACCGATTGGGTATACCCTTATTTGTTGGTAATAATAAATATGACACTACGGTCGCTATAACGGATGACAATTTTTTTTCAACATTAGAACAAACGGAGTTAAATAGTAATATAGATGCCAATCGTAGTTATTTTCAAATCAAAGAAATATCCAATTATATTTATAATTATTTACAGTCACATGATAGTAGGTCAAAAATAATTGACAAAAATCCTTACAAAGTTCGATACAATGCAAATAATGATGTATATATACATATTCGACTGGGTGATATGGCACCAAACAATCCAGGCATAAACTATTACCTGAATGCGATTTCAAACATTTCATTTGAAAATATTTTTCTATCTACCGATCAAGTAAATCATTCTATTATATTAGAGATCCTTCAGGTCTATCCAAATACCAAGATACTAAATCTTGATGAAATAGAAACGATTCAACTAGCTAGCACATGCAAACATATTATTTTATCACACGGATCCTTTTCGGCAATTATAGGATATTTATCTTTTTATTCAAACATACAATGTCCAAAATATGATAAGTGGGTATGGTGTGGAAATATGTTTTCTATACCCGGATGGGTCCATATCGAATAATAATTTTATTCAAGTGATTGGACAGTCTTGATCGCTCCATCGGATGACATATATCCTTTTAGAGTAATTTCGCCGAAAATCTTGGATAACGCGTTTCCCAATTGAGAAACGTTTTTCTGGATCGACATTCCTAAACTTGTCGATTCCAATGTTTGTTCGGGCTCTTTCTTTAAAAGTCGGGTTGATTCGTTGTTTAGGCGATTGGTGGTTGTTTCTAAATCATTGGTCGCACTTTGTATCTCATTCATAGCCACAGCGATTGCTTCGGCTTGTGCATTTTTAATATAAGTCTCGAACATTTGTTGGGGATTTTTTCCAAACAAATAGGCATTTGCGATGACATTTATTCGATTTTGGGATTGATCCAGATTTGTATATACATAGAGATAACCAATCGAGATGAACATGAGTAATACAAATAAAAGTGTTATGATTGTTTGACCCCATAATATATATTTTGTAGTCAAATTCGGCGGAACAAAATATAACAGTGGATCCATATTGTATATAAAATAATATACAATATAAAAAGAATCTATCTATGGAGATAATACGGACGTAAAATGAATATTACCCAAGATGAGCGACTCAATCTTAAAAAACTTATGAGTGAAATGGATTATCAGGATAACACAGATTCCATTCGATCACTGAAACATAGTGTTCGTATACGCGAAGACGTGAAAACGATCGAAAATTTAAAGCGTGATCATCTACAGTTATATAATGATGATATAAACGCATTTATCGAATTGGCTCAAACGGAATGTGTATTTTTATTCAATCATTATACAGATATTTTCAATCGTCTCATTAAGGATGAATTGGATGTCACTATTTTGACGAAATTTTTGATCGTACTGAAATTAATCGAAGATGAGAAATTGGATCAACAGGAAGGATCAGTGATGATTGGTCGTTTTTTGAAAGAACTATATTTGGATTCGGCCGTAAAACGAGCGGATAATTTAGACAAAGAAGAGGAAGCGGCGCGTGTTCCACAAGTGGAGGGTAAAAAGATTTCTTGGAAAACATATAAATCAAGAGTCAAAAACAACATAAACATAAACCTGTAGAAAGACTATACAAACATGGATACGGCTATATTGTATATTTGTATAGAAGATAACAAATTACTTGATGTTTACACAGACGCCGTTGTCAACCACAATCAATCAATCATGACCAATCCTTATCCTAATTCGGGTTTCGATTTATTTGTTCCCGAAACAACACATTTTTCTTCTATACATTCCACCTTTGTGGATTTCAAGTTGAAATGCGAGATGCAGATATATAACACGGATAAACCCCCAACAACTGTAGGATTTTATGTATATCCTCGTTCCAGTTTATCAAAGACGCCTCTTATGTTAGCGAATCATGTAGGAATTATTGATAGCGGGTATCGAGGAAATATAATCGGCGCCTTTCGAATGCTAGATGCCTCTATTCCTTCCTATATGGTAGATGAACATACGCGATTACTACAGATTTGCGCCCCATTGTTGTGAAAATCGTTCCATCTTCGTTTTTCGAAAAGACCGATAGAGGGTCTGGTGGGTTTGGTTCCACTGGTATTTAGAAAATTTATTAGTATATATAGTATTAGTGGTAAGTAGAATCTACCTTTTTATAAAATGGTATTTTAATGATTATAATTTTGTTACGATAAATTAAAATAGGGTAGGTTCTACTTACCGCTATATAGTATATAGTAATGGAAATGAGTAACCAAGTTAATCTCTATCAGAGGATAAATATATTTATACTCTGTTAGGATATGGGTCATCGGTTGTTTTGTAGCCAATTGGCTACAAAACCGCAGATAGACCTTAAACAAAAACGTTGTCCCAAAGGCACTCGCAAGAATCCTAAATCTGGAGCATGTGAAAGTAAACCAGCTATGACAACCACCAGGTCTCCCGTAAAATCACCATCTCATACGATTATATATTTGATGGATCTTACGATAGAGATGGTACATTATAGCAAGTCTGTATAGCAAGTCTCATTGCTAGATAATAATTTTGCAATATCATAAAATATATAATAACTGTATGATATTACATGAACAATGAAAACCATATAAATATATATAATAATTCCTTTATTCGGACTACGGTTTATGACATAAGTAATACTATATTGAAAAATCTATCTAGACAGAAGAAAACGATCAAACATTTTGTGTTTGATTTGGATGAAACACTCGGCTGTTTCACGCATCTAGATATTCTGTGGACGGGCTTACAACTACATTTTTCAGATCCATTTCAACATTTGGATATTTTACAAGAAATTTTCAATGAAATATTGGATTTGTACCCTGAATTTTTAAGATATGGTATTGTTCAAATTTTAACTTTTTTATATAACAAACAACAGCAGGGTTTGTGTGGTAATGTATATATTTATACGAATAATCAGTGTTCACCCAATTGGGTCAATTTAATTATAAAGTACATAGAATGTAAAGGAAATATACAAGGTTTGTTTCATAATATTGTGCGCGCGTTTAAACCAATAATGAATGGCAATGTCATAGAACGAATGTACAATATACATACTAAAACAAAGGATGACTTCATAAAATGCACCTTATTACCCAAATCCGCAGAAATATGTTTCATAGACGATTCGTTCTATCCAAAAATGTGTAGGAACAACATTTTTTATATTCAACTCAAACCGTTTTATCATTCATTAACCGCGAAAGATATCTACTTACGATTTGCACAGTCAAAAATCGCTCAGATGATAATGACAGATAATATAGAACAATTTGAACAATGGTTTTTATCAAACGCTCTCCGGTTTAATTATTTTATTAAAACACATGAAGACCATAAAATAGATATTCTAGTTTCCAAGAAATTGATGTCTTATATTCGCGATTTCTTTTATATGGAAATTTATAAACGAAAAACGTGTAAAATCAAACATAGTCCTATTTTGAATAAAACGATTAAAACCCCTATGTAAAAAAGGTTTTTGTGTCTAATTGTGTCAAAATGTGTTTTTTAGAACCAGAAAAATGTATACTGAGAAGTCGAATATCTTCATTCGCTACTGTTTTTGCATAATATTTATCACCACATTTAGACAATGTCTTGGTTTGGTTTACGTCCATTACATATGTTTGTTCACCCTCGAAACCATAGGATACTCCAATGTTATGATCAAATACGCATTTTTCGCCGTTATATATAATTGGTATATTCATGTCGATTAACCCGTCTACCATATGGTCTCTCGTAATAAAATAACATAATGTCATATCACAAATACCCCCTGCTATATTATTATTTTTATGCCATTTGACCTTGTCTTCAATCAAATGAAATTTTGATTTATTCACATATATGTCTCTACATAACCCCATGAATGCATTGCATAATTCAATTGTGAGAATGCTATTATGAATACACGAAACCATGTGATAGGGTGAATCTACATTTTGCATAGATAAACCACACGAAATATCTTTAGCGATCACAGAGACATCCTCTAATAATACACAATCACTGTCTACGTAAGCGATTTTTTCAAATCCATATTGTTTCATAAATTCTTTCAAAATAAAAAAACGCTCAAAACATAAATATTCTCGATAAGCATTATTCGTCGAATAATTTATAAAGAATTTTTCAAATATCTTTGCCTCAATCGATGACAATGTTTGAACATCGATGTGGTGTACTTTGGCACCTAAATATTGAAAAACGTCGTTTGTTTTATCGCCAATCAAATAAACGGTGTTTTTCAAGGCGTTTATTTCGATACATTTTTTCAAATAGTCTGGACAAGACGCGACGTGATGAACTACTACCGGTATATTCATTTTTTATCTATGACGTGACATCTTTATATCAGTAAAACGCTTATATATTGCAAAAGTAGGTGTGGCGTTTTTATGATTGGCGATAGAATCAATCGTTTTATGGTAGATGTCCAAGATGTTGGTGTTTTGCCAAAATAAATAGGCATTATAGAAAGAAAAAACGACGGCAAAAATAACGGTGTCTCGCAACAGATTTATTTTATCTTTTCGCAAAAAATACAATGGCACCAGCTTTAGTAAAATTATGTTGATTGTGAAAATTCCTAGAGTTGTCCATTTTTGAATATCATTTTTCATTATCGCTAGTAATATTACAAATGTGACTATGTTTTCCAAGAATCCTATATAAAACGCTATTTTTGGATTACCTATCCATGAATTTTTGGCGTGTAATCCCTTGTAAATGAGAAACCACATAAATATCCAGTAAGAGAAAAGACGGTCAGGATAAATAAAATGCGACGTCATTTAATATATCTAATCAGGATTTTTACCGACGAACACAATCTTCAATTGTGTATTTTGCCACCCAGCCTAATTCATTATAAATGAGATCCACCTCTGAATATGAAGACATCAAATCACCCTCGCGTCTAGGTCCCACTTTATATTTTAATTTTGTATCATTTATTTTTTCAAATGCGTGAACTAATTCTAATACGGTTGTTTCGAATCCGGTCCCCACGTTATATATTTTCAAACCCTTTATTTCGCAGGTTACTATTTTATTACAGCAAATTATATGAGCATTGGCCAAATCAACCGCGTGAATGAAATCTCTACAGCATGTTCCGTCTCTCGTGTTATAATCCGTTCCGAAAATTGTCAGCTCCTTTAATTCACCAGAATGGACCCTCACTAAGTATGGAAATAAATTATTCGGAATGCCGTTGGGGGTCTCCATCAATTCCGCATTCAATTGTCCAATTGGATTAAAATATCTTAATATCGTGATATTCCAATGGTTATTTTTATTGCTTATATCTTTGAGAATTTCCTCTTGTATATATTTGCTTCTTCCATATGGGTTGGTTATTCCTATTCCCGTCTGTGATTGTTCGTTATAGGGCGATTGTGCTGTTCCATATACAGTTGATGATGAACTAAAAATTAGATTCGTAATATCAAATTCTTCCATGATTTTAGTGAGGTTCAATGTGGATATCAAATTATTCTGGTAATATTTAATAGGAAGTTCAATCGATTCAGCTACAGCCTTCAATCCGGCTAAATGAATAATGATATCGATTCCACCGCGTAATTCTTTGATATACGAATAAATGGTTTTATATAATTTTGAATAATCTGCCAAATCAAATTCATAAAAATCTATATTATTATTGTATTTATTGTATTTTTTAATGATATCTAATTTTTCAATACTTGAATTTGAAAGATTGTCTACAATGATGAGATGATAATTCTTTTCCAATAATTCTACGCAAATATGAGAACCAATATAGCCCAATCCACCTGTAACAAATGCAGTTTTCATTGTGATATATTATGTGGATATAAAATATGGATTTTGACGTATTCTAGATCGCCTGTAGTTATCATCGTAAAGAGATTGTTTATCGTAAAGCCAAAATAATTTGCTCATCCCCAGATAATTTTTGAAATATAACACAATCATCATATCGAAATTGTATAAAGCGGCCTCCATTTTTACATAATATATGAATACCCGCGTCCAAGAATTTAATATCCACTACAATTCCACCATTCGTTAACAAATCCGGTTTATCATATCGAATCCACCGAATATGTTTACCTTTGTGTAAATACCGAATTTGATCTATGTATCGATATTCGACTAATTTTTCACAAAATGTGGCTATTTTTAGAGGGTTTGTATTCAATTCTTGGAACACCCTCACGATGTCAGCGGATATTTCCTTCAAAGTAGTGTTTAGTAAATAATCCAAATCTTCAGTATTTTCGGCCGCTTTTAATATTGCATCTATATCTAGTGTCGGGTTTTGCCGATCCCGTTCTTCTTGGATTAATTTCGTTATTTGTTCCATTTCCATTCTAATGCCAAGAAATACCTAAATCATTTTCCGCATTACGTTTAACCCATTCTGTCAAACCTACATTTGTGAGCAAAAACACAGCGCTACCGAAAATGAAAGCTATATCGCCCTGATTCAAACTATGAGTTCGAAATGGATGGAAACGATAAATCAAAACGAATGCTATAAAGGTTTGTATAAAAATACTCAAAAAATGTGCATATTTATATTCAATCACATTTGCAAAAGAAAACCCTAAAAATGCAGTAATGTAAAAAAAGTAGATGATGAAAAGTAACCAATAATAAACATTGACAGCGTATCTGTCCAAGATTTTATCGAAAGGAGTGGTGATATTCATTTATTATATTATTGTGATATTTTTCCGAGCCAACGAATGGGTATCCATTCTACATAAGAAACGGGGCGTTGTTTGGTAGGCAGTCCAGGTATTATATTTTCCATGAAATAATAAATGAAATTACGCAGCTTGTTTTCATGAACAGCATCCATTGGTTGTGCGTTATCTGTATATTTTTGAAACTGTTCAATCGCATATTCTGTAGGTGTTCCGTCGGCATCGAAATATTGATCTATCCATTCTGTGATCTTAGTTTCTAATGGTGAGGGTATAGTAATGTTGGTTTGAGATACATCTGTAATCACGATATTTACCTGTTGATTATCTAGATATATAGATTTAATACTTTGCATTGCTGACATTTCTGCTAAATTGTTACATTTCGCTGTCACCGACGAACCTGCGCTACCGGATTTGCCATTTGTGCCACCACCACCTGATGTACTATCCCCACCATTTATGTTAAAATACATATTGCCCATATCGCTGTTTTGAAAAGCATTGGCAAAACAAGACGTAGGACAAATATTCCCACATTGAGCGCCCATTCCATTATCTCCACAGGTGGATGTGGATGTCGATAACCCGTCGTTTCCAATGCCGCCATTGGGTAATCCCGTCGTTCCGTTGGCGTTTTCATTTCCAGTTGATCCTGGTGCAATTGATGTTGTTTCTGTTAAAGTAACACCCGAACCATCCATATCAATCAGACCTAGACGAAATTGTTTGATGGTATCAAGTAAATATTGATTGAAATTACTCGATGCACCGTTCCAGCTATTAGGCATGTTGATCAATGGGAACCAAGAATCCGATGTCCATGTTATTTTCGGCCAATTCATAGGGGGCGTCGGATTTTTTACAGTTGGAATATTCGGCAATACATTGACTAGTAGATAATACCCAATATCATTGAGTTTTTCTTTGGTAGTGGGTGTAACATTTCCTTGATTGACGCATATTTTTACATAAATGTCGATCGTCGACTGTAAGACAAAGCGATCCCTGCCAAAATATTCATAAATCCATCGATCAATCAAAGAATTCAATGATTTATCTTGGTCATAGGGTATAGCAGTAAGCGACGTGTTGTAAGTGATCGGGTGTCGTTTTGGTCGAGGAAGAGTTCGAGCCCCTTCACGTATCCCTGCGAAATAAGAACCTATTAAAAACCCTAAAATACCAAGAATGATGATATATAATATTACTTGTATGAAATTGGCGAATTTCATGATAATATTTGTCCTATATATTAGATAGATAATCTATATAATAATATATGGTTATGTAGACTATGCAAAACAAATACCAGGTCCTGTCCAAGATTGGCGAAGGATCCTTTGGTGTTATATTTAAAGGAATATATAAAAAAACGGGGGAGCCTGTAGCGATAAAAACGGAGAAAAAAAACGGTGTTGCGAAACTGATAAAGGCGGAGGCATCACTTTTACATTATTTACAAGATTCGAGACAATATACACCACCTGTATTATGGTATGGTATGCATAATGAAGAACCCACTTTGATAATACCCTATTATGAAACATCACTTCATGATTATATGACATTGAAAGGGGAGATTGTCCAAGAAGAAAGGGATAAATGGTTCAATCAAATGGTCGAGGTCTTGGATTATGTACATTCCAAATTTGTCATTCATCGAGATATAAAACCACAGAATTTCATGTTTCGACCCGACGGTGGGTTAGCATTGATCGATTTCGGCATGGCGACTATTTTCGTGGATGAAAATAAGATACCCATTATTGCTAAAAATGACCATTCGACTATTCTTGGAACACCGAAGTTTATGAGTTATTTTATTCATATAGGAAATGAACCAAGTGTACGAGACGATTTTATTTCGGCGGGTTATATTTATTTATGGATGGAAAACAGTGGACATCTGGTATGGGAATCACTACCTACAGTGGAACCAGAAGAATCGAAAAATATATATTCTGAAATGCATATTTTACATTATAAAAACCAAGAGCGCGCACGTTTGAAATCTTGGACAAGTATACAGGAAATTTGTAGAAGCAAACAAATGATCGAATATTTTATGCAGTTCTATCAAATACAACACGTTTTTCAATCCCCTTAAACATTTCGGGATTATATATTAAATTGCCAGTCGGTTTATATTTATCGATCGGGGTATATTCCTTTTGTGTTTTGGTCGGAATACTATGTAACATTTTATTGGTATCTTCTATTTCCTCTTTATCATTTTTTTCTATGATTTGTCCGCGTTCATCTACAGTGAGACCGGTTTTTTTCTTGAATTCAGTGCGTACATATAATGGTATCCATGCCGACCAAGAAACAAAAAGCGTATTGGGATGAATATATTGAATGTGGAATTTGCTGACCTCCAATTTAGCGACTAAATAAGCAATACAATCTGCCTTATCATATAGGGGCTCGCCGAAAATATATTCAGGGACAGTGAACCAAATATGTTGATCACCCTTTTTATTACGAGCCGTCAATTGAATTCGTTTATGAATACGATTCAACAATTTATTGAAAATGGACACCTGTTTTAAATCTCGACGATGCTTCTTTTCAAAGAGATCATCGATATTTATTTTATTGTCATTATCATCATCATCCACATATAAAAAACACGACATTATATATATTTTACATAAAATATATATAATTTTTACCATAGAATATATACAGAATGGAAAATAAAGAAGAAAAAGGAAAAACAATTAAACATTTAGTTATTTCAGGAGGTGGAATATCAGGACTGTTGGCTTATGGTAGATTACGCCAAATGCATCAAGACGAAACTTTGAATATGAATAACATTGAAGGTATTTATGGCACATCCGCTGGGTCCATTTTGGCAGTTATTTTGGCATTAAAATATGATTGGGACATAATCGATGATTATATCATAAAGCGGCCTTGGCATCAAATATTTAAATATGATTTATATAGCATTTTAGGAGCCATGTATAAGCGTGGTGTTTACGATATATGTATCATAGAAGAAATACTTTCACCTCTTTTAAAGGGTATGGATTTGTCACCGGATATCACAATGGCCAAATTTTTCGAATTCTCGAATATCGATCTGCATGTCTACACTACCAATCTAAACGACTTTGAATTAGTCGATATATCTCATAAAACACACCCAGAATGGCGAGTTATAGATGCGGTCTATGCATCTTCCTGTCTACCCATCTTATTTAGTCCATTTTCGAAAGATGGGGTGTTTTATATCGACGGCGGAATCTTCCTAAATTATCCATTGGAACCTTGTATTAAAACCGCCACAGATTCGGATTCTATTTTAGGCATTCGTAAAAAATGCATAAAATCCAACAATGATGAGATCACCGAATCATCGAATATGATCGATTATATACTCGTTTTGTTGAGTAAGTATATACATTTTATTGCAAAAGATCATAAACAACCACCGATTAAAAATGAGTTAATCATAGAGGGAGCCGCCACATCCTTGTCAGACATTCTAAAAATGGCATATTCCGAAGAAGATCGACGGCAGTGTATAGAAAATGCCTCTAATTTTGTTGTAAAGATTCCACAAATTTAGACAAGGAATCATTGCTAATCTTTGCATCAAAATCAACACGATTTCCATTTTGTAAAGCGAATACTGTAGGATACCCGTTTATATTGTGTTTTTGTATTAACGGTGACGTGCCATCCGTACAATCAACATCAATTGCTTTGATTGTATAATTACCAACCGTTTTTCCGTCATAAGACTCTTTAAATGCTTTCCATTCCGGCGTGGCACGTCTACAATGGGGACACCAACCTGCAGAAAATAAATAGATTTCCATTTCACTTGGACGTGAATTGGCGTTTGATACATCCCGACCTCCGGTTGCGCTTTCTAAGACGGGGATTGCATACAATTGATACGCATAATAAGCGGCTAAAGTAAAAATAACAGCAAGTATAACGATGAGTAGTATGCGTTTATGAGGTTTAATAAAATCTTTATACAAAAAGGTCAATATGTTCGTATTCATTTTTTATATAACAAAAGAAAATAATATAAATATATATACGATCCGTTTATTTTCTATAAAAATATGTCCACGCGTCGCAATCGAACGAAATCACGCGTATTTACACGTAAACATTATGAGCGAAATGATGGAATGTTAACATCTATATGGGGGCCCAGTGCATGGCATTTATTACATACGATGAGTTTCAATTATCCAATGAACCCATCACGTGAGGATAAAAAACATTATCGCGATTTCGTTCTTGAATTACAATATACCTTACCCTGTGGAAAATGTCGCACAAATCTGAAAAAAAATTTCGAGAAATTGCCCTTGACACTGGAACATATGAAAAACCGCAAAACATTCTCACGTTATATATTTCGTTTACATGAACTCGTTAATAAGATGCTGGGTAAGAAATCAGGACTGACCTATGGCGATGTACGTGAGCGTTATGAACATTTCCGGGCTAATTGTAAACCTTCTGAAAAAATGGAAGCAACCCCTCCAGTAGAAAAGGGGTGCACAGAGCCCATGAAGGGGAAGAAATCGAAATGCATTTTAACGATTATACCAGACGAACAAAAATGCGAAACCTTTCAAATTAAAAATGGTTGATATTGCGATAGGCCATTTTTTTCTATATCCATATAATAAAAGAAACAAACAAGATGTTTAGCAATTATGGATATAACTTTTATCAATTGGATCGTGTAGGGGATGATTCTGTGACAGAAACACAGAATGATTTGCAAAACAGTCGATATGCCAATTACAACACTGCCAATTTTTTCAGTGAATTTCCGTCGGATGCCCAGATCCAATTTGCGACAAAACAACCCATCGTTACGCCGAATAGTGTATCGTTCGGGAGCGGGGTGGGCGTCAACGTTGATGTGGACTCGAAACTTATTATTCAAAATGAACAAGAGCGTAATTTAGGACGTTTGAGTCTCATTGAGCGCCCCTTTGCAACGGTTCCTTATTTAGGCAGAGGTTCGGTAGATCCAAATTTGGAATCGCAGTTACTACAAGGCGAACCTATCGCCGATAAAAAGAGTGTCACCACCATTATGTCAAAGAGCTTTTTGGGATATACCATGTACCCCGCAGACAGCAAAATGGTTGATGATGCAACTAATCCGAAAAATACGATTGAGGATAGTGCTTTGAGAGGATGGGTGCGTGGAGGCGCGGATACACGCAACAAAGGTGTTACAAATTAGATAGATAGACAATTGTATGGAAAAATATATAAAAAACTCATATATATATTTTTTATGAATTCTCAACCTAATTACGATACGACGATAACGGAGATCAACTATTCTGGTGATTTTGAATACCGTTCTTGGATTCGCCGGGTATTTTGTATGGCCTCTTTAGAGAATATCGATGAAGACATCGATGAAATAAGTCGTGATGAAATGAATTTTGATGCTGAATCTACGTCGCGTGCATTGGATGACATTTTTGAAAATACCAAATCCCATCATTTATTTCAAAAATTATATGAATCCGCCGCTGCACTCATGATATCTGTGGACCATTCTATCGGGTTATGTGTATTGTTTTCATATGATTATTTTCCCTATTTCCATAGATGTTTGTGTTGCTATTATGAAACGCCGCATGAATTTACCGAATCACACCCATCTTACTTGGAATTACATTCCAAGATTACATAATCGCTACATGAAAATATTTTATCCATATATTATACTATGGCGTCTACACGAAATATTAATCAACCTGCGGATTACAAACAGCAACAATTTGCTTATCGTCAGGCCGTCGATTATATAACAAATAAAGAATATGCTTTTGCGAATCCATCTTATTTGGCAGGTGATGGTTTAATACAGGGTCATATGCCAGATACTTTATTATCTGGTAATCCGTCGGACATTGAATCCTTTTTATTTGGCATTGGTTCGACCAATTTAGTGAAACCACAAGGTCCTGTTACAGCGGAATTGAAACGAATTCCAGCTGCTTCGATCATGAATAAGGTGCCCTTGATTATGCCAAAAGATTTGGTCATTGAAAATGAACAACGACAGTACCCGATGAAATAATAGAATTCAACGGTTATAGGGTCACGATATATCTACTCCTTTCATTTCAAACGCAGATTTTGAGATGAAAAAAAATATAAATCTATTTATGGCAATATAAATTGTGTTTTTTCAAATCGTCTAATACCATTTATTTTACTATTAATACTAGTTCCACCCCAAAAGGCCAATGTGCATGTTACTCCAGTCGGACCTGAACTATAATCTATATAATGTTCTCCATAATTATCTAAACGTAATTTTACTGTACACCACGTATAAATCTTATTCATATGTCTTGTAATTCTGCCTTGTATCGGCAATGGTTTTTTTACTAACAATCTATACGATTCGCCATATAATTGTTTATCTAATTCATGTATTATTTTTATATTTCCATGACGTATAACTATATTCTTATCAAAATCTAAAATATATCTCACTATATCTTCGGGTAGATGTCTAGACAATGATGATATTTTCATTTACCAATACCTTAATGCCAAATAATATTTTTATGTCTTTTTCATAAAGGATATAGGCAATCTAGGATAGACCTTAATTGAATTTCACCACAATTTTCACCACCTCCTTTTTGATACATTTACATGCGGAAATAGAAAGCTCTTCGCGCTTCTTACGCGTTTTTCCGTTTTCATTTACAATGATAGCAGCGTCTGGCGAATTACGCGACTTTGATAAACTATTGCGTTCATTCATATCGCGTTCGATATCCTCGTAATTTTCCTCGATATAATCAATGATTCTGTTTTCAATAGCCCATTTGAAAAAATTCAATTGGCCAATGGTGGTTTCCATTGCGGCATGGTCGTTATAGGGAATGGTAATTCTTTCCCATCGACAAAAGGGGTCGAAGCGTCTCTTTGAATACGCCTTTAATTTCAACTTATAATCATTGTATATTTTGAAACGTATTGTCTCATTTTTATCGGCGCGCATCGTATCGGGTATGTCATAGACCGTGTAATATTTTTTGGCGTAGTTTGTGACAAACCAATCTACAATGCGGAGCGAAATATTCGATTCTCCGTTGATAATAGCCATCATTTTCCGCAAATATTCAGGATGAGACTCATAAAAAGACATGAGATTTGACATCAATAGATCGTTTTGCGTATTTGTTGAGGTAAACGTACGTAATGACATTTTTGTTGAACCTGGTTAACAATATATCGGTTGTTTTTTTATATGTGTTTTTAAGGAAATTCTTTAGCATAAAATATCATTATAATGTAAAAATGGATAGTATAGAAAAAATCAATCGTTTGACGCAAGATGCCACTATGACAAAAGTTCAGTTTGATCGTTTGTTTGACGCCATGTCAAATAGAGCAACCGGTAATTGTTTATTCGAATCATTTGCACAACACTTTTTGAAGGATTATAGGTATCCCCCATTACCCCGAGATGTTAAATCGTTAGCCGATGATTTGAGAAAATCCGTTTGTAACTTTTACAAAAAATTCGATGCGGAAAGAGAATATCCGGAAGATTCCATTGATCAAAAAATCGCGTTTGCAATTATAGCTGATACTTTAGAAACAAGCGGGGTGAGTCATGCGAAAAATATTTGCAAAAATGAAGAATATGCGAATGTTGCAGATATGTGTGTAATTTGTAAATTGAAAGACTGTAATCTCGTCTTATTCAATCGCGATGAGCGGGGAAAAGAACAAAAGTATTCGGTGTTGCCTATTCGGAATGCTGCTCGTTTCCCTACATATCATATACGACATATTGATGAGAATCACTATGAAGCATGTATACCAAAGAAATTACACCGAGAGATTGATCAAGTTGCGAAAAAACCTTCGCCCAAACGCTCCGCCACTGAGAAAAAACGACCTTCTCCCAACTCAAAACATGATATACCCGCCGATTTTAAATATAAATTACAATTAAGCGTGTTGGAAAATATGGGATATAATAATAAAGTGATAAATATGGAAGCATTGAATGCTAACAATGGTCATTGTTTTAAAGCTGCGGAATATATTGATGCGCACGCGAAAAAACCTTCGCCCAAACGCTCCATCACAGAGAAAAAACCTTCGCCCAAACATTCCATCACCGAGAAAAAACCTTCGCCCAAACATTCCGTCACCGAGAAAAAACGACCTTCTCCTAAAAAAGATTCTAGCCAATCCAATAACGACGAAGAAACATTTCGAAAGTTAAAAGAAATGGGTTATACAAACGATCGATCTATAAAGACCGCAGTGAGAATATATAACGGCAATATGGAAAAAATAATTGCCTATTTAGAATATGATAGAGATAGTGATTGAATCTCTTGGAAAATTCAACATTCTATCTTGGAACCAATCGATCTGTAATAAAATCCTCCATAGGCAATATTTTTATCCAATGCCTTCGTTAATGTTTTATCACTAATATGAAGTTTTTTCACAGTATCGAATCTAGACGTGAATTCTTTAACGAGTTGGCCGTCTTTATCATATTGTCCAACACCATCTTTATACAAAATCGGTTCTCTTCCGTGATTTTGTATAAAATCGTTTATCAGAGAAGTATCGCATTTTTCATATAATGTGTAATAGTATCCGTTTGTAATCGTTCCATTTTTTACAGGCGCATCCAATGCCGAACAGGATTCATAGCCATTTTTTGCGGCTGCAGTTTTTCTATCTATATACAAATTTAGAATTTGCGTTTTTTCTTGGTTCAGTTTTGCAATATAACCCAAATTTTGTACTTTGGTTTGTTTCGTCGGTTGTAAATTGATAATAGTAATTGGGTCCAATTCTCTGTCGATATACATCCATCGAAATCCGGCATAGATAGTATTCCCTTGTATCGCATTATGTAAACTAGGTCTCTTTATTTTGCTGTCTTCTCTCATACATTCTGTAACGGTTTCATAGACCTTGATGATATGTAGTGTTTCCGGATGTATCTTTTGTAATCTGGGTCCGACTGTTGGTAGGGGTGTTTCGAAATTCGTCGTCGTTTTGGATTGCATCGAATTTAGCCGTTCCAAAATTTCTTTGTTCGATTTTTCTAGACCTTTTACGAGATTCAATATCAGATTTTGATTATCCAATAATTGTTTTATGGTATTAGAATCTTCTAATATTTGTTGTTGATGTTGTTTTAATACCACATTTTTGATTGATTCGATATCATCGGAAAGTTTCTGATAATCGACATCGTTAAATTGGTTGATATTGGTTTTTATGATATTCTCCAAAACGCCATATGATAAGTTTTTTCCGATGAGAAACAGTTCGTTCTCATTTTCATGGCCAGGCAAATTCCTTACCCAATTTAATCGAATATCTGGATGATTATGTAAAAAGGATTCGAAATCCTTGCTTCGTTTCACCAAAAAACAGTCCAAAATATGTGTTTCTTCATATTTGGATTTGTGTTCATTATACCTTGCGGCGACTCCTCTGCGACTTTCACCGATTTTTATGACATATTCCCCGTTTTCGTATGTTTTTACTTTTATAATATAAACGAGCGGGCCCGCGTTTGCGAATTCTCGTAAAAATACGTTGTGTTTTTCGCGTGTAATATCTTTTTTCAATTTGTCGACGGTTACTTTATTTGTTTCTTGTGTTTTCGTTAATGTCTTCTTAATTTCTTCTACTTGTAATCTCAACTCATTGGATTCTTCATTGACAATTTCATGTAGCGTTTCTTCTAATTTAATGTAATATTCGTGAATTTGGTCCGCCTTTTTGGTACATGCTTTCAAACAAAAACGCTTGAAAGCATTGACAGTTAGCATGAAAGTTTCTTTGTTGTGGCCGCCGCGACCTTGCTTTATATGTGCATCAAGAACGTTTTTATAATCTATTTCTTTGATAAAATGTTTTTCCAGTAACTCTTTTGCTTTATTTTTATGCGAAAATTCTAACCATTTCCATATATAGTCCAAATCGACAACAAAATCTGCAGTTGAATTATAGGTTAAATAACAATAAAAACTTGCTATAAATAGTTGTTGCTGAGCATTTGTAAATTTATTTTTGATTTTTATGGCCAATTTGTTTTGGTAATTGTTGGACAAAGATGCAATAGGGGTTTTTTCAATGAGTTCGACGATGTTCAAACTTGTCATTTCTGACATAAATATAATTATCGCATTTTCTTTATATTCTTTATATAGCTTATGATTATTGGAAGCATAAGCTATTATTTTCAAAAGCAAAAGCAACATCGTTTTATTTCCATAACATCCTTTCCCAATCGGGAAATCGGAACACCAAAATTTGCAGAAATATTTATTAAATATATTGTTTGCTTAACTATATGGACGAACAACCGAAATACATTAATGCAAAAATCACCATTTACTTTCTCTGGTGCATGATCAATCGCGACATATTAATATAAAACCATCGTTTTTTATATTAATTTTTAGTTATTTTAATAAGAAAAAGAAGAAAACACAAACCACTGCATAATTAGTTAGAATATGCGACGCCAGCCATGCCAGAAAGCACTCGGAGGACGTTGTAGTTGGTGGCATAAACACGGACCTTAGCGGTGGCGGTTCCACCGACAGTGGCGGATGAGAGCACAAGTTGCAGTGTGGCGTTATCAATTCTCGAGAAATTGCATGTCCCGCTAGGTTGCTGCTCCTCAGGGCGGAGTGCAAAGGAATACACATTGATTCCAGTGTCGGGGTTGCGGGTGTGGCAGTTGTAAGGCTGGACAACATCGAAGTAAGAACCCTCACGCTCAGAGAAGCGATCCTGGCCGTTGAGCTGGAGCTTAGCAGTCACAACGGGGTTCTGGCCCCAGCAGTGCATATCGAGGGCGGTCTCGGCAAGGACGAAGGTGCCGGCATCAGAAACGCCGGAGGTAGTGTTGGTAGTAGTGGGGGCTTTGGGAGCGAAAGGCGTCATGGGTGTACCCGCCTGTGCCCATCCTGCTCCATCCGCAACCGCAACATTAACATCACCTGCCTGCTGGAAGAGACCAGAGGTGGTGATGAAGGCGTTGGCACCGTTGGTCTCAGCGGGTCCACCGAAGGCGTGGATGGCGTTGGGGAGAGCATCGATGGCATCGGTGTAGTTGAAGGGCTGGGCACCAAGAGTCTGGAAGAGAATGGTACCAGCCTGTAGAGACGAGCAATAATCTACGTTGGAATCGGGCTGAACAACCCAGATAAGCTCCTTGCAAGGGTGGTTGAAATTGAGCTTGATCTTGTTGGAGGAAGAACCGACCGATTCGTCACCAGTGAACTGGAGCTGTTCAATGAGGTACTCGTGGGGGTTCTGGGCCATCTTGCGGCGCTCATCGGTATCAAGGAAAACATAGTCGATATAAAGAGATGCGGCAACCATCGACTGTTGATAAGCCTGTGTGACAGAGAGAACCTGGTTAGCATTGGCGGCGGGAGTAAGCTGGGACACGGCCCACAAGCACTCGCCGATGGGGCGGAAATCGATGTTGATCTTGACCTCATGGTACTGAAGAGCAATGAGGGGAAGAGCAAGACCGGGATTGCGGCAGAACCAGAAGAGAAGGGGGATATAGAGAGTGGTCTCAGGAAGAGCATTGCGAGGTGCGCAAACCTGGTTAGGACCAGAGACGGTGGCACAAGGACCCGTGACGTTGGCGAAAGTGGGATCAGTGATGTAAGTGAGCTGGGTGGTGTTACCAATCATCTTGAAATAACCACGCTGTTGCTCGGCAGACATGGTGAGCTGGTTCCAGATGTGCATCCAATCACCATACTGGCGATCAATGCGCTGGCCACCAATCTCAACCTCAACCTGAGCGATGAGCTGCTCACCGATGAAATCGAGCCATCTAGCGTAAACGCCGTTCACAGGCTCGGCGGTCTGGCCGGGTATGAATCCGGTAACATTGGGCTGCATAGACTGGTTGATCTCAGGAAGAGTGACCTGGAGGTAAGTGCGGTAGCAAAGGTCGCCATTTCTGGAGATGGTGCAAGTCACACGACGACCGAAATCGGCCTGTCCCTGAAAAGTTTGCTCAATCGATTCCATAGCGAAGTTTGTGTAGCGGCGGTAAGAAACCTTCCAAAATGTAATCTCGGGGGTACCAGTAAGAAATACGTCTTGTGCGCCATAGGCGACTAATTGCATGAGTGCTCCTGCCATCTTTTAATAATTATAATAGTTACAGAGAAAATAATTTTGCTAAACGACCATTTACAGAGAAAATGATTCTCTCTAAATCATTTTGAAATCAATATGAATTAATACATTGAAATCAGAATATGCTAACAAAATATCAAACAAAAACAAAATACACGATAAAACATAAATTACAAAATGCCTAAATAAAACGTCGGGTCTTCATTGATTCAACTTCATGCCGTAATAAAATTATTTTATACCCAACTCGCCCTTATTATATTATTGTTTGCATTTATGGTAAGGATATTGGAAATATTACAATGAAACATCACAATTATTGCGAACAAAAGTTTCTAAATAATTTTCACAGAAAACTTCCCGTTTTCCTTCATGTTTTTTTGTAAAAATATAAGAATCGGCTAATTTTTTAACACTCCATCCGTTTTCCAAAGCATTAAATATAAATATCATCTTCTTCATTTGTCCAGGAGATATGGGTTGTGAAACATATGTATCTATTAAAATCGATTTATTATGTGGAGAAGACATGTTATAATATCCAACTATATAGTTTACAATTATTTTACGATAGACTAAATAGATTTCCTAAAAATACACATAAATAAACTTTCGGATAATTATAAAATGATTTCAACAAAAAAACTACAATCGCAACAACAACCACCACACAAACAGATTACTTCGTTAGATGAAAAACATACCGATATGCTGAATTATTTTCATGACATCGAAACGAGTAAAATTCCACAATTGGACGCGGAAATACAAGAATTAAAGAATAGGCTAAAGAATCTTGGAAAATCACAGATAGAAGTGCAATTGGACATTCGAGATCAAATTTTATCTAAACGCATCGAAATACAGGGTTTACAGAAAAAGAAAAAAAGGTATTTCTTGGACAATTCAAAATATATATTCGATTATTTCGAACAAAAAAAGCAAATATCTTCAAGAGAGCCCTCCCAGAACGTGACTGTGGTGACATCCTTTTTTAAAGCCCGCGCAAATAATATTTCAAATAACGATAAATTTATTCAATCTAAGAAATTATATCAGGAATATTGGAAAAATGTAAATGGAGAATTTGGAAATCCACATGATTATTATATATCTGCGGCGGATATATGTCAAAGTTGTAACAAAGGCGAATTAATTTCACATGATGAAGAAGGAATATTAATATGTAATAATTCACAATGTGGAAAATTTGACACTTATATTATCGATAACGCGAAACCGAATAATAAAGAACCGCCGAATGAAGTGAGTTATACGGCTTATATTCGACTCAACCACTTTAAAGAAATACTTTCGCAGTTTCAGGCAAAAGAAACGACACAGATACCGGATGAGGTAATCGAAATGATTCGCGCACGAATTAAGAAAGAGCGTATTACAGATCCATCCAAGATCAATTATGAAAAAATGCGCGAAATATTGAGAAAATTAGGACTCAATAAATATTTTGAACATATCCAATATATTAATTCATTGTTTGGAGTTCGGCCGCCTATTATGAACGAAGAATTATACGAAACATTGTGTATTTTATTTATTGAAATACAAAAGCCTTGGGCAACACACTGTCCCGCCGACCGAACCAATTTTTTCAATTATACGTATACTTTGTATCAATTATGCGTTTTGCTTGGACAGGAACAATATTTGCCTTATATTCCATTAATGAAAGATTTACAGAAACAGAAGGCTAGTGATATGGTATGGAAACGGGTATGCGAAGACTTGGACTGGGAATTTATACCGAGTGTATAATGTCTATACTAGATTACCTATATCATCAGAAAGGATACAAAAACGCGGATAGACCTTAACCGTACGGTTCCCCTATTTTTTAACATTTCATAGTGTATATTTAGGAAAATGGAACAAGCATTCATTCTTACATTCATTGTCGTCCTTTTGTTTTGTCTATGTAAATATTTAGAATCTCGATATTTGTCTACACCCGAATCGACCAAGCCTTTAAAAGAGATCGTACGTGATATTTTCATTGTTTTTGGTTCCTCCTTCTTAGGATCTTATCTCTTTTTCCATTTTCACGGCACCATAAACGATTTTTTCAATGCTGTCACTGAAACCAAAGTATTAAACCCCGCTACTACGCAAATTTTCACTGATGTCCCAACATTTTAGACCTTAAGTTCTAACTATAATTTTGTTACCAAACATGCTAACAAAATTGAATCGCTATTGACGATAAAATGTAAAAGTAAATAATATATAATCATGTTCCTCTTCTTCCTCTTCTTCTTCTTTGTGCATATCGCAACTAGTTATTTAACACCACCACAAACGACGAGCATACAGAGACTTCTCAAAAACCCGCATCTAACCGAACAAATGAAACAAGATCTCAAGCGCACGATATTTGCAAATTATATACACTGGATAAACAAAGAGTGTAGCCATTTTTGTGAAAGCAATCCCGCTTTATTGTCATATGTACATTTTAATAGTGCACATAAAAAAACGCGCATGAGTTATGTCAACGAAGAATTGCGACAAGATATGTATGTAGGATTCGTCAAAGCTCTACATAAATTCAACGGTAATCTTTCGACTATCACTCATTATTCCAGACATTATATGAAGGGAGAAATTTACAAAGGCATAACTGTAGCAACAAGACAGAGAAGATACAAAGAATTCGTAGAGAAAAATCGGGATTCTTTGGACAATAAATTACAAAAACACAAACAAGAAAAAATAGCTGAGATCAACAAAATCATAAACGATCCTATCATTTTAAGTCTAGATGAACGGCGACTTATAAACTATCGCTATGATTTACAGACTATGAAAAAACTACGATCAATAAGACAAGTATGCGAAATTTTCGGTTTCTCAGAAGAAACTTATCGTAAGCGCTATAATACCATTCTGTCCAAGATTTCGTCTGCTGCCAAAAATCATAACTATTACTTGTAATAAACGGGCAGGCCGTCTATATCGAAAAAATGCAATGAATCCTCGTCGGGTACATCATCCGAATCACATATAAATTGTTGAAAACAATCATATTCCAATTGGGCTTCGGGTGTATGCTGATGTACAGTACGAGCTATCATCTTATATAATTTGAAATTGGGGTATCGCTCTTGTCCATTTTTTTTATACAATATATTTTTCCCGTGATCATCCAAACACCATCTGTAAATAATTTTTTGTAGAGGATCCAACGTAGCGACATCATCGTCGGGGTCCATAATGAAATCGAATATTGAAGAACCAAGTCGGCATAAATCGAAACTGAAATTGGGGTCCAAGCGCGCCTTGTTTTTATTCATAAAAGGTTCACAGTTATATTGTGTTACAGCATCCCCGTCTGGACCGAAACTGTCGCTACAAAATAGATGTTCTTGAAAGCGGTAAATACTACGCCCGTAATCAATGATTTTAAAAATACGACCATAGGTAGGAATTTTATAGATTTTTCCCGAATATTGATAATAAACATGTTCTACCTCCGTTTCTGAATACATAATATTATTGGTATGTAAATCGTTATGTGTAAATTTGAATGCCTTTTGATAAGACAATAGTGTCATTATGATTTGAAACAACGCACTTATCCCGTTTTCTACACCTATTTTATGTTTTGTAAATAATTGATCTAAGGTGCCATCGTATTTTTCCAAGCAAATCATCTGTACTGGAAAATCATGAATATATGCATAAGTTTCTTCTTCCTCCGAACCAGAATCAGAATCTGTGTTTGTTTCTGTCGATGATTCAGTATCGTTTCCGGATTCTGATACAACATCGGTATCACTATCATATACCGATGTTGTATCAGAATCCGATCCTGTTGATGAATTATCGTCTTCAGAATCAATCGTTGTCGTGGATGAATTACACGACGACTCTTTTTTATAAACGATTTCACAAGACAAATCTTGAATGACAGGAGATTCTAAAACGTCATCAACCTCTACAATCGCATTTAGTTCAATCGGGTCATTATTCGAATCGTCAAAAATTAATTTATTTTTATTGATTCGAGATTGTTGTCCTTGATTTGCATTTACAGATAAACCTGTAATAGAATTCGCATCTACGCTAAATAATGTACCAACGTTCTCTTTAAAAAAATCGGAACCGACCAAATAATCGAGATCATCACCTATGGATATGCAAAACCGCTTTTGTATTCCTAAAAAAGATCCATAATAATGAATTCCATTATAAAATCCATGTGCATTTAAAAGGGCACAAGAAAGATAATTAAAAAAACAATCAACGTAAGATGCATTGTGAGGCGATAAAATTTTCGAATGTATATTTACACCATTTGGTGTTGGTAGTCGACGAATAGAATCATCTGTGACATCATATTTACCGGTCATATAACGATATGGATCGAGAAGGGGGGAAAATTTAACAAAAATAGGTCTCGGAATTATTTCGCCAGTATGTATATCCATCACAGTATCTAAATCCTTGATATGGCGAGGATGATTGAGAGCAATACGGTGACAATTCTGTGTATTCATTTCAAAGAATAAATCATAGATTGGATTATATAATTGTAGATCTTGGATTGCAAACTTCTCTAAAGTTTCGGATTTTATCGGTTTGATTTTGGTATAATGAAGTGTGAACATAAGCTTAGTTAATAGAATTTTCAAGAAAAACAAACTATTACTAAATGTAGAACTTCAGACAGGTTATAGATCCAATTTTTAAATCTCTTAATAAGATAATATTCTTTTTATTAGATGACACTTGAATTGAAGAAATTTGATATGCGATGGATCACCTTTCGGGCGGATGAAAATAAAGGTCCAGTTATCGTTATGATCGGGCGTCGCGATACAGGTAAATCATTTTTGGTGCGCGATTTATTATACCATCATCAAGATATACCTGTAGGAACTGTGATTTCAGGAACAGAAGCCGGAAATGGTTTTTATGCAAGTATTGTTCCAAAATTATTTATTCATGAAGAGTACAACACGGTTTTAATTGAAAATGTATTGAGAAGACAGCGCATTGTTCTGAAACAAATAAATAAAGATATGGAATTATATCGTCGCACGGCTATCGATCCACGCACCTTTGTTATCTTGGACGATTGTCTCTATGATAATACTTGGTCGAGAGATAAAATGATGCGTCTTTTGTTTATGAATGGACGCCATTGGAAGGTCATGTTAATTATTACTATGCAATATCCTTTAGGCATACCGCCGAATCTACGAACCAATATTGATTATGTATTTATTTTACGAGAGCCTTATATAAGTAATCGTAAACGAATCTGGGAAAATTATGCATCTATGTTTCCCACATTGGAGGCCTTTTCTTCAGTCATGGATCAAACTACTGAAAATTATGAATGTTTGGTCATTAACAATAACGCAAAATCGAATAAATTATATGATCAGATCTTTTGGTATAAAGCCGAAAATCGACCCGATTTCAAACTTGGTTCCAAAGAATATTGGGAAATGTCGAAACAAATCGGCGATGACGACGAAGAAGACGCCTATGATCCTACAAAAGGAAAGAGGCGAAGTGGACCCGCTATCAATGTGAAAAAAACCACCAATTCGAAATGGTAAACCGAATTTAGAAAAACTGCGTTGTCTCATTTTTCTTTTTAGTCGGTGTAATTTAAGGTCTATCTATCCTAGATTGCCTATATCCTTTTCGAGAATAACTATAGTTATTCTCGAAAAGAGATTAATGATTATAATTTTGTTACGATAAATGAGTTGTAGTTATTTCAATAATTATTTTATTTATTGAAATAACTTAAACTAGGGTAGGTTCTACTTACCACTAATATAGACAGTTGAAGCCTTAATGACTTGGTCCATTTCCAGAAGGGTAAGAAACGCCGCTTGGGTCTTTTGCATTTAAATATCGATACAAAACATCTATACGATATAATAAATCATTATATGCATTTGAATAGTAAACACGATTCAGGTTTGGATCATAAATCATAACATATAACCCCGTGCTATCATAAATCGAATTGCTGGATACATCCGGTATTACATTATTAAATCCTCCAGAAAGACTAAATGCTCCGCTTGCATCAAAAGCCCCGCCATAAGGACCGAATACATCACCGATCGTTCCGCTTGGTCCAGCTGGTCCAGTTGGTCCAGTTGCAGCGCCGATAAACGTGGAAGAGACGCCGGTAATACTATTATTTACATACAGATTTCCGGAAAGGTCATAGGTGATCTTGGACGATCCCAATTGAATAAAGGCTTCTGTGGCGGTTCCTGTCGGTCCAATCATGGACGGGTCCATGATAAGACTTGTTGTTTCCATAGGGTTGTGGCTTTTCAATGTAATATTATAATTGGCATCGGGGAAAAAATCCGACAATCCAAGACTCAAAAAACCAGGTTCAGCCAAAGAAGGATCAATTACAACCGATGACGCGCGTATTCCAGCAAGATGCCCGTCGTTAAAATTATAACTAAAATCTTGGTCACCCCTATAAAAAAAGGCATTGCCACATGGATCTGTCGAAATCGCTACAGCATTTTCTCCTGTACCGAAATACATTGTAGATGCGGAAACATGACCTGAAATGGCATATATATTTTTGAAACGTGCAGTCGATGAACCTAAATTGATAAGACCATCGGTAGACGGTATTAAATTCGAATTTACAATCAAATCACCATAACTGATGGTTGAATTCGGTGCATTGAAATAAACATTGGACATATCATTCAACAAAATATAGGGTTTATAATAATATTGCTGAATGATTTTAGTGTTACTTATGGGTATCGCGGAAGTATAATTAATAATTGTAGAATTGTGACTCGCGCGTTCTTGTGTCCAAGATGTCCCGTTATCGCTCGAATAGAAAATATAAGAATTCGGGTTATTCGCAATATAACCAATGACTTGATATTTACCGGTTGCATCCATATTTACTGTAACACTCGCCTGTCTACCAATAAGAAGATCCGCAGATACACCAATCGGTGTAGTTGATGTAAACCAATTTGTCCCGGTAGATTGAGAAACGGATATATTGCCATTTGCGTCGACGGCGGTGATATAATGCCCATCGGGTGTAGACGCGATTGAAAGAACCGGTACATTTATGCCAACAAGATGTATCGTTGTCGAACCTCCATTGGGTAGCAACACGGTTATATATCCGGTGGTTCTTCCAAATAGAATTCCATAAGAAGAATAGGCGACACATAATGCTTTATCGTTTACATTTGGAGAACCCACAAACGCGGTTCGCCATACAGATAACCCGGATGATGTAAGACTGGCTGTATATATATGACGATTATCGATCGCACATAATATCGTTCCGTCCTCACTTATAGCAATGTCGTTAAATGTAGTATATAAACCATTCGCGGTAATCGACGTAGATAAGACCTGGGTAAATGTGTTGCCATAATCTACAGAATAAAACAAACTATACATTCCGTTTAGTAACACGATTTGACCAGTGCTTGATGTAACTGCTCTTTTCACAATATCACCTATAAAAAAGGCACTATCTGTGTTATAAAGAAAATTCTGTTGGTCCGTTGTTCTGTAAACGATGTTCCCGGTTCCATCTGTATTGAATTGGGTGAAAAAGGCCCAAGCGCCATTTGCCGATATAGCAGTGGCATTGGGTGAAATGAGCTCAGTATTATTATTATTCGTTACCAAAGGTTTACATACCAAATTGGTTGTGTTTGGCAAATTGATCCATACCATTGTATAAACTGACGAAATATCACTTAACACGATATAAGGTTGATAAAAAGATGATTGTACAATCGAAAAAGAACGATAGGTGATCGGAGCTCGGGTAGCACCTATAACAATGTTCTCGGCCGTCCAAGAATTACCAGAATTATTCGAATAAAATATAGAATTCGTGCTAGAATAACTGACCACTTGATGTTGTCCGGACGGGTCCAAGATAAAGGACTCGGCAACGGGCTGATTTTTATTTGCATTGCCGGTCGAAATCGTGCCCGGATATGTGGACCAAGATTGTCCACCATTGGTAGATGTATAAAAGGGCCCTCCTTGATCGACGGCGGTTATCACTAAACCATTTTGAGAGACCGCTACATTCACTAATCTCCCCCCAAGTGAATAAGGTAAACGTGTAGTGGTTATACCAAAATTGGTAGTGATAGCAACAGTATTCCCCCCTACGAGTATCAATCCACTCGGCGAATAAGCGATGGCGAAAATCTCGGATCCGCCTAAGCCAATAAGATTGCTTTGCCAATTTACGCCGAAGTTAGTTGAATAATATAGCCGATTATTAAAGAAATTAAAAGCATACATATTTTGACCTGTATAGCTCATTGCAATATCACCAACGCTGATGCTTGATGGTATGGCGGATATTAGTGTAAATGTGGTTCCCCAACCACTCATTACATAGATCGATGGTGTGGTCGTATATATCAATAGATATTGACCATCTGACGATACCAGCATTCGATGCAAAGCGGTTGTAATTGCCGTATTTGCAACAGTGCTTGATAGCGGACCGCCATTTCTCGAAATGAGAAATCTGTAGCCGGTTCCATTATATACAACCGCATAAACAGTTGTACCATCTTGTGACGCAATCGTTTTAACTGGCCACAGTATATTAGATTGGTTCGCGTTGAAAATACTGATAAATCCATTGGTATTTATCACGGTCGCATCTTGGTTCGTTGTTTCCAAGTTATAAATATAGGAGGAATCACAAACCAATATATAGGTGGGATAGTCATTGAAGCTTGATAGAGCTACCGAACTATAAAATGGCAACGGATTTCCATTGTTTGTTACAAATTTGGTCCGCCAAGTGGCACCGGAATTTCTTGAAATATACATTTGATTGGTTGGGAAATTGGTATAATGCACAATTTGTGCCACACCTGCTAAATCACAAATAAGTGATACGCTGGCTTGTGATTGTAATCTTGGAAATTTCGAATTTGTTGTTGCTGAAAATGTTGTCGTCCATGAAATGCCTGAATTTGTCGAAACACAAATGTCACCCAATGAATCAACTGCTGATATAGTGGCTCCTGATAGTGAACATGCTATGGCTAATATAGGCTTTATGAGGGGAGGGAGATCTCCCAATGACGAAAAATTTATAAAATCGGTTGTTGTTATAACCTTCTTGGCTATATTACTATCACAGCCAATATATATACCAGACGAATAAGAGGCTACAGAATAAAATATATATACATCTGGCAAATTATTTGTCGACGTTGTCCAAGATGTACCGAAATCCGTTGAATAGAAAAGAGTGGTGTTATTGATGGCATACATTTGTTGGCCCGTGTTACTAATGGCAATGTCGTTGAAAAAAGTATAGTCTCCGCCATTTATTGTGGCTGAATTTACGGGCACTATCGTATTTCCGTAATCAGTCGAATAATATACACTGTAGGTCCCGTTGATTAACATATATTGTCCGGTATTTGATAGGACCACTTTTTTAAGGGTATCCGGAATGGATGTATGATTGATGGCTGTAAAGTTGAATCCGTCGGTGGAACTATAAATAACAATGCCGGTATTGTCATAGGTTAAGTAAAATACCCGTTCTCCGTTTGGTGCAACGGCCACCTTTGTGGTATTGGTGGGGGATACAAACGTCCAGGTGTTTTGGTTTATAGAAGTTACGGCTCCAAATGATGCCCAAGATAGGGGTGGGGCTGCGTTTGGATCTATATTAGGAGAACCTTGTATTGAACCGGGTACAAATAATGTTTCATTGGATGTCCCGATCATTATTTGGTTGCTTTGTGTTATTTTTGCATTATATCCTATGGCGGTTGAATTATTATAAATAGAGGTGTTGCCATTTACATCGGTATTTGCGCCTAAAAATGTATTATTATTACCTGTGATATTTGTTACGCCCGATTGATATCCATAGGCCGTATTATTTGAACCGCCGATATTATTTAAAAGGGAATCCATTCCAAATCCCGTATTATTTGAGCCCGAAGTCGTATTTTGTAACGTATTAAACCCGTAGGCAATATTGTTGGTTCCTCCATTTAAATTGGCGAGTGAATTATTTGCCAATCCGAGATTACCGTTGGAAATACTATTCACGGTGACATTGTTTGTTCCGGTGAATCCTTGAGGACCGATTAAACCTTGATATCCCTGAGGACCAGTAGGACCTGTTGCTCCTGTATTGAAAGCTGAGCCGTCCTTGCCCTGATACCCTTGAGGGCCCGTAGGACCAGTAGGCCCGGTAGGACCAGTCGCTCCTGTGTTTGTAGCCGAACCGCTAACACCTTGATAACCTTGAGGACCTGTAGGACCGGTAGGACCTGTTGCTCCTGTGTTTGTAGCCGAACCGCTAACACCTTGAGGACCTGTAGGACCGGTAGGACCTGTCGCTCCTGTGTTGGTTGACGAACCACTTACACCTTGATAACCTTGAGGACCTGTAGGACCAGTTGCACCGGTGGAAGCAGAACCATTTATACCTTGATAACCTTGATAACCTTGAGGACCTGTAGGGCCTGTGGGACCGGTTGCACCTGTGTTGGTTGCCGAACCACTTACACCTTGATAACCTTGAGGACCGGTGGGACCTGTTGCTCCTGTAGATCCCCGAAATCCCTGATAACCTTGAGGACCTGTAGGGCCCGTTGCTCCTGTGTTTGTATCCAAACCACTAACGCCTTGATAACCTTGCGGGCCAATAGGACCTGTAGGACCCGTTGCTCCTGTGTTTGTATCCAAACCACTAACGCCTTGATAACCTTGCGGGCCAATAGGACCTGTAGGACCCGTTGCTCCTGTGTTTGAATCCAAACCACTAACACCTTGATACCCTTGAGGACCTGTAGGCCCGGTGGATCCTTGATACCCTTGATACCCTTGAGGACCTGTAGGCCCGGTGGATCCTTGATACCCTTGATGACCTGTAGGCCCGGTGGATCCTTGATACCCTTGATACCCTTGAGGACCTGTAGGCCCGGTGAATCCTTGAGGACCTTGATACCCTTGAGGACCTTGATACCCCTGAGGACCTTGATACCCTTGATACCCTTGATACCCTTGATAGCCTTGATACCCTTGAGGACCTTGATGACCTTCAGGGCCCTGAGGTCCATATACACATCCAGGAAAGTATTGGTTAGGGGCGATACATGTGGATAATGTATAACCCAGTGCTTGTAATGCACGTCGGTTCGAAGTGTTTGATGCAGCAATTTGATCGCTATATAATGTTTCTCGTTTAGAAAAGGGATTCATAATAATAAACCCGACTTTTTATTTGCTAAAGCTACATGCAGTAAGAATAGTAAAGACTACAATTGTATTATGACGTGTTGGTGTTGCGACAAATATAATTTTCCAAAAATTTGAATAAAATTCAATGTTTTATTCAAACGCGTATCGTTTATTTATAGACCACCTGGAAATCCAACTAAATTGGCACCAATACCAAACCCGGCGCCACCACGCGCGGATGCCCCCATAGAAGGGACAAACACATCAAGAACGCTAAAAGTGGCGGCAGCAGTTAATGCTATTATGATAATCTCATCTAATTTAAGAGATTGTTTAGGAATAGCAAAAGCAGCCAATGCCACCATAAGACCCTCAATGAGGTATTTAATAGCTCTTTTAACAAATTCAGAAAAATCGAATACGCTTTCGGCTCCCATTTATTCAAATATATATTAGACAACGAAAATAAATATACATTTTATAAAAACATACTTAAACAAAAAACCATATTATTCCTAAATGTCAGGATTCGAAAGAAAAACCCTAAAGAACGGGAAGCCCAATACCAAATATATCGATGTATTGGATGAAGACGATTCTATTGCCGGACAAAAGTTTGCCTGTATGTCTTTCATTTCCCCTGAAAAAATTCTACAAAAGCGTGAGACATTTTTGTTTCAACAATTTATTCAACAGTGGGATTTTACCAAATCGATGTCAAAATTCTTGGACTTTATTCATTTTCTTTCGTACAAATACAATTTGAAGGTGGATGATGTGATCGCGGATTTTAACGATTTTTCCAATGAGGAGGAGCCGAAACTGAAAGAAATGTCTGTCACCGATGATTTCGCAACTTTCTTAGATAAAAACGAACAACGTTTGACGGAGCACTTCCAAAAAGAGAATGCTTTTCAGACATCGGTGCGCGGTTTAAAAATTCGCGGCGCATTCGCTACACAGGAGGAGGCTGAGATGCGTTGTAAGAAATTGCGCGAATTAGATCCGAATCACGATATTTTTGTTGGACCTGTGGGTGTATGGGTGCCTTGGGATCCGGATGCTTATAAAACCGGACGTGTGGAGTTTATGGAAGAGGAGTTGAACCAGCTGTATAGTGAAAAGATGAAGAATGAGAAGAAAGCAAAGGAAGAGTTTGAGAAGCGTGTCAAGGAAACGAAGCGCAAGGCAATCGAAGATAATATTAAATTGGCAGAAAAAACCGGAAATGTTTTGACCCAAACAATTGACGAAAATGATAATTTGATTGGAGTGCGCGAAACAGTTGATTTCGAAAATCGCGATGTTGCTCCTGCAGCAAATTTGCGCGATGAATTGATTGGACAAACGCGATAAACACTTTAGTTTCGATTACAATTATAACACAGATATTTAGACAGTAAAATAATTATATATGCGTGTATAGTATATAATTATGACAACTAATTTTTATTCGAAAAGAGAGTCAATTCTAATCGATTTACAAAATATATCAAAAACATCGAATAAACGCGCATTACAGGCAATGGGGTATACGTTATCGACATGTCTGGGACCGAACCTTTTGGCTTTTGGAGGACCCTGTGTTGGAGCTGCCCCTGCCCCTCCACCTGCCCCTGCCCCTGCTCTAACAATTGATAGCATAACAATAGATATAAACCAACGTAATGATGTAACAGCTAACGTAAGCAATTTGCCATATCCTGCTCCTAACTATAAAATTGTGCCAACATCTACTGGTGAAATTAGTGTTACACCCACTTCAAACACAACCATAATTATCGGAGAGCCAGTCGTATTGAACAAAGCATCAGATTCAATCAAATGGAGTAATCCGTTTCCTGATACAAATTATCTATTAATAATTAATGACGTTTCAAGGGCATTTAGTGTACCTGCTTACCCCATTTCAATAAACCCACAGCAGCATAATATAACAGGTCCTATTAATGCTGGTAACTTTTCAAACGGAGGGTCTAATCCTCCTAAAGTAACTGTATTTTTAGCAGGAGATATGAATAATACACCGCGTGATATTTATACGAGAAATGCAGGTATATTACAAACACCCGATTTTAGTAATTTAAGTATACAATATAGTTCTGAAGAGAGAGGCAAAAAATCGAACGGAAATACCACAATGAATTTAACTGCGTCAATTAGTACTAATGCCGACGAAAATGTATCATTAGATTTTCTGGGAAGTAATCCTGCGATATATGATACTATTAATAACAATACAACGAAAGCGAATTATAGTCCTAGAAATATTTTATCTCTTTCTGTGAATGGAACCGGAGATCAATATACTGATTCAGGATATCTTGGATTCTATGCAAAAACAAACGGGGGAAATTTAAAAATAAATCTAGCAAATATTGGCCCCGCGCCAGGAGGTAGCCCGAACCTATATAACGTATCTCTTACACAAAATTATTATGGCGTTGATGGGACGACACTTAAAAATACATATACTATACCTTATGATTTCTATTATGATGGATTTAATAGTAAACCATCAATTACATCGGCAACATATACAATACAAAACAGACCTGTACAGATTTCTGGCATCAACGTCATAGGAATGCCAAATTATATTATCACTCTATATATCCAAGACTTAGGACAATATTATTATCCATCGCCGGTTATTGAATTTAGTGCCGGGTCTAATACTGATATTGGAATCCCAGATATAAGGTTTTTATCAAACGACCCTAATGTAACTACTTCTACGCCTATAGTGGATAATAAAATACCAAACATATATTCATTAACCACAATACCAATTACAGCATCCGGCAATATACCAAATGTGGTATTTTCCAATGCTTTGAACATAAATACAAAAGCAAATGGATTGATACAATCTTCACAACTTAAGATTATAACTCCGACGAATAATGTACCATATGTAGTAGATGTGCAATCTGTAGCATGGATTGACAACCCCACGACAAACCCCCCTCAAATTCAAAATATTGATACAATTGGAGTAAACTATTCTGGTTTTAGAGTATATTCTGGATTTAGTCCTCCTGCGTCATTCAATTTGAGTAATGGGGCATATATCCCACCTGACTTTACTTATAACAGAGGGTCTTACTCTTATTCTTTATTAAAATATAATCACGAATGGAATATTACATCACAGACAGCGAGAGCTAATGTATCTGACATAAATGGTAATTCAACTCAAACAACCATAGATATTGATCCTAGTCAAGAATTGCAATTATGTAATGGATTATTTCAATCAAGAGGGATTAATACTATTGCGAATGGATATTTACGATATATTGACACAGAATCAAATAGGTTTGATTATAGTAATCCTCCATCTAAAACAGTACCATATAGATTTGCGACATTCGTATGGAAAGTAAGTTTAGATGTAAATACAGTCTATAATACTATGACATTTACATTTCATGATTTTTTTCCTACAATCATTGATAAAGATGATAACGGCGCTATCTGTTTTAATTCAGATCCTGGTTCTGTTGTGCAAAAATTAAGAATGTTAATTAACTTTCGTGTAGAGAGTATAAATAATAACACCATTGTCACAAATCCGCCATCCGTTTCGAATACGAACACTACCAATTGGATAGATGGTAATTCATCAAAAGGTCAACAACTCGACGCTAATAACGTCATGGTTTATAATAACACATTAAGTATATCCAAAACAAATTATAATAATCAACAACAAAATGTAGTATACGCTGCACCAAAATCACTTACACCCAGCATTGTTAACAAGGATTTAGCAATATCATATCAATCATTTATATTTAAAAGAATACCGCCTACCAACACTTGTTATGTATATTGTAGAATAGGATTACCCATGATTAACAACATACGATTTAGTTATATATCTTTAAATATAACATAAAAATTACGCCGAAATAAAGGATATTCCTTAATAAAATTGTAGTTGTAAAATTAAAATTATATATATATATTTAAATATATATAAATGTCAACTTCTTTTGATAAATTAGGTGATGTTGGCAAATCGTATGTATTGGAATTATTATATAAACGAATATTTAATACACCTGATGGGGCGCCATATCAGGCTTTAAATGCTGAATTTCCTGGCATATCAGTAAACAATATATACAATCCAAATCAAATTTTTTCTCAGCCAATTCCGGAGACTGCACCATTTAATATCTTTACAGATCTGTCTACTAAATATAATTCGTCTAATGTGGAAATAACTGGTACACTAGCAGGCAGATCTGGGATAACGAAGTACGTATCAAGAGATCTTAGATATTCACATATTTCGTATTATACCGGAGTGCCTTTATATCCCACGCAAGACGGAATAGACAATCGAGCATATTGTTTTGCAACGTCGTCAACACGATATAATTCAAATGTGACTGCAACGGAGCAGGTAAATAATAATCTATTAACGAGGGCTATACCTGCGACTTATGATCCAATGGGTAGTTATGCAATTTCTATATCAGTTCATGGTTCTGAGGCAACATCGATAAATTATCCATATGTATTTGATTATAATACTGGATTAATATTATTTCCTTCCACTAGTGTTACTAATCAAAAGCCAACAAACGAGGATGTAGTCACTATAAGTTTTTGGAGATATGAGGGTTTAACTGGATTTCCGAACACAATTGGATCGGCATCAGGAACTGGTGGAATCGGTCCTACTGGCGCAACGGGTCCTACAGGTCCAATGGGTCTTATGGGATCCACTGGCGCAACGGGTCCTACAGGTCCAATGGGTCTTAAGGGATCCACTGGCGCAACGGGTCCTACTGGTCCAATGGGTCTTATGGGATCCACTGGCGCAACAGGTCCTACAGGTCCAATGGGTCTTATGGGATCCACTGGCGCAACAGGTCCTACAGGTCCAATGGGTCTTATTGGATCCACTGGCGCAACGGGTCCTACTGGTCCAATGGGGTTTCAAGGGGCTTCTAATACGAGTTCAACGTTACCCGTTCCAAAAATTAAATCTATTGGTACTTCTATCGAAGATGGGACGGGTATATTAATACAAATCGACTACAGTGGTTCTACACCCTTTCAACAATATACATCGGATTTTCCTCAACCTATACCTACAATCCGAGCTGTTGATTTTGACATAACTTATGTAAATAAGAACACTAATCAACAGACAACTGTTCGGAAGATTTTAAGTTCTATAAATGATTTTGATCCATCTTATGTATGGGGCTTGGCACCTAGAAACAGAGGTGATCTGAATAATTCGTTTAGATTAGATGGTATAGAATTGTATAGTAACCCTAGCAGCACTTCGGTTTTACAGATCCCTCCGCAATCCCGTAATTATAATGGAACTACATTGAGAACAATTCGTTATAATATTAAAGAGATGGATACAACAAAACCGGGAACCTGTACCGTTTATTTTAGTAATTATTTAACAGATTCTTCTAACAATCAAACAATTAATGGTAATGGTATAGTGCCGCCGAACACACCAACCGCAACAATAACTATTTCTGGTATTGTACCATCACGAGGAAATGGCGTTGACTACCTATCCGCACGAGTAAGTTATACTGGAAACCCAAAAACTCCTATTATTTATAATTTAGCTGGAAGCAGTCTAGCTGATAGTAGTAGTAGATCGGCACCGTATAATATCACAGCGGATACAACGGGTACAATTCAAGATTTATCTGTTAACCTTTCCGGTTTATATCCAGAAATGACATACAGATACACGGATACTACTAATAACGTTAGTAGAAGTTTTGATACAAGTTATGTAGACAACCCGTTTCCGCCAACCATCGCCAATAACAATATTCAAAATTTCCAAATTAACATAACCCCAAATACTAATAGTGGTTATCTCGTAGGTACGTCAGGACCTGCAATTAATATAATTAATACAAATACTGCAACAATATCTGTAAGAACAAATAAATTAAGTTTACAATATGATTTTAACCAGCGAGGGAAAAATGCAACATCAAGTAACACATTACAGTTAATCGTTAAAAATGGCGAAACCACTCTAGCAACATTTACTCCAATAACTAAATATGATAATACCAAAACTCTACCAATTCCTATAACCGATACATCAAATAACTACACTTTAAAATATACAATCAACGATTCATATGGAAATCGAGTTGGTTTACAAGGGTTTTATCAGAATATTACAATAAGCGACTTTTCTATGGCATTGGGCAGTGGGACGAACCTTATTAGCAAGAGAGATCCATATACACTTACGTTAACGCAAAATTATCCAATTGGAAACAACAACTATGTGAGTAATCAACTTATTTTTTATTATGATGATTTCAACAGAATACCAACTGCGACTGGTAAATGGAGCGTGGATACAACGCGGGGTTTTATTTTTATCTCTGGTATACAAGTGTTAAATAGTTCTACTGCTCCAAGCGTCGCGATAGATATTTCAATGCAACACATTGGCAAATTCTTCTATACATTGCCTTTTTTAGATGTTAGTTATAACGGTCAAATACAACGGGATATTTCATTTAATGCGCCCCAACCTGACACCAACGGTCAGTTCGCTCAAGTCAATCAATTTCAAAAAACAATATCAAGTATTTATAACCCAAATTTAGAAATTAGTGTTCGACCGAGCAATATACTTAATAAAAACACGCAAGATTTTAGTATATTGGCTCGACCGGATAAATTACCAACAATAGATGCGTTATCTATCGATGCGTTCGCCTTACAACCAACATCCCTACCAGAATTAGTAGCAGGACCGAACTCTAGTGGTGTTGGACTAAGAATATGGTCTGCGCCACCCCGAGTAGACCCTGTGAAAATTCTTTACACAAAATCTTCTACTACTGCTGGTCTTCCTTTTTATGCATATTTTCCACCAATAATTGATAATTCGATTAATAGTATTTATAGCAATTCGGTAAGATATAATAACGAATTGTCTATTGACACATCTTTTAATCCTTTAAATCCTACTTCTTTTTTAAGCACATACGCCAATGAAATGCAATTTTATAATGGTGTATACAATAGTAAACCAAGTAAAACTTATTCTATTGATGTATCAAATAACCCAACGCGGTATCGATATGCATCCTTTTGTTGGAAAGGTATGTCATCCCAAGCATATCCATTATTTACATTTACTATCAAAGATTTATTAGTTGACAATTCCATGATAAGCTTTAACCCCAGTATATATAATAATTATGGTTTATGTGTTGATTCGAACGCGACCGATCAACCATTTTTATTACATTATCGTATAGATTATATAAATATAAATGCCAAAAGTATCCAAAAGTCAAGTCCGTGGTTTGACGCATTTTCAAAAGAATTTGAAATTTCTTTGGATAAAACAACAAACCCGCCAACCCTTCAATCGGCACCTGTACCTTCCAGCGGATTCGGTAGCAATAATAGTGATTCGTATAATCTCGGTGAAGAAAAAATTAAACCTGCACACATCGGAGCAGCATCACCATTGTCCACATATACTGATAAGGCAAAAAATATAATTTTACCCTGCGTATCTTTAATGCCGTTTGCTAGGCCATTCAATATTTATGTTAGAATTGGGTTACCTACAAACAAAAATTATACATTTAGTAATATTTCATTACAGCTTAGCCTAATCTAGTGGTAAGTAGAATCTACCCTAGTGGTAAGTAGAATCTACCCTATTTTAATTTATTTCAATAAATAAAATAATTATTGAAATAACTCCAATGCATTTATCGTAACAAAATTATAATCATTAAAATGCCATTTTATAAAAGGTAGATTCTACTTACCACTATAATTCAGCTTCTACATATTTTAGTTTAGCGGCACAATCTATCTACCACTAATGGCTATTCGAATGGCTGTATCATATAATAAATATCTAAATATATATATAGTATAAATGTCAACATGGCAAGTTATAACAGGAAATAAAAATTCCACATTTGTCCCCAATAACACTACCCAAAATACACTGGAATATATATATAAAACGGTATTGGGATATTCTGATTTTTATCACAATGCTAAT